AGAAGAGGGTGTTTGTAATCGGCAGCGAACTCCTCTTCGATCTTCTTTGTGTCTCGAAGAACGAGGCGATTTAGATCAATATCACAATACTTCTCTCCTCCGGCGAACTCTTTCCCGCAACAAGGGCATTTCTTGGGTTGAGGAGGGATATCGGGGTGATCTTCTACTTTGGTTCCACAAGCGGAGGTTTTCAACAACTTCTCGCCGGGGAGGTAAGCATACATTTCTTTCCTCTTGATTTCCAAAAGAGGGAAACGTTTGTATATGTAGTATCCCAAAGCATCCGTAGGATGTGTAAGAGTGCGAACACGAGACTTGTTGATAGCCTTAGCAGCCATCTTGTCTACGGAAGTATCTATTGTGGGAGTTATGGATTTCTCTCCTATCTTCCACCGGACGTTCTGTAGGCTATGGATCGTCCACTTGCACTTAGGATTGATCTTGATGCGGTGAAAGCCTTTATCGTTGTCCAGGGCTTCGTTGACTGAATCAACTCTCCCGGAGACCTCTACTTTTGTCTTTCCTTCTTCCTTGATAGTCAGGAGAATCACTCTCTTGGGCTTACATTCAGGAAACAGCGGGTTCTTCTTTTCCACATCTGTCTCCGCGAATCTGTACTTCTCTGGGTTTTCCAGCCTTTCCTTGATCATCTTCACCCGAATTCCTCCGTCATCGTTGGTCACAGAACGGTTGAAAGCGGCGGGGTCAAAGACAATATAGACAATCTCGTCGAAATCGTGATAGCGCTTAAGCCAATCCAACGCAGCTTTATCTGGGCCAGATTCGGCAAGAATCTGTTCATCAAACATAAGAGCCGTAATCTCGCCGGAGGCATCAGGGAATTCTTGGAGTAGAACGGAGCATTGGTAGGAAATATTGAAGTCGAAGTTCCAAAACATCGGGCGGGAGTAATCTAAGAGTTCGTCTTCTTTTAGAACGTTATTGGAATGGTTGAACTTGGGGTAGCAGAACTGAGACTTCAACTCCATTACTTCCCCTTCCGTATAGAGACGAAACTCTTCTTCGGAAGAGGCCAGAAGTTTCTGGGTCTGGCGGTAGGAAGAATCTAAGTGAGGGTTGTCCTTGGGATCGAAGAAGAAAACTCGGGTGAAATACTGATTACCTGGGCATTTGTTCCCTTTAGGAACATTGCAGTTAGGACAGTTATTGCCTACATACTCGAATTCTCCGCGGGAGTTGTTGAGGCATTCTTGACAGAGTTGACAATTACAAGGTTTTCCTACATAAAATCCAGAATTTTGAGACAGATCCCATCCTCGTTCTTCCCAAAATTGATGATTCGGATATCTTTCAATAGGCTCACATCTGCGCGGCGGATCGCCGGAGTAGCCAGGCTTGAATTTTTCCAATTCAAAGTACTCATAAACCCATCCATGGACTTCTTCGGGGTTGGTAGTAACTATTACTCTCTTCTGTTCTACAAGAGTAGAAGACATACGACGGAATATTTCTCCTAGTACAAATATTCCGTCCTGGATTAGAGACCCCTCCTCTATGTGGGCTAAAGCAAGGTTAGCTCCGCGGAGTATCTCAAACTCCTTGAAGTGCATACACCAGTACGTAGAGCCATTGTAAAGAGAGAAATTCTTTTTACGTTCGTTAAATCCTTTCCCCAAAAGAGGAGAATCCCAATCTGAAAATACAGAAAAAAACTTTTTATAATCGTTCAATGTTGTACGTTCAAGGTGATTGAACTTTTCACAGCCCACCATAATATCTATTCTAGGAGTTTCAAACGTAGCCTTTAGCGTAATAGCCTCTGCTAGAGCCGAGTTATGGGTTACAAAGAAGTTCCCCATAACATACAGATGGTCGCCGGAAACTTCAAAGCCATAGTAATCTTCCTCTCCTATGGGAATGATTTCGAATCCATAATGGAGAGGGTTGTATTTTCTGTTTTCTTGTGCTATTTTCTTTCTCGGTATTTTTACCGGAATATGCCACATATCCCCGGAAATGGATATGGAGTTATAGGTGCCTTCTCTCTTAGATCCCTTATACATGCACGAAGCAGTTATTTTTTTTAAATTAACTCCAAACCCCAGAGAACGGGCAAGAAATACTATATCCTGAGCCAGGCGATCATTTTTTTGGGTAATCTTATAATAAGATTTGGCTTTTCCGTCTATACTGCCATCTGTATCTATAAGTCCTGCTAATATCTGAAGACGGACCTCTCGGGAAGCTGTCAGGTATTTATGGGGTATATGTTTATTTCCTTGAAGATCCTCAGATACAAGGCGCACAGTCAAGTTTGTTTCTGCCTTTCTCTTTCTACTATGAAGAAAATATGATATTCCTGTTTGTCTGACTTCTAATCCTAAAAGATTTGCATATTCTTTTACATAATCTATAATTTCAGGATCGATATTAGTAATGCCCGCGATTCGGGAGTGACCGTCCCCTAGCCATACTCCTAAAAAATATGGATCTATAGTTAAATCTTGGCTGCCATTAGACTGAAAATCTATACACTTCGGCTTCCATAGAGTATAGGCTTTTTTCTTATGATTCGCCCAATTAAAATAGTCATCTACAGAGATGTTGACAAATTCATGTTTATACCGAGGGTCAGTTCTGATCTCTCCTTTTTTTCTTGGAGCCTTTCTTGAACTCATCATGCAACACTTCAAGCTAAGAATATGGTCTCCGTTTACAAATAGACTTTCGTAATTTTTTTTAGTGGGGCGGATCTCATACATAGGTCCGTATCCTCTAGAGGTAGACAACACTTCTCTAGGTTGCGAATCTGGACCCATGAGAAGGTCTCCGACCTCTACGTCTTGAACCTTTTTAATAGTCCCATCATACATAAGTACTTCAGAATCTTTTTTATGGCATTTACTCCCTCTCCCGCCACCGTAAAAAAGATCCACGGAGATGTCATGTTTATGAGAAACACAAAACCCATCCCATTGTTTAGGAGTAGGTCCGTAAGGGATGCCATTCCTTGGAGTAGGCCATATTTGTAATCCCTTCTCCCGTAAATCCTTCCATATCCTTTTTGCTTCCTCCGGCGGGAATTTCTTATTGTTGGGCATTCCTGTCCTCTAAAGTCTTGAGTCCGTCATTGATCGTGATAACCTCGAATCCAGAATCCAACTTTCCTTGAACGTCCTCAGGAAGGAGATCCATCTTCTTGATTTCCAGGAACACTTTTTTGTTGAAGAATTCTTCGTTCTGAGCTGTGCGGATTAACCTATCTACGGCGGAGTAATCGGGAGCTGTCTCTGTTTCGTAAGTTACTTCTTTGCCTTCGGCGTGAATAGGATAGGATTTGATCACCTTAGGAACCATGGCACTCTGTACCATCTCGTATAGGATAGAGAGTCTGTTCCTACAGTGGGCAAGAGGTTCCTTTCGGACGTTATTTAGCTCCCGGCGGGCGTATGCCTCTATCTTTGCCTTGTTTGTCTGTACAAACTGCCAAATCTGCTCTCCGGAGACAGATTGATCGAACATGCGGTTGTAGTCTTCTCGAACCTGTGCAAGAGAATTCCTTCGAAAAGCAATGTTCTCTATAAGGAATGCTTCTCTTTCTTTATTCAGTTCCATATGTTAAAATGTTTCTACTTTTCCTTTTACGGAGTTTATTCTACAGTGGTAAAGAAAGTTTCGTCTGCAAAACGCAGTCCTACAGATACGATGAAGAAATTCATCGAGGCAAAGATTGCAGAGGATAAAGCACATGCTTTGAAGGAGTCTCTCCGGGAACAGGTCCTCCGGGAATTCCAGGCAGCCGGCAGCGGAGTAAAGTTCGAGAATATAAGTTGGAGAACACAGACCCGTAACCCCATAGACGAGACAGCATTCTTTGAGTGGGTAAAGGCAAGCTGGCCGGATGTGGTCGACAGTCTCAGAAAAGACGAGATCTGTCCTCTCAAGTTTGCAGAGGCTCAGTTGCGAAGGATTATAGATTATGATATGATCCCTCCGGAGTGTTACTCTACACAGACTTCCGAAATCTTCACGGTCAGAGGATAAACTTGGCGCCTACTTTCTCCGCCGATTTCCACAAACTTTGGCCGGAGTTCTGCTCTTCTTTTTACTTGGGGCGAAACGCCCGTTATTCTTTCCAAAAGATAGATGCCGAAGGTAAATACAAGTGGGAAGTGTGGAAAAATGGATTAACCCAGGAACACTTCTTTACCCACTTCTATTCGGACACCGCCGGGAGTCTGGGAGTTGTTCCCGTAATGGAGGAGAAATTCCTCCTGTGGTTCTGTATAGATTTAGACTCCGCCGAAGCCACGGACAAATTCGACGCAGGACTCCGCGGGGAGTTCGAGAGACAGGGTATTGAGTTCCTTGAAGAACTCGGCGGAGATAAACTCGAACGCAGGCATATTTGGGTAAGGGTACAGAGTACACAGAAAACTGCAAAAGAGTTCCTTGTAGCTTTGCTCATGTACGTATACAAATACTCTTCTCCCGGCGAGTGCTTTGCTTCCGGAGAGTTTGAAGAGATATACGGAATCAACCTTCCCAACACAATCGTCCGTATATTCTTGGGAAGACACCTTAGACGCGGTGGGGTGCGTTACCCTCTAATTCTTCGAAACGGAAACTACTGCGAAGATCCTGTAGAAGCGATGAAAGAGTGGTTGGATCTCTCTGTTCTGACCGAAGAGAGAATGGCGGAGATTCTTGCATCCTTACAGATCGAACCTGTCTCCACACATATAAAGAAAACCTTTACAAAATCCGATTTCAAAAGGTTTGTATTCAAACCTCTGAATCTTCCTCTATATATGGATGACATTCCGGAGTTACTTCAGCCGGTATTTCGTAATTGTCCTGCATATTCGGAACTATCCAAAGAAATTGTGTCGAACGGGATGATCCAAACTCCCGGCGAGGTCCATCACAACTGTGGGCTGGCCTTTACAGGACTTGCGGCATGGGCGGACAATACCCACCTCCGCCGAGGGCAGATATCCTTGGCCGGGAAGAAGTGGAATAAGCGCATACGTTCCGAATACAGGTGGAGATCAGATGAGGACCACGGATGGGATGAGGCTTTCGAAACAGTCAAGGACAACCACAACCGTGTATTCTTCTCCTGCCAAGCCATGTCTGACAAATTCGGCAAGTGCGGAGGATGTAAGTTCGCCGGAGTGGTCTCTTCTCCGAAGGAGTTTATCTACGGGCAAACTCTAGACCGCACCTTTACAGAGTTTGTCGAGCTTACTTCAGCAGAGGATGTGCGCCTTACTGTATTCCCAGAAGTAAAGGAGTTTCTGCACAAAGCAATCGACGAAGAACGCCGGAAGGCAGCTCTTCTTGCAACATTTTTGGGCTCAGGAAAATCCACACTCGTATCCGAAATAGCTTGTGAGTTAGCAGCCAAGGGTAAATCTGTACTCATTGCTGCTCCTACAACAGATATTGCTCGGGAATACAAAGAAAGGTTTGATGCTTGTGGAGCACATTCCTTTATACTTGCTTCACACCGGGCGATTTTCGAAGGTAAAGACGGCAAGCCCCCTATCTCTTCCTTTCCTTGTCCTGAATTCGAAGAAATACAACGTAGCCTTCGACTGGGGGTGTCCTCTTCCGAAATCAAAGAAGACATCTGCGCCGGGTGTCCTTTTGCGGATAAATGTTACTACCCTACTCAGTATGAGCAGGTAATGGAAGACCACCACCGTATTGTAATTGTGCAGCATGCTCACTTTACAACTCCAGAAGTTATCTACAAGTTAATGTCCAAGAAGTTCGATCTACTTGTTATCGACGAAATGTTCATAGATACCTGCTACAAGAATATCCCTCTGATCGAAGAAGAGACAGAAATTATAAAAGATTTCGGAGCGGGTTGGACAGAGAGTCTCTTTGAATGGATAAAAGGAGATAGACCCTCCGGGAGATTGTCTCCGCCGGAAGAAGACTTAGAACGTATACAATCCCTCGTCCTTGCAGCGGGACTTTCCTACCGTATTCCTGACCTTGTAAGATTCTACAACCAAGGAAGAAGAGTCAACAAGTACATGGGAATAGAGGTCGTGTACGACATTCCCAACATTCCTGTAAAGCTATTCACAGATGCAACTCCACCGGAGGAGTTGATAAAGCATATGACAGGACTGGACAGCCTCCACGTCTTCGGAAAGAAGCAGGTACTTGACTACCGCAGGATACATCCAGACAACAAAGTCTTTCAAGTCCTAGACCATACCGGCTCTATTACTTCCTACTCGAACCCGGAGGTTTGGGAACAAACTCTCCTTGCTGTCGGGGAGAGAATAGAGCTTATGTACGAAGATCAGAGAGGGCTGATAAGCGTAGTAAGGCTAGAAGACGTAGAAAGGGTGAAAGAGTTCTTCCGTAACCACCCGGAGGAGTTTCCTTCGGTCCTAGAGCGCACGGATATATCTGTCCTAGAGAAGGGAACAAACAAATACGTCGATCACTCTTTCCAATTTATCTTGGGAGCACTGTATGAGATTCCCAAGAAGACAATGATGCGTGCCTACAAGTACAAAACTGTTGCAAATTACCACCGCAAGAAGCAGAACTACCGAACCTTGCAGAACAGATTTCCCTTCTCGGTTCCAGACGGAGCGTCCATTGAGCAGAATTGGGATATAAGACTCCGGCGTATCGAGCCTCTTCGGGACACAGGCACCGCCGGAGTCTTCCTCTATCCTACAATAAAGGCGCCGGAGCCTACTAACGACTGGTATAGATACTGCAAACAGATACTTACAGCAATCACCCAACAGGCTATCCGTCTCCGCTTCAAACCGGACAAAGCACGACACGTGTACATTCTCAACAATATGTTCTTTCCTTCGTTGCTCGTAACAGACTCCCTTACGTTCGAAGAATTCTGTAGACCGTTGCCGTAGGTAGGAAAGAGAAAAGAGCCTTTCGGCTCCTCAAGTACGTAACGTCTACTTTTTCTCTTTTAAGAAGGTGAGGATTCGAACCCCTACTTGTATTCCAGGCTGCCGCGGGCACTTCTTAAACTTTCTATACTTTCTATACTTTCTCTGCTTTCTCTATTTTATTTCTGTCCCGTCTTTGCTGAACACGTTCGCGTACAGTCGCCGCCGGAATACCTTGCCCGGCATCTAGTTGAGCAATACTGCCTCGAATTTCTCGTCTCAACTCTTCCATACGCTGTTCGAGTTCTGATTCACTCCCGAGGAAATTCCTCGATACCTAGGATTGCTCCTATAGATCCTTTCCAAGGACCGGTTATGACCTGCCCTCCTCCGGGCATATGTCCGCCGGTGTCAAACTCAGAAACAATACTTACTACTTCATCTATATCGGAAGTATGCCCCCGAGATCTTTCACCATCTTCCTGTAAGTACCAGGAGCAGGAGAAGTGTCCGAAACCTTCTGCGGGAGGATCAGAACAACTCTGTATATACAGGACAAGATTCCTTTCGTCCTGAAGTTCGTCTTGGAATTCCAGGATTATGTTTCCGCCGATGTCTGTGTTTACTTTAGGAAGAACAAAGTCTCCCAGACAATCTACAAGCCGCCCAAAGATAAACAGAGCAGCTTCTACAGTCCTACCAGTTACAGCGTGTACCACCATTAGAATTTACACCGGTAAGGATACTCTCCCGATTTACAATCGTGTCCTGATTCTTGAATCAGACGAATTCTTTCCTTTTTCTCGTCGGGGGACAATTTTCTTTTTATATTCTTACTATTTATTTGATCCGCGATCTTCTTGATAAGCTCTCTGGAGTCTGTAGGTATAGGAGGTTGAAGGACAGCACCGGCGGGCTCCAGCTCTTTTATTCTTTTATGCAATTTTCTGATCTCTGCTTGGAGATTTTTCCTGTCTTCCCCCATCTCCTTCATCCATCCTAACAGTTGCTTCTCAAAATCTGTAAGCTTACCTTCTCTTTCTTCTTCGTCGGAGATTACCACAGTTCCAAATCCTCTAATTTCATATTCCATTTACAAACCTACCGAAGAAGATGAAGCAGAAAGAAATGGGCTGTTCTCTGCTTCCGCCTTGAGCACCTCTTTTAAATTTATTCTCTGAAGGTCTTTCTTTTCCAATCTATCCTCTCCTTAAAAGAAGAGACCGAACTCCTACTCCAATGCAGACTGCGATCTCTTCTTTGTAAGTTACTCCGTTTTGTTCAGAAAGTCAAGTCTGTCTTTGCGCTCTATGCGTCTAAAGAGGATGACAGCGCAGCAGGCTCTTCTTCCGGAGTCTTATCTGTGTCCGGGAAGATCACTCCTCCGGCTTCTAGATATGCTCTTCTTTCCTTTACTCCGCCGTAGGCAGATAGGATTACTCCGTACATCTCCCCGCGACTCTTGTTGTTCCATTTTTCCAGTACTTCTACCGGAACTTCCAGTTTGAATTGGGAATCCTTGGAATTCTTCCCTCCTGCAAGACTGCGAAGCTGCATACGATTCAAGAACTCGGGCTTCGCCAAGCCGCCGGAGTTTGGGATATCCCCCTGTTTCTTCTTCCGCAGGAATCTTAGGATCGACAGATCCTCTGCTTTTGCTTGGTTAGAAAAAAGGAACTCTCCGGCTTCCTTAGCTTCCGTAAGAACGGACCAATACTCTCCGGAGTTCTTGTTTGGAACTTCAAAAACTTTGATCGGATCTTCTTTGAATTTCTTCTTCTCCCCGTCTTTCTCGTATTCCCGTTCGACATCGACAAGAGTAAAGTCGTAGCCTAGGATGCCCTTTGTTTCCTGGGGCTTATCTAGACCCTTCCCTCCGAAACCCGGCTTCAGGCAGTGAATACAGGGTTGAAAACCTTTATCTACAAGCTCCTGTCTCTGTTCTTCGGAGAGTTTGTGAATGTATTCCACAACTTTCTTGGAAAGGTCGCCGGGAGAGATGGTTGTAAGAGATAGAGATAACTCATGTGCAACATGCTCACAAAAGTCTTTGTCCATTCTTTCCAGTTCCGAATCTTCAAAGAACATCCTGGAACAAACAGGCATTCCTTTGCCGAAATGCTTCATGTATGTTACAATGGTTTCGTTGAGAACAGCTACATATGCGGGATTATCTGCTTCCAACATACGGACGCGGGGAGTAGAAGGACCTTTCTCTGAGGTAAGAACGGCGGAGGCTTTAGGACGTGAGGTCTCTATCTTGTCCATGAAATTAGGCATTTTATTTTATTTTCCTTTTGGGATTGCTTCTGTAAATTATGCTGTAGAAAATCTCGACTCTTATACTCTACCACGTAAGTTAGAAAAGCTTTATTTCCGTAAGAATTTTTTAATCTTGCTTTCTTATTACGCGTGCGCGTGCACGCTAAAGGAGACATAGTGAAGTGTATAGAGATACTTACTTGAAAATATCTATCCAAAAGAAAAATATATTTCTTTCTCCGTAAAGATAATACCTATCCAAAATATTTTCTATCTTTCTTCCCGACAGAATACCAAAAGAAAAATTCGGATAGGTATTATCTTTACCCATAAAAATCTAAATTTTCCAGATATTTTAATCTCTAAATCCCTTGCGCTACACATATTTACAGTCTTTACACTCCTATACACCGGAGCACAGCCCAGGATTTAACATTTTCTTTAGGAACGAGGGCTTGACAGGTCGCCGGAGTTGAAGTAAGATGTTTTCATGCAACGAAGAAATCTCGACAATTTTAAGAAGCATCCTAAGGGGAGAAGGCGTCTCCCCACCTTTTGTACACAAAATCAATGACTTGTTGAGCTGAGTAGGGGTTTCGCATCCGACGGGAAACCGCGGGGTCAGACAAACGGTGTAACTCATGTGGTATCCCTTGAGTCCCTCCAGCAAAGAAAATATCCAGTCACTTTAGGGTTCAATCGAGTAAGACGGTTCGCCCTGGGCTCTTGAATCTCCTTTCGGTAACAGAGAGGAAGGACAAATCCCCTGAGATAGAGAGTGCGCAAGTATTGATACCGAGACGGAGAAAATGCCTAGACCTAAAAATGCTCTCAAACCTTTCTTCTCGTTCTACGGATCAAAGTGGAGAAGTATTCCCAAGTACCCCGAACCGAAGTTCCAAACAATCATAGAACCGTTCGCAGGAAGTGCTACTTACTCTCTTCATTTTCCGGATAGGAATATCGTTCTCAACGACGCCGATCCAGTCATCGCCGGAATTTGGAGATTCCTTATCGAGAGTAAAGATGCGGAGATCCAAAAGCTCCCCGATTATGTAGAAGATGTAGATGACTTTCCTATGTGTAAAGAAGCTAAAGATTTGATCGGCTTCTGGATTCACAAAGCAGGAACTTCCCCCTGCAAGAAAATTACAAAATGGGCACAGGAGCACAGAAACTCCGGAAAGTGTTGGGTGTGGGGGCCTGAGGTCAAGAAGAGAATCCTAGACCAAAAACCCTATATTGGACATTGGAAAGTATTTAACTTCTCTTTTCCTGATAACCACTGTTTTGTAAAGAACTCCGCCGATGCCTACGACCCTGCTCTTGCAGAGATGTACGAACAAGGATGTACTTGGTTCATAGACCCCCCTTATTCTAATTCCGCCGGGAGAAAGTATAAGTACTCCTCCAAGGATATAGATTTCGGAGAGCTAGGAAGATGGATAGAGTGGACTCCCGGAGTTCCTACGCAGTACATTGTTTGTGAGCAGGAAGGAGCGAGCTGGCTTCCCTTTGAATTCTTAAGTGAGTGTAACGGAACAAGGAAGATGTCGCGGGAGGTTATATACTGTAATAATGACAGCAGAAACACTTCTCCGACAGCCGAATCTTAGTTCCGAACTTCCGGAACATATTGTTTTCATCTCAACTCCGGCGGAACTTGATCTTGTTTACAAGGAAGAGATCCTACCGTATTGGGAGAAATGCGCACAGTTAGGAATAGACTTCGAGACATATTCCCTTCTCCCCCCAGACGAAGAAAAGTATCCTGTTCCTAAGCCAATAGACCTCCCGGAGTCCCACTGCGGAGAGGTCAGTAACGTATTTACCCGTCAAACTTTTAGGATGGAAAGAGAGGGATATGCCGCTCTCATTCAGCTTGGGTGTAGTCCGCAGATTGTCAACAGGCAGTGGGTAATAGATGTAAAGAGTATTGGCGCGGAGTATATAGGAAACAAACTCCGGAGAGTGCTGGAAAACTCCTACCTCATAGGTCACAACCTTGTTTACGAATGTCTATTTCTCCTCAAAGAGTTTGGGATTTTTCCGGATGAAACAAAACTCCGGGACACACTGATCATAGATAAGCTTTTGACTGCCGGGAGAAAGGATAAGTCCGGACTCATCGACTGCTGCCGGAGATATATTCCTTTCTCTCTGTATTCGGAGATCTTCGGAACTTCTTACACAGAGGACGAGAAGAACAAAGGAGAAATGCAGACTTCCAACTGGGGAGACTTCGTAACCGCCCGTCAGGCTATATACGGCGCCGGAGATGTATGCAGACCTTTCTGGGTGTATGATTACCAAAAGAAAGAGATAGATGCTTTTCTCAAGAAACATCCGCGGAGTAAGCTTCTTTCCAACATAAAGTTCGAATGCTCCTTGATTCCCGAAGTTGCCCTTATGGAACTCCGAGGAATTGATTTCGATGAAGAATACCACCGCCGGGAAGTCATACCCTTCCTAGAAGAAAAGGAAAGAGAGTCCCGGAGAGACTTCGTAGCTCTGTGTAACGATATCCCGCCGGAGAAGATCCATACAAAACAGATAGGTAAGGGGAGAGGTAAAGCCCGTGTCTTCTTCTATCCGGAGGTCAACCCCCGGAGTACCCAGCAGTTACAGAGAATATTTGCTGCGCTCAAACTCCATATACCCAATACCCAGGCCGATACGCTCAAAGAACATAGAGCAGATCACCCTATTGTAAATCTCCTTCTCAAATTCAAGAAGGCGGACGACCTCCTCTCGGATTTCGGATATAAGCTTCCTAGGTTCAAGCACCTGAACGGGCGTATCTACGCCTCCTTCCGACAGATAGGAACGGAAACAAACCGTTTCTCCTCCTCCGGCCCCAATATGCAGCAGATCCCTGCCCGAGAAAAACTCTTCGGAGAGATCAACGCCGGAGAGCTATTTCGCAAGGCTTTCACCTGCCGCTTAGGACAATGCCTTATGGACTGCGACTACCCCAACATTGAACCCAAGATCATCATGCAGATCACCGGATGTAAACGCCTTCAACGCGCATTCCGGGACGGAGTAGATTTCCACGGCTTAACGGCACAGTCCCTTCTTGATCTTCCGGAGATTCCCGCAAAAGGCTCTCACGAACGAGAGAAAGTAGGAAAGATAGGGAATTTGAAGATGAATTACAGATGCTCCTGGAGATCTCTTCAGCGCAGTATGTACATAGATACTCTAGATGACCCGGAGCCAATTCAGTGGTCGGATGAACAGGCAAAGGAGAGATTCAACAGATTCTTTGAAGATATGCCGGAACTCAAAGCCAAGATGGCAGAGGTAGATGCTGCAATTGAACGGAAGCTGGACGGCCACGACTCTCTTGCAGAGTTCGCCGGGAGAAAGCCGATCTTTACTGTCTTCTCTCCTTTTACAGGTGTTCACCGCTCTTTCTACCTCTCTGCTGTTCAAGAAGAGATGGCTCGCCGGAGAGTTTACGGAGACCCCCGCCAACACCCTCTTCACCGGGATCACCGTGTGAAGGAGATTGTAGAAGAACGGGACCCGGAGACAGGAGCAGTAGTTGCCGTTCGGGAAAGATTCTCCTCTTACAACGAGTGGAGAAAGACAGTTGCAATGATCGGGCGGGAGGCTTATAACTACCTCATGCAGTGCGATGCTGCAAATATTATGAAAAGGGCAATGTACAGAATGGGGTGGAGAAAACTTCGGGAGTTGGGACTGAATATTTTCGAAGAGGGGCCTATTGCTTCTATCCACGATGAGTTCCTGTTTCGGATCTCGGAAGAGAATCTAGAAAAGGGTATGAAATTTATGCAGGATGCCATGACAGAGGCGGCGGAGGAGTTCATAACACTTGCTCCTGTGAAGGCCAAACCTGCCTATGCAAGGAACTGGGCAGATGCCAAAGCTTAGGGTGTCCCGTTCCGCTGGAGCAGGCAGAAGCAGACGCGGAGATGTGCAGAAGCATACAGAAACTTGACTGTCAAGTTGATTTATGTTAAGGTATAGCTTTACACATAGAAACGCAAAGAGAACCTTCATAAATTGGCAATAAGTCTTCTTCACGTCCCTGACCCCCATGCAGATCCCAGGGAAAGCTCAGATAGATTCAGGTGGTTAGCCCGACTTATATGTGATCTGAAGCCAGACAAGACGGTATGCGCGGGGGATTGGTTTAATTTTGAATCTCTCTGCTTTCAGATCAAAGGAAAGAGGGCTTACGAAGGACTTCGCTACCAAGCCGATTTGGACGCAGGACACGAAGCTCTTGCGGTCTTTCAGGAAGAGATAGATAAGTATAACTCCGGGAGAAAGAAGAAGTACATTCCTGACCTATCCATAACTCTTGGAAATCACGACAACCGCCCGGATAGAGAAGTGGAGAACAACCCTATCCTCCAGGGCACAATAGGTACTGCTAAGGACTGTAGATTCGGAGATTACGGATGGAAGGCTATACCCTACCTTCAACCCCTTATTATCGAGAATACGGTCTTTCAACACTACATAACCTCGGGGAGAATGAACAAGGCAATCGGCGGAGAGAATCAAGCCCGACTTACACTATCCAAATCCTTTATGTCGACGATGTCTGGACATTCTCACATAAGAGATATGGCTTTCAAATGCGACGCCACGGGCAAGGAGAAGTTTTCCATGATAACGGGGTGTTATTTCGAGTCTGATACGGACTACGCCGGAGAAAGAGAGAACAAATATTGGTGGCGGGGTGTGGTACTTCTAGAAGATTTAGAAGACGGACAGGTGGATAGTTTCCGGTATATAGGAATGAAGAAAATCAAGAAGGAGTATGCATAAGTTGGTGGATTCAAACAGGGCGGAAGGGATAGTTACGGCGGAGGAGCTGCGCTCGATAATCTTGAAAAGACAGAAAACCTCCAGAGACAAACTTGTAGATTCCATAGAACATCACGTCCAACGTGCCTCAGAGTATCTCCGTTCTGGGAAGAATGTCTACAGGATAAATAATTGGAACGAAGAGATAAACTCCGGCATTCGAGAAGAGTTTGCAACGGTAGGTATTGACGCGGAATATACAAGAGTAGAAAACCAACGCCCCGGAACTCGCTTCACTTTCTCTCTGGACCCGGAGTTCCACACTCCCAGAAAAAAGACGGAAACTTCAACAGAAGGAAGTGAGGCGGCGGAGACAGTACAGAGAGTACGTGCCTTATATGACCACGCTGTCCGTATTCCTGCTTCACAGAACATAACTGTAAGTGCCGCCGGAGTCAAAGACAAAATATCCAACATATTGAGTATGTGATATGGAACACCCGCCTGAATGTAGATGTTGTTGCAGTAGTTGCGGCTGCTGCTTCTTTCGCTTTTAGGATTAGGAACGATGGCGGGAGAACTATATATATCAACCCTGATAGACCTTTAAACAATCATTGGGAGATGGTTTATAAGGGCCCAGCAGAGGAAATCGTTCCCTGTGTTCTCAAGGTAAAATAATTCCTACATGAATTAAGAAACCAAAACAGAAATATACAAAACTCCGCGGCTTCGACCGGGAGTTTTTGTTTCTCTAGGGTTAAAAAAGTCCATACTTTTCTACAGGTTGACCTCCGGCGGAGAAAGACCTACAATAGATGTTTTCTCTTCTTTACATACACCGGCGGAGGTTGTTGTTGTGCCTTTTCTATCTGACTCTTTCTTGGAACCTTACAAAACCCTCCAGCCCGCGAATAAAGGACTTCTTTTTTATCCTGTATATCTTCGTACCTACAGTCGGTGGATAGAAGAAGAGAAGCGCCGGGAGAGGTGGTGGGAGACAGTAAGAAGGGTAGTAGAGTACTCTTTCTCTCTTTACTCCGGACACAGAAAGCCGGAGGAACTTGTAGAAGAAGCAGAGAAAATGTTCGATGCGGTGTTCCATCTAAGACTCCTTCCTGCTGGAAGAGCACTATGGATAGGAGGAACAGAAGCTGTAGAGAAATTCGGTGAAAGCGCATTTAACTGCTCCTTCTGTGTTGTAGATGAGCTAAATGCTTTTTGGGAAGCTTTTCAACTTCTGCTGTGTGGGTGTGGAGTAGGGTTTCGTGTACTTACAGAAGATGTGGATAAACTTCCCGGCTTCTGGACTCATTGTCGTAGACTAGAAGTAGAATATGTTCCTTATTCCCCAAAAGCAAAGGAAGACAGATATGAAAAAACATCCTATTCCTCTTATGGGGATTGGGTGGATATAGAGATAGGGGACAGTAGAGAAGGATGGGTCAGAGCTTTACAGGAGTTTCTCTGTGCTGCGACTTGGCTTAATAATAATAAGATTAGACTTAATTTCGACAATATACGCCCTGAAGGAGAGAGGATCAAGGGGTTCGGAGGAAGAGCACCGGGGCCGGATGGTCTCATAGAGATGTTCCGGAACATTACGACAATAATAAACAGAGCAGCATTAACCAAAGGAAAACTTTTGCCTGTAGATGCAATGGATATTATGAACTTTATTGGAAAAAATGTTATTGTGGGAGGAACGCGCCGGAGTTCTCAGATCGCATTAGGGAGTATAGACGATATACAGTTTATTGAAGCAAAGAAAGATCTGTGGACAAGGAAAGATAATCTCCAAAGAACAATGTCTAACAATTCTGTAATTCTAGAGCACATACCGGACAAAGGTACTTTCCTTAATATCTTCGAGACAATCCGTACAAACGGAGAGCCAGGGTTCGTAAATTTAGAAGAAATGCGTCGCCGGAGACCCAATGCCCAAGGAGGAAATCCTTGTTTGGAGATTTCGTTAGATTCAAAAGGCTTTTGCAACTTATGCACGGTGAATATTGCAGCATTTGTAGATAAAAATGCTCGGGTGAATATAAATGCCCTATTAGATACAGTGAAACTTGCTTCCAGAATATCTCTTCGGGCAACTAACGTTACTGTAAGCTTGCCAGAGTGGGACGCAGTGCAGAAAAGAGACAGACTCTTAGGAATATCCCTTACAGGCATTATGGATTTCCTGGATAATCTCCCGTCTGATTATCCTATTAATTGGGTATTTAGGAAACTCCGGCAAGCAGCCAGAGAGGAAGCACGAAACTATGCATTCGAAATGCGAGTCCCAGAGCCACTTTTGGTCACTTGTATTAAGCCGGAGGGCAGCCTGAGCCAACTTCCAACAGTTAGCAGTGGAATTCATAGAGCCTATGCGCCTTTTTATATTAGAAGGATTCGCGTATCCACTATAGATCCTGTTTGCAAGGCTTTACAGTCTATAGGTATTGCAAACGAACCGGATCGAGGCAAATCAGAAAGGATTGTATTCTCTTTTCCTATAAAGACCTCAGCAAAGCAGTCTTCTCTAGACGAACCGGCGGTGTCTCAATTCCAACGATACTTAGATGTTATGGAACATTATGTAGATCATAACTGTTCTATTACTATCTCCGTAGGAGAGAGAGAGTGGGGAGAACTAGCAGACAAGGTATATGATAACTTAGATAAGGTCGTAGGATGTGCTTTTCTTCCCAAATATACAGATGCCTTCCCCCAGATGCCTTATGAAGAGATAACCGCGGAGAGGTATGAAGAACTAATGCAGAATTTTCCCTCTTCGGAAATTTTGGACAGTCTCCCGGAGATAGTTGACAGATTCGAAAACGAGACATATACTGAAGATGAACTAGATGTAGATTGTAGTTCTGGATACTGCCCGGTGAAATAGGAAAACAAGTGAAAGGTCAAGCGCAGCTATTTTCCTCTGGGAATGACATGTGGTCAACACCGCCGCTTCTCTTCCGATACCTCAACGAAGAAAGAAACTACACTGTAGATCTTGCAGCTTCGCCGGAGAATGCTCTTTGCAGGAAGTTCTATACCGAAGAACAGGATGCCTTAAAGCAGAGTTGGAAAAAAGAAAGAGGGTTCTGTAACCCTCCTTATACTTTAGCGCCGGAGTTCATCCGTAAGGCATGGGAAGAGTATAGCTCCTCTCCGGAGGATACAGTTTTGGATCTTCTGGTTCCTGTACGTTCTTCGAACAGGGAATGGGGAAAGTATGTCCTTCCTGATCCAAAAACAGGAGAACTCCGGTGTTCGAAACTTACATTTATTGTAGGAAGACTGAGGTTTGGTAATTCGGATAACTCCGCGCCTTTTCCTTCCGTAATCCTTACCTGGGAGAAAGACAGGTGGTGGTTTGCAAACTCTCCTAAGATCGAGACAATATATGCGTCGGATTTCCTAACCTCCAAACCCCGCCGGAGTAAATCTATTGTCTCAGTCAGTTCCGGATCTGGAGAGACTTATCAAAGAGATAAAGTACTACAAGATCAACGGAAAGAAGCACGTTCGTGCTAAGATCAAGCCAAAACAAAATGAGCCTTCGGAGTGCGATGAGTGTGGGCAGAATCAAGGAGATTATCACCGCCTCGGATGTATCCGGGAGAAGGTTCCCCGAGGGGGTTGCATGATCCATGAATTTATTGTAGACTGTAACTGTGATTTCAACAAAGGAGAGCCGGTGTAAATATGCCCGATAAGAAACCGCCCAAACCCAAGACAAAGCCCAAAACTCGGTCTTCCGAAAAGACCGGAGATAGCAACATCAAGCGCCCGGCGGAGAAAAAGAAAACTCCTGCAAAGAAGAAAAAGTAAAGGAACAGAAACATGCAAAATATTTTCGAGAACAGAACTTTCGATATGGAAGTGTTTGTAAACTTTCCGAAGTGTACAAAAAATTGGCAGACAAGTAGCGGCGCCGGGTGTCTTTTGACAGCAGCTTTTGCAGCAATGGGTTTGTATTGGGATCTATCTTTCAGTACAATGCCCGGAGTACATTTAACAGATGGAAATGTATCTACCGGCAGAGATAGAGAATTTTGGGTAAACCATTTTTCCGAGTATTTTGGTGTTGATATGAATCTTATTACTAAGCCTTATGATTTCGGTAGAACCATAGAAGCAGTAGATGTGCTTTTTGGAGCTTTGCGGTCCAAGGGGATGATCTCGACTCCGGCGGAGTTCGAAGTTCTCGGCACCCTGTGCAAGGTGTAGAGTGTCTGTTCTTGTAGATACCCAGATACTTGCTCTAGGAGAAGCCGGAGTAGTTTCTCCTTTTGATCCGGAGAATGTAAATCCCTCTTCTCTGGATATAAGGTTGGGACACTCTGTTGCAGAGATTGTGCCTTCCGGACACGTTGTCCGCCCTACTTCCAAGTTGTTCTACGCAACTGGAAGATCTGTTGTAGATCCTTATTTCCCAGACTCGTTTGTAACTTCCTCCCAAGACATAGAGCACGAACTTATTCTACGATCAGGAGAATTTATAATCGCAGAGATGTATGAACGGGTCAGGTTTCCTACATACGTCTCCGGGAGGCTTTACGGTAAATCCTCTTTGCTGAGATTAGGACTCGACATCACAATCTCCTGGATTGACCCAGGATTTGCAGGAACAATCGTCCTTGAAATCAAAAACTCTTCTACGAACGATATTATTCTCCGTCCGAAGATGAAAATAGGGCAGATAGTTTTTGAAAGTCATGCCGAGTGTCTCAGTCCTTACGGCTCTCTTCCCAAGCATAGATATCAGCATCAGTCCGGAGCCCAAGGGAGCAAGGGAATATGACATCAGGAATACTGCGCTTGGGCGCAGACCAACTCCGCCATGTTGCACTCAACCGCACAGTTCTAGAGAAGGCGGCGGAGGCTTCCTCCATAGATTGGGAAGTACTTGCGGGGGTGTGGTATAGAGAATCCTTCTCGGTTTCTCCTCCCCGGACACCCGGCGGGTGTTTTCAATTTGATCCTCCTCCGGATGAACCTTATATTCGGTGGATGTTGGGTAAGTTTACTTCTCTTCCTCGAACAGAGGCGGAAGATATTGCAGCGGCCGGAGTAAATGCCTTTGCAGACGGAGCATATATTGCCGCAGCATTTCTGCGCATGAAGACAGGTCTCAAGAAAGGGGATACAGACGAGAACGTAAAGAACACGTTTTGGAGTTACAACGGGAGGTTCTACGGCTCCGCAGATGCCTCTCCGTATGTTATGAATGGGTATGATGCTGCGCATCTACATATGAAAATACAGGGAACACTCCCTCCCCTCAAAGAGGGCGGGCCGCGGAGAAAGATAGAGACAGTAGATATGCGACCGGGAGCGTTCGTAGTCTACAAACAGTTAAAAGGAGATATATAAAGTGCTAAATAATATGTTTGAAGGAAGAACTTTCGACATGGATACATTTATGAACTATCCCAAGTGTCAGAGAGGTTGGATAGGAGAGAATGGTTCCGGGTGTATCTTAACTGCTGCGTTGGCGGCCATGGGGCTTAAATTTGGAAACTGTGTTCATAGTAGAGATAGCGACACATACACTTTATTAGACTCTAAAACAGGATTGCGGGTTGCTATAGGATCTCGGAGTGGATACTGGGCAGAAGACTTCTCAGAGTTTTTTGACGTAGGCACTACGGATATTTGGCATCCATACGATAACGGGGAAGTATCTTTATCGGCGGAGAGGCTGTTTTCAGCACTGAGGAAGAAAGGAATGATCTCGTTCCCGGCGGAGTTTGAAATTAACGGAGTAACATGTAATGTATAAATTAGACAGAGAGAAATTAAACGTACAACCCTGTCGGAAGTACTACCAGATTGGAAGTTCCTTCTGCGCAATGGGGGCTTTACTCCGGGCGCTTGGATTCCAAATCCCTCAGCGCGGAGACGACTTTTACATAGCCTCGCCGGAGACTTCCGACTTCATTGTAGAAGTAGGGTGTAGATTGGGGAATATGAGGTGGGCTGCGGAAGTCGCAGATATCAACGACTCTATGTCCGGGACTTTGGATGTCAATTTCAAGAAGGCGCTGCTTTACGGAATCGAGTGTCTGGAGAAGTCCGGGGTCATTGAACCAGAAAGAGAACTGGCCGGAGTATAGATGTCCTCAGAAGAAACCCTGCCGGAGAAGAAGCTCTATCTGCGCTTTCTCTACAAAACTCCTCTCTATACAGAGTTTGTAGAGTCTCCGGCAGGGACTGCTCCGCCCTTCCATGCAACATATATGGACAACAACTTCGTATATACGGAAAAGAGTAAGTATTCCAAGTTCTATATCCCCGGCGGAGTAGAGACGGTGTGGAAGAACGTAAACTAGAGGCTGCCTTAGGTAAAGGGTAGACCGTCTGCCGTGTGGGTAGTTATGCACGGTTCGATTCCGTGAGGTAGCGTATGCCAGAAGAAAAGAGGAAGAAAGGAGAATACCGGGGAAGATATGCCGGACTTTCCATTACAAAGATAGGGAAGCTTGCCGGAGTCTCCCGTCTCACAGCCAAGAAAGAACTGGATCTTGTTTCTCCTAATCCACGAGACTTTAATAACGATAAAATAGGGGAGCTTATATGCTCTCTCCGGAACCGAAAAGAAGAGCAGAAGCTTAGCAAATTCTCTTCTTACTTCGGATTCTAGAAAAACTTCGTATGGCAGTCAAAAAGTTCAAGAATGCTCCGCTGATCTCCCGCGGGAGTTACTCGAAGCACAGTTTTCTGAATGACTTAGATCAGCTCTATGCAGACTTGAAAACTACCTGTATTGCTGACCTTGCAAAGAAATATACGGATAAGTACGGAGTGCCGGTGTATTCAGGGAGTATACGCTATCAAGTCGAGAAGTACTTCCCGGAGGAGTGGATAAGGAACATACTCTACAAGAGAAAGCATGTAAAGAAGTACAGATAGATGAATTCCGCAGATGAAATCACCCGCCAAATCCAGATCTGTCTGCTCGAAACAGCAAAAGAGTTTCCTGGGTTGACCCTCCCGGAGTTGGCTGCAAAAGTCTCCGAACAAAGGCCGTTGTGGGTATTAGGGTGGATTCGGGCGGCGGTAGTGCCGCTGGTCAACACCGGGCGACTGGAGATGTCCCCGGAGCAGACATTGTCTGTCCCCTATCCTATAATGTAAAATACAGGAAGCCCCTTACCTCTTTTTACCTTTCCTTTTGTAGGATTTAACATGTCACAGCAGATCCCCGATAAAGATTACCTATCCCATATTGTCGAAATCCACAAAACAATATCGGATAATCAACATCATATCCGGGAGGAGTTGGACAAAACCCGAGACCTCCTTCGGGAGGACCTCAAAAACCTCAAGGAAGATATGTTCAAACGCTTAGAGCCGTTGGAGAAGAAAGTAGAAGGACATGACCATACAATAAATTTTGCCAACCGCCTGACCACTTGGATAGGTCTCCCCTCGGGAGCTACCCTCCTGGGATTTCTATATTGGATCTTTACACAGCATAAGTAATATGTTAACATATAAGTACGGGCCTTGAAATCCGAGTAGGAATCCATTAGGCTATGCAGATATCCGGGGAAAGGGTGATTACCTTTCCCCTTTCTGTATACAGACTCCGGGCGGAGGTAGAATAGCGGACAGAAAAAGTTTCGCTCGGAGAACCCACAGCCCTGATACTCACAACTTCGGGAGAGAGAGCATATTTAGACTCCTCCCAAAAAGATTTCCTTTCCAAGATTGTTCCTCTGTCTAAGAAAGCGGAGGAGTGGGTAATGGCAAAGAAAGAGTACGGGAAGTTGCAGTCCCTACTTCCGGGAGCCGCTTATACCGCACATCTGATTCCCGGTTCGGGAATGTCTCTTGTAATATGTGCAGACCTAATTCTCCGAAGCAACTGGGGCAGACACCCGCTTGCAGCGCCGGAGTTCTCTTCTGTAGAGAACGGAAAGGCCAAAAAGAGATATTCGAACAATCTCTCTCTGATTGTCTCCGATAAAAATTGGAAAGAGAAGACAAACGTCTCCGAAGGTATTCCCTACAAGGCCTTCAAGGATTGGATGGAATTTCTTGTGGATTACACAGATGCCATTGCCTTCCGGGGGGCGGAAGTAAAGTTTACTTCCGAATCTGCTGCTCTTATCCAGAAATATAGACTAGCAGAGCTTTTCTGAAGAACTCCCAGCGGGAGCTGACACATTCCTTCTTCTGTGTTATCCTGTATTCCTACAGAGAAATTCAAGTTTAACACCTGCCGGAGAAACAATATGTCAAAAACCCGTAGATTGCACGAAGTAGTTGCCATGGAAAAGGGAGTAAAGTCCCGTAACAACGAAGAGATTTCCAAACTCCACCACCTCACCCAAAAGCCAGATCTTTTTAACGGCTTGAGCCGCAAGTATCTTCCTCTGTCAGACGACGGGGAGCAATTTCCTCCTGAAAACAGGAAAGTCCAGGCTACGGTTGCAGATGTGCTGCGTAGCGCTGTAAAGGCTACCGTAGAGACAATAGACGTAGAGACAGCCAAGGACGCAGGAAACTGCGTAGCCCGAGCCGACATCATCCTTGCAGACGGGACATGTGTAGTAACAGACCTCCCGGCAACCACTCTTCTTTCTTTAGAGAAAGAGATGAATAACTGGAGAACGTTTGTTTCCAAACTTCCTGTCCTAGACCCGGCGGAGGATTGGAATGTAGAACAGGGTAATACTGCTGTCCACCGAACAGCTCCTATTCGGACTCACCGCACGAACAAGGTTCAGGAAAGTCTTGTACTTATCTCCCCTACTCCGGAACATCCGGGACAAGCCCAGGTGATTACACGGGATGTAATTGCAGGGCACTGGGAGACAGTAAAGCTGTCCGGAGCTATGTCAGCAGATAGGAAAGCTGCACTCTTGGAAAAAGCAAACGCCCTGTCCGATGCGGTAAAGAGTGCTCGAGAAAGAGCGAACCTCGCAGAGGTTCCAAACAGAAAAATAGGAGAGGACTTATTCAAGTTCCTCCTCGCGGAGTAATCCCGTAAACAAAGTATCCGAAGAGGATAAGCTGAAGCTAAAAGCAGAAGTTGAAGAATAACGGGTAAATTTGTGCGGTTCGAATCCCACCCGAGTCATTTAGGGCTCGGTAGCCAAACGGTAAAGGCAGCCCGGAGTTCAAACAAAGTTCAATCTATCTCCTCTAGTTTCAAGAACACAGATAAGGGTATCTCCAGCTCCAAAGAAAATTCCTGAAGATGCGAGTTCGATTCTCGCCCTTTCGGCCAATTCGAAAGGTAGTTTAACGGAAAAATAGCTTGGCACAGATCTGATTCTTTGGATTAAACGCCGTTACCCTTAAAAAGGCTGTGAGTAAGTCAAAAACTTATTTACATAGAAAGCGCCACCGGCTATGTGGCGCTTTCGCTTTTGGAGGTGTGTTCTCCAACTCCGCCGGGAGTTGCAAAATAAAGGTTAACATGTTATAATGGAGGAACATTTTCCGGAGAAGAACAGATTGGCGGCAAAAGACGAACGTACCGACTACGAGAAACTCATAGATAAGGTAGGAGGAATATCCGGTAACATTTTCCGCAACTTCATAAACGGTCTCCCGGTGCTATCCACAGGAGTATTTCCTGTAGATATGGCAGTAGGGAAGATAGATCCTGTAACAGGTAATGGCGGAATCAGAGCACGAGACATCGTGGAGATTATGGGTGTTCCGGGTGTAGGTAAAACAAGTCTTTTGTATTCCATGATTGTGGAAACTCAGAAACGCTATCCTCATAGAGGTTCCGTAGTTCTTGTGTGCTCCGAACTCCCAGATATAGATAGACTGGAGCGCGCCGGAGTAGATGTAGAGAAACTTGTCCTCATAGGATGCTATACCCCTGACACAAAAGCAAAACAGCTCCTTGCAGAAGGAGCACTTCACTCAGCAATGGAATTGGCCCGAGATCCCGCATGTAAGCTTATAGGGATTGATTCCGTATCTACCCTTATTCCTGAGAAAACGGATGAGAAGGATATTGGAGAATCCACTCCTGTTGCCGGACTGGCGAACATTATGAATCCTTTCATAGGAAAGTTCTATAAGTATGCTTCAGTAGCCGTCCTTGTAATGGTGTCTCATTACAAGGAATCCCCGAACATAGGCTTCTCCTTTGTTCCTACTAACCTACTTACTCTCAAAACCTCCGGCGGAAGGAACAAAGAATTCCTGTCGATGGTTCGTATTCTTGTGGATGGTACAGCGGAGTATTTGAAAGGCCCAGACGGAAAACTACCTTACAAACACCCTACAACAAACGCTAAGATCCAGATAGGGATCAATATAACCTATCAAATGATTCGCAATAAGTATGGAAACTCCGATGCATTCCGTACTTCAAAGGTTTACCTGGACTTTAAGACCGGGAGATTCAATAATGCAGAAAAGACAATCGATTATGCTTCCCACTTCGTGGCAGTTGATCCTGTATCCAAGAAGACAGTCTCTCTGCTGTCTCCGGGAGTTGTCCAAGGAGGAGCGTGGTATACGGTAGGGGATCAAAAGTTCCAAGGTATGGACAAGGCCGTAGCATATTTAGAAAGCCACCCGGAGTTACTTTGGGAAATCCAAAAACAGTTGCTTCCTCGAAGCAACGAATTCTTCCTCGACGAGAAACTGTCTGTCTCCGCGGAGTTAGGAGTGTAAAATGCCTAAGAAGAATTGGGAAAAGAGCGAGGAACTGTCCGCCTCTATCTACGGAAAGAAAGTTGCTGCCTCTGGCGCGGGGCCTTTCGAGAAGATGGATATAGAAGGACAGGGTATATTCGAAGGGTGGCGGGGAGAAAACAAAGCCACGGAGAAGGATTCTTACTCCTTTTCCATAAAGGTGCTTTCCAAAGCCATCTCCCAAGCCCGGCAGATGGGAAAGAAACCTTTCTGGATAATAGATCTCGTAGAACACTCCCGGAGATTTGTTGTCCTTCAGGAACAGGACTTTGTAGATATGGCAAATAACCTGGATGCGGCTTACAAAGAACTTGACTTACTTGAGGAGCAGAGATAGATGAATCTGATACCCCGAGAGAAATTTGAATACGAACAGGATTACATTTCTTATCTCACCAACAAAATTCAGAGCTTAGAGGACGCTATGGCTGTACTGGCGGCGGATAAGGAAAGGTTTTGTTTGGAGAACGGAGCACTTTCTACTACTATTAGGGAGTTAAGAAAAGAGATAGAAGAACTCCGCGGTATGCTGCCGGTCAATAATACAGAGCCCCATTGGGGACCGTTCACTCCGAGAATAGATATTTGAGTTTCATCCAAGATCAAATCAACGACCAATCCTCCGGCAGTCTTTACATTCCTGCTGTACGCAGAGCACGGCTTGCAGAACAGGTAAGAAGGAAAGAAAACTACATCTGGGACCCGGCGGAGTGCAAACTGTATCCTTCGGGGCTCAAATCTTTTAACTTGGATGTCGAGAAATATATAAAAGGACTGGAAGCCGGTCCAAAAGAGATGCTGCTGCCGGGAATCAACAAGACTCGGAGGGGTAAGGCAATCCATGCCGAACTCCAAGCAGACTTTCTTGCTTCAGACCGTATGTGTCCGCCGGTATGTTTTCCCGAAAATGAACGTATTCAAAAGAAGATTGTAGACGGATGGCCGGAGATACCTTTCCATGACCCTGAATCGGGGTGCTCGGGGAGCATAGATTCCTGTATGGTGTTCCGCGGAGAGATCGTTCCTGTAGAGATAAAGAGTACAAACACCGAGTATTGGCACGAGTTCAAGAAAAACAGATCTTCGATGTCCGATTCTTGCAAACATACGTGGGATTCGTACATTGTCCAACTCTGTGTCTATCACTGGCACCTCCGCCGCACACAGTATTGGAATCTTCCGATCTCGGATACGGGAGTTCTTGTGCTTGTGAACTACGAAATGGACCCCGGAGAGTTAGACAAATGTACATTCGAGAGGCAGATCAAGTACTCCTCTTATGTTGACAAGACCGAGAATCTCATGCAGAATGTAATAGCCGCCCGGAGTAAGTATCTAAAGGAGAGAAATGGTTCTTAACAGAGGAAATCATCCCAAATACGAGCTTTGGAATATTCCGGAGTATTTAGATAAACATCTGTTCTTTGTTTTAGAACATGTAGAGATGTCTTCCATAGAATATCCTAGGATCTCTGTGTCTTCGGGCGGAGATGTAAGATTAGCGTGGTCGGATAAGTATCCGGACAAAGAAATGTACATAACTGTTTTCGATTCTCCGGAGTTTCACTGCAAATATTGTGTTCAGGGGAATGATGTGGGAAAGAGCCGCGGAAAACTTGTAGGAGAAGAAAAGATGTATATTCCCACTGTCTTAGAACATTATGAATCTTGCTGCAAAGCAGACGATTGTGTTAGACTCTTTATCCTAGATGACAATATACACCGCGACGGAGAAGAATAAACTGAGATACATACTTTCTCTCCTCCTTTCTTTATCCATATGTATGTCTCCGGCGGGGTATGCCGCGGAGGTAGAGGACGATATTCCTTTTACAGCAGTATTTGCAAGCTCAGATTTTGTGTGTCTTCTGCCTTGGAGGGATAACAGAACAGATCTTCTGTGTACCTCCGAGAGTTGGGGAGGATTCGAGGCATTTTTGGAAAAAGTGCGCAGCCGCGCTGGGAATAGGAAAATCATCTTAGATATCGATGCCCATGGCACAGAAGAAGGCCTTCTATGTATTGAATATGTTCAGCATTCCAGCATAGGGAAAATACACCTTTCCCGGACGGTGTCTAGATATGCAACTCTAGGATACTGTGTAAACAGGATCAACGACTATTTCCCGCCGGAGCAAATCCAAGAACTGGATTTGGAAGCCTGCTATGGCGCTCGTGTATATGGACAGATGAACACGGTATGGAGTCTGCTCGGAAAGAAATACTTCGAAGACGCGCCGGAGCCTCAATTTCCTGTATACGGAGTCAGAAACATTCCGAACCGTTTGAATTCCGTCTTCCTTCAACGTCACAAATACAAAGCAAACGTATGTATTCAAGACCTCCGGGAGTTCCGGAGTCAGATCCATTCCCTTTTCGAAGAAGAGAAGGATACGTGCGCTCTTAAGTTTTTTCTCTATACCTCCGGGGAGTTCGAGAAATTTGGGAAAACTGTGAACAGAGTCTTTGCAGATAGCTTCGCACAGGATATCCTTCCTCCTCTTCCTTTTCCCGAAGAAGATTCCGATGCAGACGCCGCCCGGAGACAGGACAAAAGAATAGAGATACTGAAGTAAAGTACAGAAAGAAAGAAAGAAAGAAAGAAAGAACAACGGCTACCAACCTGGAAAAAAGCTCTGCTCCGGCGGGGCTTTTTTCTTTTGGAGAGGAGTTGACATTGTTAGATTATTCTTATATAATGATTTGGTAATAAAGTTCGTGGAAGGGAAAAGTTTGGTAGAGAGATTGATTACTACCCCAGAATTACAAGAAGAAAAGTCCCGAAACCTAAGAGTGGCGGCATTCTGCGGCGATCTTGGAGGATGCCGCTACTTCCGTTTATTAACTAAATTTAATGCAATGAGGAGTTTAGGGGTAACCTATAAGGAGGCGGCGTGGCTACCCTCTGCTCCTGGAGCAGATCCTTTTCACCTACTGGTAACAGAGCTTAGCAAATATGATATTGTAATTATCCAACGCTGCTATTTTAGGAATATTGTAGGACAACTCCGGTCGGCGTGTGACTATCTCAATATTCCCCTTGTATTCGAGACGGATGATGACTACCTCCACATTGAACCGGACAATCCTGCCTATCTTTCTATGATTCCCAAGAATATTACAGAATCATGCCACTTCGAACATGAGAAACTTGTAAAGCTCGCCGGAGAAGCCCAGAACGATCCTGTGCAATATGCTGAGTATGTCCGGGCAATAGAAGAAAACAAACAGAAGATAGAAGAAGTGAGACAGCTCGGCCTTCAAAACTACAAAGAGATCATCTCGATGATGGATCTTGTTGTAGTCTCGACGGAGGAGCTGAAACGCACCCTCTACCCCTACAACAAGAACATTTTTGTGTCGGAAAACAACATTTCGGAAGTTCCCCCCTTTCGAGCATTTGATCCGGAGCAAGCTTTTATAAATCCTCAGACAGGGATGGTGGACATTCCTATAAACCAAGGACTTGTAAACCTTCCTGCATATTCTTTTCCCCCAGGCTCTGCATCAGGGGAGTGGGATACTTCCAAGATCATTCCTCTTCCTCGTGTAGGCTACTCTTCTACAGTAACACACTGGGGACAGGATTTCAACAGCATAATGTCCGGGTGGGGGAAGATCATAGAGACTTTTGCCCAGAACTGTTGGTTTGTGTATTTAGGCTGGGACAGGTTTGTGCATTGGCATTTACAATATGCCGGATACAAGCCTGCGCACTATGTAGACGAACAAACAGGAGAGAAGAAGGTAACTTGGATTCCAGATTCCGACAAACGTCAGCTCCCGCGGAGACTCTATCACATTCCCGATTCAGGATACGACCTCTACTTTTTCAATCTTCGGAACCTAGACATAGGAATTGCCCCGCTTGCTCCTACCCTTTTTAACATGGCAAAGAGCGACATTAAGGCCGTAGAGTACGGAGCGTGGGGAATTCCGGCGGTGTTACCGCGTTTCCAGACATATGCAAGGCATTGGAAAGACGGAGAAAACTGTCTTATGTACACCGGACAGCAGGAGTTCGTGGATCAACTTGCTCGCCTTATTCAAGATCATTCTCTCCGGGCGGAGTTGGGAGCAGCGGCTTTCAAATATGTGTCGGAGAATAGGCTGGAAAGATTCCACATACATAAACTCTACAAAGTATTTTGCGATCTGTGCGACTCAAAGAACAGATTGAAACAGTTCGCGTTCGAAAACAAGGAAACAGAAACATGCCCTCGATAAACATTCCACATATGCGCCCCGTTGCTCCCTACATTATTGTAGAGAGACTCCCGGCGGGGTCACGTCTTTCCGAAGACAGTTTGATCATACTCCCTGACACGCAGTATGTCAAGAACCGCCGGTGTAAAGTAAAGGCCGTACACAAAGGACATTTTCTCCGTACAGAGAAAAGAGCAGTACACTGCAAAGACGGGGAATACTGCCCTGTCCCCCACTTCAAAACAGAACATATCTACAAACCTTCCCAAGTCCAGGAAAACGATCTTGTGGAGTTGGTATTGTTTGACGAGGAGACTCTGGACAGAACAGATCTTGCGTCCGTAGGACGCTGCCGGGAGGAAGACATTCTCTGTATTGTTCACATCTCAGAAGAGTTCTTAACTCCGCTGGGTAACAGAGTAGTGTTGGAGACGGTAGAACCTCCAAAGGTCTCCTCCGGAGGCATACTCCTGCCGGAGAGCATTGGATCAGATAAGCCTACGGAAGGCACAGTAGTTCAAGTCGGCGCCGGAGTTCTTTGTAAAGAGACCGGAGAATATATTCCCGATACAGATCTGGAGCCCGGAGACAGAGTACATTTCCTCCGATACGAAGGAACTCCCGTGACTGTAGGAACCAAGAAGTTCCTTGTAATAGATACGGATAAAGTCCTCTGTAAGGTGGTAAGAGAATGAACTCGCCCGTGCTAGGAGTGAAGGAAGTGGGAATATCCAAGAAAGAGCAGGAAAGGATTACTCTTTCCCTCGTGGCATCTACAACTCCACCCACCTGTGAGATGTGGGTTTGTGGAAGACATATAGATAGCACTTGGGAATTACAGGGGATATTCTCTTACAGGCATCTCGCGGAGAAGTGCTGTTACGGTCCCGAATACTTCATTGCCCCCTTTACTCCCAATAAAGAGTATCTGGAATTCTGCGAGTTTCTGGTGGAGTATCCAATAAAGTTAGGGGTAGAGAAGTGATAATCTATAGTATAGATCCTGGAACCACCCAAAGTGGGGTGGCTTGTTTCAATACTGAAACCAAAGAATTCTGGGGGAGCAAGATTATCAACGAACAGGTAGTAGATTTCATCGATCTTCAAACTCCGGACGAGGTTGTAATAGAGGATATTGTGAATCAGGGGAGTAATTCCCGATTTCTGATCCTTACTATCCGCTGGAGCGGGCGCATGGATCAAACCTGTACGAACCACAATATTCCTTTTACCTACATCTCTCGCCCAGATGTTAAGAAACATCTTACAGGAAAAGTCAACAAGATTAACGACTCGAAGATCCGCGCCAAAGTTATCGAGAAGGTAGAACCTACATATACTCTTAAGAAGCCGGGGAGACTCCGAGGGTTCAAGGCAGATGCGTGGCAGGCGCTCGCTCTTCTGCTTGTGCATTTGGAAAGAAAAGGAATAGATTATGCGGACTAGTTTTGAGGTAAATATATTCTCTCTATCTGTATTCCAAGAGGAGCAGGAAGTAGTTCGCATATCTCCTCAGCGGGAAAAGCACCCATTCTGTAAGACATGTGGAATAGAGGAGTGGGAGAATGTGGGGGATTCTATATGCAGTACTATCTCTTCCTCTTGTTTTAGACAGGTCTGTTGGAATTGTTTCGAACCCGCAGACAAGTATAGCTTTATCTATTTTAAGGAAACACAGTAAATTGGGAATCAACAGTGCATCTGAAGAGATGCAGGCAATCGAATATCTTTGGGAACGGGCGGGGAGGTTTCAACTTCTTACCCGTGAAGAAGAATATGTATTACTCCGGGCGGTTCACAGCGGAACTCCGGAAGAAAGTGCAAAAGCAATGTCCGAGCTTGTGGATAGGAATCTTCGGCTTGTGATCAAGAACGCCCGGAGATATATGGGGAGGGGATTCCCCCTCGAAGACCTTGTACAGGACGGAGTTGCTGGACTTGTACATGCAATCCAAAAGTGGGATTTCTCCAAGAACTGTAAACTCTCCACATATGCGACTTGGTGGATAAGACAGAGAATCGGAAGGGCTCTCAACTACCGCGGACGCCTCGTCCGCCTTTCCGAGAAGCTTGCCGGTGAAATCACACAGCTCGACAAAGCATATATAAAGTTCATCGAAGACAACTGCCGTGCTCCTAACTCCGTCGAGCTTGCGGAAGTTATGAAACTTACAAAGGAAAAAGTAGAAGAGCTTGGCCGCTACAAGTATGTGCATGTGAGTCTGGACGAGACATCGGGAGACGAAGAGGACAGTCTGCCGATGGTGTCCTTTATTGCAGATGATACCTCCGACAGCGAAGCCGGAGCAGAGACCGCCGGAGACAGGGATTACATAGAGAAACTCCTTTTCTCTCTTCCGGAAGAGGATGCAAACTTCCTTCGCTTGCGCTTCGGGTTCCTGGATTTCAAAGAACGGACTCCGAGGGAGATGGCGTCTTATCTGGGCACTCCTCTGAAAGAAGCACGCCTCCGGGAGAAAAATATACTTGACAGACTCCGGGAGAGTGCTAACATAGAAGAAAGCAATTACGAGCTGGAGTAAATTCTTTCAAGGAGAAACATATGTCCGTGGACTCGAACAGTAAAACTCCGCCGGTGTCTTTGGATTACCTGCATAGGATGATAAAGCTCGCCGGAGAAGAATAACATTGAAATCATGTATTGCTATTTCTGATACCCATCTTCAGATTACCCTTCAAAGACTATTAAGAAATGTAGAAGCAGATTTTTTGTTCATCGCTGGAGATAGTCTTTCTGGAGGAAGAGCTTTAGAATTCGCAGAGTTTTTAGATCAACTCCGACGTATCCGTTCTCAATTTAAGAATGTAGTTTTGATTCCGGGAAATCACTGCATCTATATGGAGAATGAGACGCAGTTTTGTCGTAAACAGCTGTTAGATGCCGGAGTCGATTTTCTCGTAAACCAAATTATGTGGATAGATGGGCTGAAGATTGCCGGAGTGCCTTGGACGCCTGCTTTTGGAAGAGGATGGGCTTTTCAAATCCCCCGAGGTACAGAAGAGAAGTGGTGGACAGAGACTTCTAAGTCCAGGCAATGGAGAGATATGGACATCCTTCTTTCCCATGGCCCAGCAAAAGGAATATTGGATCTCATTCCCGACTCATATGTGCGTCCGGGAGAAACAAATCATGTAGGAGATCCAGGGCTTCGGGCGGTGTTAGACAAAGGGATAATCAAACCTCGACTACTTATAACCGGACATACGCATACACAAGGACACCAAAACACTGTCTTCTTTCCCGCCTATGGCGAAGAACTTCCCGAGGGGGTTGACCGTCCAGAGATGCAGTGTTACAATGTGGCAATATGCACTGAAGGATACAAGGCTATAAACCCTATTACCTGTTTCGATATTGAAGCCGGACGGAGAACAAATTGAGAAAACAAAAACCCGATACAAAAACAATCCTTACCTCTGCCGCGCTTGCACTTACGGAAGCCGGAGTACACGAAAAACCCTTTGATCTTCGCAGTCACCTTTCCCAGTCTCTTCCCGTTGTAGGGGAGCAGTGCTTCTTACGATCCGATAAGGTATTTGACTTAGAGAACGAGGATCTGTGGGACAAAGTAGGGCTTGCGACGGTTATAGACAGAGCAGTTGAACTTTTCTACACAAAGAAAGAAGCCGCCCGGAGCAAGAAGAACTGAAGGTAGTGTATCTGCCTGAAATAGGAGATCTTGTAAAGGTAGTTGGAGATACTCGTCCCAATAGGGTCTCGGAGATTTTAGATACCTGCTCAGCTATGGATCTATCGGATGCTGAGGGCAACATATATGTTGCGTATACGGATAAGTTGTGGTGGTGGGAGACTAAATACAGATGTCCGGAGTATTGGTGTCTCAGCGAAGAAGATCTTATACGTACAGATAGAAAGCGTAAGGAATAAGATGGGAGAAAAGAAGAACGGAAAACTGCTTATTGTCGGAGGAGCAGGATACATAGGCTCGGCCGTAAAAGAGCACCTGACCCAAGAGGGGTGGGAGACTCATGTCATAGGGAAAGACCGAACAGGAAAGAATTACCCTTACTACAAGAACGATGTCCACTTCGTTCGCGATCTGAGATTTAACCCTCTGTATCTGGACACTTTCGAGCATGTAATCTACCTCGGAGGAGTTTCTTCTGTAGGGCAGGGAAAAGATCTGGACCGTGCTGGAGCCTCTATTTCGGATTTCGTAGAGTTCTGTAACTCTCTTCCGGAATCTTTTCGAGCGTTGGGAGGAAAGAAGAAACTTCTGTATGCCTCTTCTGCTTCCGTTTACGGAAAACAGGGAAAAGACTTCCTCTACATCTCGGAGGGAACAGAGTTACACCCGCCGGTGTCTTATTACGACTGGACAAAACAAACAAACGACCGTTTCCTAGGGTTGACTGGGAGTCTCAACGCTTATTCCCTCCGGTTCGGAACAGTATGCGGATACTCCCCGAACCCAAGAATAGATGTCTTCGTACCTTCCCTTCTTTATTCTTGGAAGACATTAGGATATGCAAGAGTATCTTCTCCGGCAGCTTATCGGACATTGCTTGGGATGAGAGATCTCTGCTGGTACATATCCGGAATCCTCGCTTCTCCTGTATATGCGCCGGGGGTTTACAATCTAGGAAGTGTATCCGGAAGTATAGGAGATCTTGCACAGAAGATATCCGAATACACAGGTGTTCCTCTACTTACGTCTCCGGAGGACAACTCTCTTTACTCTTTTGAACAGAGTATGAGAAAGATTCAAAGTATATTTGGGCTGTCTCCGACGCAGAGCCTAGGGGATATTGTGGAGGACTGTCTACGGATAGATTGGGAGAAAGTAAAGGACAATCCGGTTAAATTTAGGAGAGATGCCTAATGCAAGTAAAACTTATTGCAAAGACAGCCCCGGCAGGGGATCTTGCGGAACACGCAAAGATGGCAGAGGATATCCTTGTTTACTGTGCCCGCCGGAGTAACCCCAACAACGGATTGAATTTTGCGACAGGACCTAAACTCCTGGGACATTGCATAGACAACCGCCATTGGTCTGTTTTTGATCAAGCGGATATGACAGTGGAGGTTGTTACCTCCCGCGCCATATCGGCGCAGATCATTCGTCACTTCTCTTTGAAAATTCAAGAATTTTCCCAGCGCTATGCCATTGTAACGGATGTAGAGCCGGTATTCGCCCGAAGACAAGACAAGAAAAACAGACAGAATTCAATAGATGACCTCCCAGAGGCAACCAAAGAATGGTTTGCAGATATGCAGGATTGGCTGACAAAAGAGGCTTTTCAAGCTTACAACAAAGCTATAGAAATGGGCATTGCAAAAGAATGTGCTCGTTTTCTCCTTCCGCTGTCTTCTAGAACTACTTTGTGCATGAAAGGCTCCGTTAGAACTTGGATTCATTATCTCCAAGTCCGTACTGCACCCGATACACAGCTAGAACATCGACAGGTCGCGGAGGAAATCAAGAAAATATTTGTTCAGGAATTTCCCTTTACTGCGGAGGCATTGAAGTGGGCGGAGTAACGGTTTGGGGGAGATTGGGCTTTTATTGTAAGGAATGTCTGTCCTATATCCGGCAGAGGATTTATTCATTACGGAATTCTCCTATATGGGGAGCCTAAGGTGGGGGATGCCGTTCATTATATGAATACTGGAGAAGAGGTCGACAACAATCTCCGCTGGGTTGTCCTCCAGTGCCAGGGAGTAGAGACTCCAGGAAAGTTCGGTTTTTGGCCTGGAACCGAGCAAATAGGAATACTGTTAGACAAAGAAGTACATAAGGCATTTGTAGGATCTCACACGAATGAAAGAACAGAAGAAAGTGTCCCCTAGCCTCGCGGAGAAGCTTTGGGAATGGAATCCCTTTGTAGAGAGACAGGGAGGAAAGAACTTGCCTGATCTACTCCGGGAGGCTTGCATAGACCTGTCCGAAGACGAACTTCTGTGGGTAATAGAGTGTGCAAAGAGTCTCCGTAACGGAGAAACAAATGTTAACCCGTAGGCATATACAGAAACTGGAGTCCGTTCTTCGGCATATGTGCGCAGACTTAAAAAACGATGTATATTGGCTCCAGGACTACTTGGGCGATCCCGGAGTTATTGTTCCTTCTCTTGCAGATGTATTGGAGTGTAAGAAAAAGGCATGGCTCATGTATATGGATCTGTCCGCTTTAGAACAGGAGGTCGCCGGTGTTGACACGAGCACAGAAATACAGTAATGTTGTCCTAGAACTTTCCCGTCTTGTATTCGAAGCAGATTCTCTTCTTTCCGCGGTAGAGTCCGCCGGAGTAGAGATTGAAGGATTAGAAGAGATGGACGATTACGACATACTTGCGGACTTTCAAGAAAACTTTGAAGAATTGGAATACAGATGCAAAAGTCTTTGGGATTCTCTGTACGAATATAAAAAGGATTGAGATCACTAGGGAAATTGAGATCACTAGGTGTGAGATGCTATAACGCGTGGATAGGTGGCTGAGTCAAAGGTGTCGCATTTGCTAATGCGAAGGTGGAATTTAAGTAGCTGCGTGGGTTTGAATCCCACTATTCAAAGAGGTGAAGTAAAGTGGGTAACCTATCTTCCTGTCTTATATGTAACTCCGGGGACCTCCGGGAGGTCATAGATCTGGGTTTACAACCTGCACGCACAAATGCCTTCTCTCCTTTTCCGGATACCGGCGCAGACAGAGAGAGTCTTCGAGTTAATCGCTGCCCGTCCTGCTTCCACTCTCAGCTTGCAGTCACAGTCTCGCCGGAGAAACTGTTTTCCGAGTATCTGTATGTATCCGGAACAACAGAGACTCTGAGGAAACACTTTGGAGATCTTGTGTCCTTTGCGGAGCGGGAAGGGCTTCTTTCCTCGGCCTTCGATAGAGTTTTGGATATTGCGTCCAATGACGGAAGCCTTATTGAAGCATTCTCCGCCGGAGGCTATACAAATGTCTTCGGATGTGAACCAGCAGAGAACCTCCGGGAGTTGTCCCGTGCAAAGGGACATTCCGTATTCCCTATGTATTGGAAGGATGTAAACAGCTTCGTCTTAGGAATGAAATTCCGGTTGATTACAGTCCTAAATTGTTTGGCGCATGTTCCTGATCCCAAGTCTTTTCTTCGAGGCTGCAAGAGAGTACTAGCACCGGAGGGAAGGATACTTCTTGAATTCCCCCTGTTTTCTAATACGTTAGTATCCCGGGACTTTGGACAGATATATTTCGAACACATTTCCTACTTTACCTCTTATTCTTTCCTCCGGCTCTGCGAAGAAGTAGGATTGGCGGTAGAAAAGTTCTCCTATTTCCCCGATATTCATGGCGGCACCGGACGGTTTGTTCTGTCGTCCAAAGAAGATCCTCTGGCTCCTTCGGGAATAAATTCGAGAATCCTCTTCGAGATGGGGAATGGAGTCTACGGAGAGGAAAGATATACCTCTTTTCGAGAAGAGGTACAGAAAAATATTTCTGAACTCCGGAGCGTTGTATCCTCTTCGGAATTGCCGGTGTTTTTCTATGGAGCGTCCGCAAAATGCACTACCCTTTTAAATTCTCCTTATGATACTCCGTGGGACAAATGGGTGGAGGGGGTTATAGACGACGCTCCGCTCAAACAAGGAAGATATGTTCCAGGAACTCTTATTCCTGTATATTCCTTGGAACAGGTTCAGAATATGGTGGTAGATGAGGATTGGGAGGAAAAGGATCTAACGGTCGTGTGCGGAGCACACAATTTCAAAACGGAGATATTGCAGAGGCTTAGAACCGCCGGAGTTACGGGTAAGCTTGTGTCTTATGTTCCTGAAGTAACTGTAGAGGAGATATAGATTGGAGTATGATGATGGACCTACATTAAAAGAACTCCTAGAAGAGTGGTGTGAAAAACACCTGGGAAAAGTTGTCCCAATTACATGTAAGAAAGACTTCCACATGTGGAAGCTATACGACGACCGGGCGGTGCAGGTTGAACCCAACACCGGACGAATATTAGGAGTAGAGATATGAGCGAAGAAGAGTATAAGTTTTCTCTCGGCGACCACGTAAAGCTGGTGGAGGCGTTAAACCGTCCCGGAGTATTTACCGTAACGTCCCGGAGTAGCGTTCTTCTGCCTTGGGGTCTTCCGGATGGAGACAGGCGGATCTATGGTCTGGAAGGACTGGATACGGTAGTTCGAGAGAAGTTTATGGAGAAAGTATGAATATAGAATTGTTCCGTCGAATCCAGTCCCATATTCTAGAAGATCCAAAGAGAGTGGTTATGGATTGCTGGAGAGGTCAAGACGAAGACTGCGGAACAGTAGCCTGTATTGCGGGATGGGCCTGCATTTTGGAGGGAAATAAGGCCCGCAATTTTGACATCCCTGAAGAAGCGGAAAAACTCCTGGGTATAGATGGTATCATAGTAGAATATCTTGGGCATTTTTACCCTCTGAGGGATTTCCTTTATTATCCTTGCGGATGGACTGGACCAATAAGAGACAGATATATGCATACGAAGTACGGATCGCCGGAGCTGGCTCAAGCAGTGTCAGACTATATAGATTACTTCATAGAAACTTACTCCGCGCTGGAGCCTTCAGAAGGAGAGATAAATTGAGTGAACTCAGTGTAAAGATATCCCGTATTGCCTCCGCGGTCGACCATCCCAATGCAGATAGGCTATCCATCGTACAGGTAGATGGGTGGCACTGCATAACCTCCAAAACTCCGACAGGCTTACATAGATTCGGAGTCGGCGGAGAGTGTATTTACATTCCTATAGACTCCGTTCTTCCGGATAAACTAGAAACCATCCTCTTTCCTCCGGGAAGCAAAGTAACTCTCTCGAAGAGCAGGGTCAAAACCGCGAAGATTCGCGGAGTTTACAGTCAAGGTATGGTCATTGCCATAGATCCAGAACTTCTTGCTTTTTACCCGGATCTTGCAGGAAAGAGAGCCGGAGACGATGTAACAGCTATACTAGGGATCTCCAAGTATGAGCCTCCGGCGCCGGAGTTCTGGAAAGGAATGAAACAGGTCAAGCATCACCCCTTAGTGGGCAAGTTTTGCGATCTGGAACACATCGAAAAACATCCGAATGTATTCTCCGAGGGAGATCTTGTAAACGTCTCAGAAAAGCTCCACGGTTGTAATGCTCTTCTAGCAAAGGTTCCGCGGAGAGAGACCAATTTATTTTGGGGTATCTTACAGAAGATAGGTATCTATACCCGATACGAGATTGTGACATCGTCCCGTAACTGTCACGTAGAAAACACCGGCAATCTATACGGGGATACGTTTACCCGGCAAAAACTTGCAGATAAACTCTTGCCGGGAGAGATTCTTGCAGGAGAGATCGTAGGACCAGGCATTCAGAAGAACTATACTTACGGATTCTCTGTTCCCACATTTCTTGCTTTTGATATAAAGAAAAACGGAAAGTATCTGACCCCGCGGGAGTTCTTTGATATATGTAAAGAGAGGAGTATAGAGACAGTTCCTTGCCTTGCGGACAACGTAAAGTTCTCTGCGGAGCTTATAGAGAAACTCCGACAAGGCCCTTCCGCTCTAGGAGACCAACCCATAAAAGAGGGAATTGTTCTCCGGTCCTCCGGAGAGGAGTCAACTCCTTTTCTTCCCCGTAAGATACTCCGGGCTATCAACAAAGAATATCTCCTTCAAAAGGGCAACACGGAGTTTCACTGATGCTGAGCTACCTAGAAGAAATAGAACAGAGGCTCCGGGAGCACAAGAAACTTGTGGAGGGTTATCGCGGAGATTCCAAAGAGGAAGAACCGGATCTATGGATCCGCTACAACTCTCCTAACTCTTTGTCTTTTGAGCTGTCGGAGAGAGAGGTAAAACATATCCAAGAGTGTATACAGGGTTGGGGGTTTAAATGTAAGATAGTTCCGAGAGTAGGAGAAGATGTACATGCATCATGCGGTATGTTTGTAGAACAGGAGGACTTATGTTAGAAATCGAAAACCTAGACTCTGTGCTGTTTTCGAGTGATTTTCATCTGGGGCATAGGAATATTATTTCTTACTGTAGCCGTCCTTTTGACACAGTAGAAGAGATGAACAAAGCTCTTGTAGATAATTTCAATGCGAAGAGTTCCCCGCAGACAGATGTATTCTTTCTCGGAGATTTCTCCCTCTCCGGCGCAGCAGTATTCGAGTTTCTACCGCAGCTTGTGTTCAGAAACTTTATTTGGCTCGGAGGAAACCACGATAAATTCTTTAAACGCAGCAAGAGAGAGAAAATCCAAAAAGAGATTCAGAGTATCTACGGAGAAGAGGGATCGGTTTTCTGCAAGGTCATGTTTTATGAACAGGTTATTGCAAAACTGGGAGACGTAATTGTAAAAATGTGTCACTTTCCCTATGCCCCGCCGGTCCTTGAAGGAATAGACCCACATGAGCTACGCTTCCTAGAGCACCGCCCAAAACCCTCCATCGAAGATGTTCTTCTTTGTGGGCACGGACACAGACCTCCGGAACGAAATATTTGGACAGAGCATGGAAGATTATGCATAGATGTAGGAATAGACGGGTCAGGCAATATGTCTCCTTACACCGGCGCGGAGGTTTACAAACTTATACAGGAGAATTTGCAGTGGCGTTGAGTACCTTTGAAGAAGTCTATCAACTTATGGAGATCTTTGAAGACGGCGACGGAGGTTTCCGGTGCTCTTTCTTTATAGACCCGAAGACAAGAGAAATTATGTGCACTCTGAACGCCAACGATTTATTTTATTGGGCGGCAGCAGACTCCGTGGATGTCGATTTCGAAGATATTCCTCTGATCAATCAGACAAAGGAAGATTGTAAGTTCATGAAAGCAGAATGGCCTATTTGGGAAGACCTTTTCATGTGTAGAAAAAGAGGAATGCGTCCGCAGAGAGCCTATTGCAAATATTGGGGAAGCTCGCCGGAGTTTGTAAATCTCCTGAATGCCTGTGGTCCAGAACAAGGAGATAGAGGATAATGGAAGACGATTTAAAAGAGATGCTCTTATCTCCAAAGAACTAGAGGAGTGGAGTAAAGTTATAAACTCCGGAGGAACTTACAGGACGGTGCCCGACCCTGTTCTCCGAAAGAAAATTGTAAAAGAACTTCACAAGGCAGGATGGAGCACAGGAGCTACCGACAACTGCATGGTGTCCATAGAGCCCCGGAGCAGGTTTTTCGGTATATACAATGGTATGTGCGACGGGCTATTAAGTACAAAAAATAGACGGAGTGAGGAATGATAGATACAAACACCGCCGGTGTTCTTCCAGAAAACATACAGAAGATAAATAACTATGAATCAGAAGGAAAGGTTAAAACCCGTATCTCTCCTTGCGGCAGATATATTGTTGTTTGCTACGCCCAAGAAGTGTTTTGGAAGAAGACAGAGTGGGACAGCTTTCTTCTTAACTCTGCGCGGGGTCACGTATATAGACTGTCCGACGGAGAGTGCGTATGCAATCCTTTCCCTAAGTTCTTTAACTTCAATGAAGTTGAAGAAAACAAGCCTGCTTTGCTGGAGGCTTACGAAAAGAGAGTAAAACAGGAACGGAATACTCATCCGGTCGTGTACGAGAAGATAGATGGATCTTTGTTGAGTATCAACAATGTAGACGGGGAGTGGCTTTATACAACAAAGTGCTCGTTTACGAACATATATATAGACAAGGCGCGGGAATATCTTCCTCCGGAGAAATTGGACCTTGCTGCCGCAGAAGGATATACGTATTGTTTCGAGATCCGCATTTCGGAAGATCCTATGATGAGATGCACGGACAAAGAGAATGGGCTCTACCTCTTAGGAATTCGTTCCGCTGCCGAGGGGGATATATTCTACACTCCGGAGATGCTGGAGTACTTTGCAGAGCTTTTGGAGGTGAAACACCCGCGGAGCTTCGATTACAGCATATCTTTCCTGTGTAAAGAATCCCAAAAGTTATCGAACACAGAAGGGTTTGTTGCAGTATTTCCTAAATCTACTCAGCCCCCTCTCCAAACTTTCGAATACTCCTCCAAGGACTGTTACCGTCTTAAGTTCAAGACTACGTGGTATTTGGCACTCAACCGCTTCCTTGATTCCTACAACACGCCGGAGAAAAGGAAAGAGTTTGTGCTGGACAATATCCTGTTCTATGATAGTATAGAAGGAACCGAAGGGGATTCTTTTTGGATAAAGCTCCTGCCGGAGGAAGTACAGGACGCAACTGCCGAACTTGCTCTGTATCTTCGGCAGGAGCTTGAATCCAAAGAGAGATTTGTGGAATGGTTCTACAGAACCCACGGCGGAGAAGGATTTGGGCAGAACAGAGAACTCAGAAGGATATATGCTCGGGAAGCTCTTAAATCTCAGTCGGTAGTAGAGCCGGGAGTATTGTTTGCAAGGTTAGACGGGAAAGATTGGAAAAGAGTGCTCGTAGAAAGTCTGAAAAAGGAGTAAATATGCCCACATACCGAGAACTCGCAGAGATATACGAGGATAAAGTATATCCAAAACGTCCTTGTCCTAACTGCGGGAGCAAGAATTTTGTAGAAAGAACCTCTCGCGAATACTGTCCCGATTGTAAGATCCTGTGCGACTACTGGGGACAAGGATCGAATGCAGAGTACGACGCTTATTGCGAAAGAAAATGGGCATCAGAAGAGGCAGAAGATAGATATCGTCGAGACAGGGAACGCCGGGAGATGGAGTATGAAGATGGGGAGTAACGAACATCCTCAAGATCCGGAAGATTACTCCTCGCTCTGCGATCATGTATCCGAAGTAGTAGGCTGGGAACTTACCTCTCTAGGACTTGTATCTATACAAAAATGTATATACTGTAGATACGAAACCTATGTTCCTGTAACCCTACCGGAGGCGTCTTTATGCAAGTAGGAAAAGTGTATCTTGTAATATGTACTTCCCTGCATCACGGAATCATAAATATGGTCCAAAGTGCGCATGTGAGTCGGAAATCGGCGGAGATGAGTATTGCAACCGAAGTAGACTCTAAGTTCTGGGATACGTTAGAGATAGAGGAAGAAATCCTGTGGGACAAGACAAGAAATGAGCATTAGCCTCCACGGAATATCCCACATTCGGAACGAAGCACTTCTGATCGAAGGTTTTGTTCGCAATCACCGCGACATGTTTGACACATTTTTGATCATAGACGACGGATCTACAGACCGGAGCTTGGATATCGTCCGGGAGCTTGCTCCGGAGTGGAAGATTGTAAAGAGCCGCCGGGAGGATTTCAATGCATTAGAAGTAGATCTAGAAGTTATAGATTGGGAGAAGACTCTTCCCTGCTCCTCTTTGGATTGGAAACTTACGCTCAACGCAACGGAATGGATCTTACATCCAGATTGGAAGAAACACCTCCAGGAACAAATACAAAATAACCCCGGAGTCAGAGCCTTCGGATTCCCTTCTTACTGTCTCATAGACTCCGGGGACACCTCCGGTCTTCCTGTAGATATAAAGCATCATTTCTGGGGGTACAGGAGCGTAGATCTTCCTCCACATGTTCAAGCGATGCCCCGTTTTCATCGGTTTGTGCATAATCTAGAACACGGAAATTACTCCCCCGGAAGGCACTCCGTTCAAGGGCTCGCCGGAGGCGAGGACAAGCTCTTGGAATGGGAAGACAATATGTCTCTGATACATTGGAACCTTGCTCCTTGGCCTGCCTGTATTCACCGGAAGCTGGGAATACTTCCTCGCATTCCTGTCTCCGATATACGCGAGTCCAAGGGAGTACAACATTACTTTTTCAACGGCCTGACAGATTTGGAAGCAATGCACAGCAGACACCTTTCTGTTTCGCAGGATCTCCGAAATTACGAAGATTTCGATAGAGCAAGGAAAGAGAGATTGCACAGAAATACTTGACTCCTGGCAGGAGTTGAAGTAAGATAGAGAAGATAATACCTTGTAAAGGAGATAGATGTGTTTGAAGTAAAACCCAAGTTTAACGTAGAGAAGTTTCTCGCAACCCCTATTACCCAATTTTGGAATTTTATAGATAAGGAAAGAGATGGCGGGTGGACCTCCGGGACTGGGGCGACTAAATGCATACAACTTATCATCCCGAAAAGGGAGACAAAATTTACGAAAGTGTCGCCCATATTCCCTATTGTGTAGGAGAAATAACCGAAGTATTTTCCGGTTCGGTTTTTACATTTTATAATCCCTATGTTATTGTCTCTCCTACAGAAAATATGCCTCCGGCGTGGGTGTCTACGAAGGTAGACAGAGACGAGATTTGGTGGGACAGCAATTTCCACGGTTGGAGATTCACAGACCTAGGGCGCGCTCAGTTCGACAAAGGATTGCCGCAGATCGATAAGGATATATGTAAGTTCTCCCAACAGGACGAAGCTGGATTTTGATAGAGATCGAGTGTGTAAAGAATAGGCTGTGGGTTCGGGCAGTGCCGGAGGAGAAGTTCTACTCCCGCGACAAAGACTCTCTCCAGGAGTACTCCGGGCGGATTGCAATAATCCGGGATGATACATTTAGGGCTTGGAGTATGCCCGTAACATCGGCCTGTCAGCTCGAAAGGGAATTCCAGGTAAGGTGGAAGAACGCCAGAGAATTACAGTATACAGTAGAGAGGCTTAATACTCCTGTACATACTTTGGATGTGACTCCGCCGAAAGCTACATCCAAGAACGGGTGGGAACTGAAAGCCCACCAAATTCCTGTTGTGGGACTTTCGCCGGAGAAGAGAAACCTTCTCCTTTCTTTTCCCACAGGTACAGGCAAGACTTTTACTTCTCTCCTCCGGGCGGAGGAGCTAGGATGCAAAGACATTCTAATTGTCGGCCCTAAGAAGCTTAAGACAAATTGGAAAGCAGAAGTAAGGGAGATCCTAGGAGAAGAACTCTTTATATATTGGGGAAGCTCGCCGGAGTCCAGAAAGAAACTCCTTCCGTATCCGCAAAGAGAGTATCCGGGAATAGGAGTAGAAGGGTGGAGATGTGTATATGCAACTTTCGAATCTGCAAAGTATCTCTTTGACACCGGCTTGCGCAAGCCGGATATGCTGATTCTGGATGAAATCCATATTGTAAGGAATCCAGAAACCCAACTCCACAAAGATATATTCGAAATTGCTCGAGATGTAGAGAGCAGGAACGGGCATATATTGGGGATGTCCGCAACTCCCATAGGGGTCAACATAGAGAACCTGTGGGGAGTCCTACACCTTATCTCTCCCCTGCTCGCGGGGGAGAAGACAGACTTCCTGAATCAATACCGCGAAATACTTGCAACAATGCCTGTCCGCAAGAACGGAAAGATTTTGTATTACGTTCCTATAAAGGTTTCCACAAAGAACGAGGACAAACTCCAAGCATTCTTGGAGTGCGTTATGATCCGGGGAAGAAAGAGTGATATGGTGGGTTTTACAGACAACCCGCCGGAGGTTCTGGAGGTTGAATCTTCCAAGAAACAGCTTGCAGCATATGCAGAGGCTGTGGATAAGTTAGAGAAAGAATTGCATCTTTCCCGGACTTTCAACATAGAGAACGGGCTCACCCGCCTGCTTCGTATTCTCCAGATCTGCGAAGGACTTTTCAACCTCGAAGAGGGCATAAAGACTTCAGGTAAACTAGATTACCTCTTTGAAACTTTCAAGGAACACATAGAGAGGGGAGAGCCCATTGTGCATTGGAGTAGGTTCGAACGTATAACCCGCCTTGTACAGGAGAAGTTTCCTAAACATGCTGTTGTTTACTCCGGCGCGGTGTCTGAAGGAATGCAGAAACTCGCGGTATGGGCTTTCCAAGGTCTTCGGAATGAAGACGAAGAAAGAGAGTTTGCACGCCTCAAGAAGCTCTATCCGGACTTTCCCTTTGCTCCCGCCGGAGCCCTGATTTTCTCAGGAACACATAGCAGAAAGAGCGGGCTGGGAATAAACCTTCCCCGAGCTAACACTTCCATATATTCTTCTTTTGATCCGGATGCAGATGTGATATTCCAGGCCCGAGACAGGGTTTCCCGTCTTACCCAAACCCAGGACACGAATACTTTCTTCCTGACTGCCGAAGGAACACGGGAAAAACAGATCCTACGGAAGATCTTGCAAAAGTATGCGGATTCTGCTAACATTTTAGACGGAAAGAAAAGTGAAATTCCTTTACGAAACCTTATTGCGGAGTTGTTTTAATGCCTGTATACATACCCGAGAAACTCAAAGTAGGGTTTCAAAACCGAAGCGGAACCTACACCGGCAAGCTTGCTTACGTGATCTATTTTGGTCCTAAAGGAGTTCTCAAGAAGGAGAAAGGGTGGCAGAGTTGGAGAGACAGGAATATTGAGCCTCAGGAGTTTGATAACTCTCCTACAGAAGGATTTGTCCTCAACAAAAAAGTAGGAGGCTACGCCAACGACTGGGGGAGTTTCCGACAGGACATGAGCACATATCCTATAAGGAGTGTAAATTCTTTGAACCTTGCAGAAGCCATTGAGTTCTGTACTCGGGCGGCGGTGCAACCTACAGCCTATGCCCGTGTCTTTGATCCTCGCGGCTTTGAGTTTGAGATAACCCTACCTAACCTCCTTTACATTCTCCAGCACACGAACTCTATCAAAGGAAAAGGACTGGAAGGGAAGTTTGTATATGGGTGGGAAGGAACAGAGCTGACGCTGATCCCAGAGGGGGCGCCGGAGTTCTCTTCAATACAGGACTTTTCGGAGATACTCAACTCCCGCACGTCCGTGAAGGCAAAAGATCTTGTTACCCCACTGACCCCAAAACGGAGTTTCGCAGATCCCAGATATGGATTTTAAGATCAGGAGATGGGAGTCGCTGGAACTGTTCCGGACCTTCCCTTTTTGCTGAAAGAAAAAGTGTTTTCCATTGTTTCCGGAACTACATGAGCAATTCAACTTTACAATAGAACGGAGATTTTTACAGAATGGCAACGAAAAGAAATACTAACAACGACTCCCGCATTCTTCAACTCAAGAAACAGATAGAGGAGAAAAAGAAGGGACTGGCGCGGAGCGAGAAGTTTGTTCCCGTTACCCACTGCTCTCTGGATCTAGATTCAACTGGAAGAGCGGTAAATCTACATACCTGCTGTTCGGTAAACGATCTATCTCTTTTGGCGGTGGAGGTAAATGCTTTTCAACAGTCCGCTTACGAACTCGGATTGAGTCCGACAATAGGAGGATTCTCTTTGCAGGATTGGCTGACAGATCTAAGGGCCAAGATCGCAGTTCTGGACCGCCAGAACGAACAGAACAGGCTTAAAGCTCTGGAATCTAAACTCCACGAACTTCTCTCGCCGGAGAAGAAGACAGAGATTCTCATAGACGAGATGGCAGGAACACTGTTAAGCAGCCGCTCTTTCCAAGAGCATCCGGAGACAAGCCTTGACAGCGATATGTGCAGTTAGAAAATACCTCCCTCGGGAAGAATGTGCATATACTGTTTGGGCTTGTGACTCCCGGATTTGCTCCGGCGACGAGATCTTCGAGCTTTCAAATTCGAAGAAGTACTGTATATTTCCTCGATTTACAGCTCTTTATGCGGGAACGAATATGGCAGTCCAGCACTGTGTATACTCGCTTCTGAACTCAAAAGCAAAGTATTTGGAGATGCGGGGGGTAGAGGATGCTAACCGTTTCCAGTCCATCGTTGCAGACAAGATGTATTCTGTGTGTGCAGATCCTCCGCCGGAGTTCGATGTTATCATTGTTTCCGACTCCGGACTTTTCTATCCTGATCCCTACGGATTCTGTGTAGAGTCCTCCCGCTACGTAGTAGCCGGGAGCGGAGGAGATATATGTAGGGCAGTTCTGGAATATGGGTACAGTAAAGCACATACAAAAGAGGAGCTTTGGGATCTTGCTTTCGATGCAGTAGACACTGCCTGCAAGCTTCGCTCCGATTGCGGCCCGCCGATTGTTTTGAAAGGAGAGTAGATTGATATACAAATTTAGAATGAGGATTGCAAAGTTTATTTTTCCGGAAATATTCGACGCTTGGAATTTACATGCCAGACGGTATAACCTTCTCCTAGAGAAGTATAAAGATCTTGTAATGGGACCGCCAGGTTCGGTTTAAATGTATGCGATAAGAAGCGCGGATCAGAAAAGGTATAAACTCCGCGGCAAATCCAAAGACCTGGAAAGTATCTTCATATATTATCAGTCCATGGTTTTAAATACAGGATGGAACCTGGAACTTATTCAAACAAAGCCTGTAAAAGTCCTTGCATATGTATTCCAAGACAACCGTCCGGGGTTATGCAAGTGTTACGGTGGAGAGTTTGATACTCCTGAATGTCCGGAGAGAACACGACTTCGCGTTACGGACAAAAGGCTTGTTCCCATTGCCGCAGAGTTCATAAAAAAGTGCCAAAGGAGAGTAAATGTACATTCTACGAACAGAAGAGAACGATAACATCTGCCCGGCAGAACACGGAGATACAGTTCTTTCCCTTGCAAACCCCTTACGGGACCTAGAGGAAGAGGTACTTGTTCCCTGTGCTCTTCCTAAGACCGGAGGACAGCATATCTTTCCTTCTCTCCGGCGGCTCCGCCCGGCAGATGCTCTTAACTTTCTTGTAGATACTCTACGGATTTCGCAGTGGATCGCGGAAAACGAGCTTGTTCGCATAGAGGGCGCCGGGGTCTCCCTTACTGTAAAGATAGGAGATCTGCGGAGAATAGGAAAAATGGATAATGTCTTTCGGGAAAATATGTTTCTTCCCGATTTCCTGCTTCGCAAAACAATTTATGAAGAAAGTATAAATGCTGTGTTTTCTCCCCAAAACTATGCTACACTGAATGAACTTATTGCAGCAGAGATAGAGAACTTACGCAACCCTCAGGACGTAGTCAAGTTTGGAGTAAAGTGGAACCTTCCCTCCGGAAGCCGCCCGGAGGAGTTTGTAGGAATTCTTTCTGGCAGGCGTTACACATGGAACAAGGAGATGCACATTGCCTAAAAATTTGGAAATCAGCTGTAGAAACCTTCGCTCTCTAAGAGATATTCCTGTAGAGGACAAAGTAGTGTTTTCGAAGATGCAATGGAGATACTAGGAAAAGAAGTTTGGGATGTGTGGAATAGCTGTGATGTATGATAGGAGGGCGATAAATTGAGCGAGTATATGGACCTGTTTGCCCGAGGAAACTCTTTCTTTGCAAGGGCGAACCTAGAAGACGCACAGAGCAAACTTATTGCTGCTACATACAGATACTCCTCTCCGGGAGCCTATGCGGCGGAGTTCTCCGGAGTAGTAAACACCTCCGGAGAGGAGTTCGAAGACATACTTCCTGGACCCGAATTTTCGGAGACATGGTGGACAAATTTTGAATGGGACTGGTTCGAAGAGCACGAAGAGTGGAAAGACCTGGATTACCCATATTGGGGGGACTACGCTTGATAACAGATCTCAAACACCTCCGGGAGTATATTGGTATTGAACGGATAGTAAATTTAAAGAGCTTCGATGAGATGGAGAAGATTTATCTGCAAAGCCAGGAACTACGAGGGACCGCCGGTGTCAAATGAAGTTCCTAAAACTCTCATAGGAGTTACCACCTACAAGAAAAACGATGTTCTCCTGCGCTTTCTTCGTTCCTGTCTGAACTTAGGAGAAGGGGGAGTTTGTTTAGGTCCAGAATTAGGCCATGATTGGGATGTGGTAATAGCTGATGACTCCCCGGGAGATGCTTGGGATACGGTAAAGACAAATATTGTCTCTGGAGCCTATCTTACAGGAAATACAAACGGGATTTGGGCAAACAAGAATAGAGTAATATCCTACTTCCTAAAGAAATCGGATGCTGACTTCCTGCTTCTCATGGATAACGATGTAGAGTTCATAAAGAGAGGGTTACTTTCGTATCTCGCGGATGTCGGCCGGAGAGAGGAACAGGAGCATATCCTAGGATACATAGGAGAAGGACTTCAAATCTCTTTCCCTTTTCAAGCTGAGAGCAAAGATTTGCGTTGGCATCCCGGCTGCATAGGGCAGATGATGTGGTTCTCCCGTAAACTGCTCCAAAAAATCGGATATATGAAGAAGTTTCCCTACTTCTACGGAGGGGAGCATTCGGATCTCTCCCGGCGGGCTTTGAGAGTTCAAGGGTATGATCCCAAGCACTTCCCAACTTTGAAGAAGAGTCTGGAATATATAAAAGACTCGGAGATCAACTATCAATCCTACCCCGGCGGGGAGTTGAATCTAGATAGGGTGTTCGGAGAGAACACAAAGATGCACGATCAAGAGTTTTTGAAGATTTGGAACGGTCAGCCGGAGTCTCTGTATGTAGACCACGACTTCTTGGACAAAGAACTGTGCATTCCTCTAAGAGACTTTGCAAGTTGGACGCCAGAGAAGATACAGGATTTCTTTGTACATAAACCCAGACGCAGACCAAAAGTTTCCCGAAAGGAGAGGAAAAATGCAAAAAGGAAGTAGTAGTATTTACGGAAAGATCCCTCACTCCGCCAAACCTCTGGACAAAGGAGTTTCTTTCCTTATTGAGAAGTTTCTTCCGGAAGAAGGGCATTGGGAGTACAAATCCTGTACTTCGAAGAAGTTCTTCCGGTTTGAAAAGAATGCCGCAGAAGAGATCGAGCGGGGGAGAAAGAAAGGATACCTCCGCCCCGGAGCCCGTATATACAAATGTAGTTTCTGTGTAGGTTACCACATAAGTACTCAGCCCGAAAGAACCAAGGAGAATTAAAAGGAAATGGACGAAAAGACTCGAAACGAGATTGTAGGGAGTATAGTAGCCACCGTTGCTGCTCTGGACGAAGATTCTCTCCTGAAGTTGGAGATCTATGCGGATAAGCTGTTCGATAGTCTCGCAGGAGGGTGGACCCCTATTGGGGAAGGAGCTTTTTCCTCCTGCTGTTGTGAACTGGGATGTGGCGGAGGAGAAGAATGTACAGATAGTTTGGAAGAGGTAGGCTAAAGTGGAATACCTGAATCTTGTACTTACAACCTTTGCTGTGACTTATATATCCATGGGAATTACTTTTGCCGCCATGCTTTGGAAATATCTCTCCGCCCATCCCGAGGATGTTCCTTTCGAAGCGGCGGGGGTCCTTAACACCCCCTGGGCTCGGGGGTTCGTATTCCTCATGATGGTAGTAGGATGGTTTCCGGCAATGATATCCGAGTTGGCGCAGAGATCAGAAGAAGGCACAGAAAGACTTCCGCAGACTCTGACAGAGGCTTGGGAGCAGACAGGAAGAGAAGGGAAACTCCCGGCGGAGGTTCTTCAAGAGAAGTGCTCCTGCACAATCGGAAAGATAATTTCGGAGAAACTTGCAGAGATGCCCGGAGAAGAAGATATCTTCATAAGCGTAACCCGTATGCCTGCTATAAAGGAAGAGGAGAGATAGATTTGAAGATAATATCTTTTTGGGGGGGGCCGGGAGTAGGTAAGTCTACTGCTGCATTGGATCTTGCGGCAACTCTCAAAAAACTGGGAAAGCGAACGGAATATTGTCCGGAGTATGCCAAACAACTAACTTTCGATAAAAGATTTGAGGCTCTTGCAGATCAGGTCTATATCCTTGCAAAACAGAATCGGATTTACTGTAGGCATGAAGGACACGGAGTCGAATACCTTGTAACAGATACCGCTCTTCCCTTTGGGCTTATATATTCTCAACCAGAATATTTTTCGTCTTTTAAGCCTTTGGTTATGGAAATGTGGAATTCTTACGACGCTATAAATATATTTATTAGGCGAAATAACGATTACGAGTACGATCCCATAGGGAGAAACCAAACCGAGGGAGAAGCCAGGAAGTTAGATTACAGAATTTGGGAATTATTAGAGGATCTCGAGCTCCCGTTCGAAAAGGTTCCGGCCGGAGACACAGTAGTGGATAAAGTACTTGAATTGCTAGGAGTATTAAATTGACAGAAGACAACATTACTTTCTCCTCTTCTCCGGAGGACACAGAAAAGAAGAGACCGCCGGTGCTCAAGAAGTATGTAATTGCACTGGACAATCTGAGGCTTGTAGGATATGCTCTGCCAGAAGACGACCCGGAGTATTCCGAGGACACCTTCGACATTGTGAATTCCTACCTGCACAAAGACGGAGATTTCCTCTCTTCCTATGCAGAAGATGTCCGGGAAACAACGCGATACGCATCGGCGGAGAAACCTTTCCGTATAGAACTCCGTTACTCCCATTACCGTACAGAACAGGTGGTACAGAAGAAATAAAATGGGATTAGAAATCAAACTGACAGACACTCATTTGCATATAGAAATAGACTTACCTACACTCGTTATCGCTTTCGAGAATTGTCCATATCTCACGGAATATATGGAGTTCATGTCCACGACCCTAGAGAGCTGGCCGAAGACATCAAGAATATTCTCGAAATAGAAAATGAAGGAGGAGAAACTCATATAATGAAGATGTATGACCAAGCATTCTTGGAAGCTTTCGAAATGGAAAGCTTGAGTTTTACAACAGAGGACGAGAGGGTAGAGAATGATCTATTTTGGTCCTAAAGGAGTGTAAATTCTTTGAACCTTGCAGAAGCCATTGAGTTCTGTACTCGGGCGGCGGTGCAACCTACAGATGTTAAGAGGACAATAAATTGGATAATCTTCAACTCCCTAACCTTCCTAACCTTGCAGAGATCTGGAAATTGATCTCTTCTTCCCCTCAAAAGACAGAATTGCTGGATCTTTTGGATATTTTGGAAGCAAAGACTCTTCCGAACAGAGGAACAAAGCAGCTTTCTATCTCCGCCGAGCTTTACAAGTTTTCTTTGCTCCACACCGCGCCGGAGCAGGTCTTAGGAACTGTAGACACAGCAACCGCCGGAGTAAACATGAATGAGGTAGTAGAGATACTTCAACTTGTATGTGAGATTGCGGGGTTTGTAAGTACAGATCTTTGTCCGTATGTATCCGGTCTACAGAAAGTATCTGTTCCATATATAGCCACGCCCGAGTCCGAGGACTTCCGCTAATGTCTTGGGACATTGTTTCCCAATTCTCTCACTTAGCCGCAAGCAATCCTTTCTTATCGGGAGGAATAGCTGTGGGAGCAGTAAGTTGGGCAGGAAGCTATCTTAAATCCATTCCTGAAGCAATAGGATAAAGATTGACACCGGCGCCTGAGTACTCTACACTGCAAGGAACATTCCCTTTATTGGAGGAGATGGGCAAAAAATCCAAGAAACTCAGGATCACAAAAGATAAGCTAAGAAAGCTTTTCCGTAAGATCCTCCGCGAGGAGGGGTTAAACAAGCCCTTTATCCGAGATGAGACTGGAGCAAAGAGGTGCTTTTGTGATTGCTCGTGCGGCAATGCTTTCTGCCCGTATTGCTGCTCTGAACGCAGCAAACCTACAGAGCACACACCGGGAGGTATACCATCCTGTTTACTCCGAGCACGATTTTGACTCTGTTGTTGCAGAGTTCAGAGATCTAGAGTGGAATACTCTCTGTGAATACCTTGATCCTGATTATCCTGATTAAATTCCGACATTTTAGCCGACATTCTGTCGGGATTTCGAGGAGAAATTATGTGGGATGCGACACGCACAGTATGGGAAAAAGACTGGGCAATTGTATGTATAAAATGCAGGCACATATCCGGAGACGATTGGATACAGTGCGGCAATGAATGCCCTATGCCTCATTCTCCCGTATACAATCCCGATCCTGAATATCTCCGGAGATGTGAGGAGGAGTTCTTACCTAAATACATTCAAAACATCTCGGATGCTCAAGATTATTGGTTTCGCGAAAAAGTAAATGCAGTGTCTCAAGATCTCAAGGAACTTGTTCGTCTCAAGCAGAAATATGGAGAAAATCCTTGACATATTTCCTCTGAATATGTATAGTGTTTCTGTTGCAGAAATACAAATTGCCTGTAAATATGTATAAAGGAAGGAAAATGGAAAAGACAGAAAAGACACCCAAACTTGCAGAAATCGCGGATCGAATACATAAACATTTAAAAGAGCACGAGTCGGATAATGCTTACAATACACTTGATCCCAAGTATGGAACTTCAAAACTGTACTTCCCTAGATGCACTGTCGCCGGGAGTAAGGTAAAGATTGTACCTGAAGCTCTTGAATATTTAGAGTGGTTGGACGCAGGAAATAAAGGCACATACTACGAGTGCCTTAGATCTAAGGGGAAGAGAGCGTGACAGAAGAAGAGAGAAACAAGAATATCCTGATATACTCCGGGCTTTTCTTGCTGCTGCTGCTGGGAGCAGCAAATACAGTCTTGGGGATGTTTTGGGCAGTATTTTGGGGTATGCTGTAGTGTGTACAGAGAAGAAGTCTACAGACTCCGGCGGAGTCATGATTTTGAAGAAACTTCCTCTTCTTATGCCTGGAAGAAACTGTATAAATTTAAACTTGCGAACAAAGGGAGGATAAGCTGTTCCTACTGCAAATACCACCGCAACGAGAATCAGCGTAAGCACGCAGATAGAGATAAACCATGGCAAGCTCCTGAATGGAGTGACCGCTACAGAAATATAGACCGAACAACAATACGCAAACCGAGGAAAGAAAACATATGCCTACCCGTAGATTTACCGAAGAACAGCTAACCGATCTCATTCTCCGTCTTTCAGACTTCGACCACCCGAAGGAGCTTGCAGATATTCAAGACGAACTCCTGGATCTTGTCCTTGCTCACAGATCCATAATTCCTAGGTTGACATCCGCCCGAAGGAAGGTAAAAGAGTTGGGGCATCAGCAACGCGATCTCCAGAACAAACAGAGAGAGCTGAAGCAGGCCAACAGGAAGCTTACAAAGAACCGCAATACTGCGCTGGCCTCTGTTTTGGAGGATGCTGTTGCCTCCGACGTGTTCTCGTATCTAACTATAAAAGTAGATAATTTCCGCTCTGCAAACCACATAACTCTTGTGGACCAAGCAGGGCGTGTAGGAGGGGATCTTAACCCTCAAGACGCCGCGGAGGTATTTACTGCATATCTTACAGGCAAGATCAAAAGGGAAGAACCTGTATCGGTTTTCGGCAGAAATACAAAATTTCCGGACGCCTCTATATCTTAGTTTCCTCCGGTTCTTAACGCTTGAAACCCTTGCTCCGGCAGGGGTTTTGAGTTTCATGAGATACATTTTACTTGTACAAAGAAGAGAAGTAAGTATTCTGTATCTATACCTTTTCTTGGAGGAAATATATGACAGAGATAGAAACAGATAAAGCACCGGAACTGTATGATCCGGTGGAGGAATGGCACAAAGCCCACGAACTAGACGGATTTTATGTGGTCCTGCTCCCCGGCGGTGTCCGCCGGTGTGTGGAGGTAAGACTAAACTCCGCTTATGAAATTCTTGTCGAGAAGAAGAAGGGAGATTATTCTTCTTATCTTGGAGATGCGCGGGAGCTTCAAAAGACCGCTCAAGAATGGATAAAACTTACTCCCGAGTTTCTGAAGTATGTTAACGGGTACATGGTTCATACTTCTCTCGATCAGAGAAACCTGGAGTATGAGCAACGCAAGGTTCGAGCGGAGCAAATTTTGAAGGATATGAACAACGCGAGGTTCGGAAGATGAGCTTGCGATCAACAACATTTACTGAATATGAGAAAGCGTTAACTTGAAATACAGGAGGATTTGATCTATTCTGTATACATCGAAAGCAAAGGACACCGGGCGGAGTTACTGCGAAACTCCCTCTTCTGCGAGAAAACGGTGAACTACTCAAGGTATCTACCCTACACACATTTACGGAGCATGTGTAGATTGCAAAACTCAATCGCAAACGCAAATATGGAAAAGTTCGGTGAGGTCTTTAGAGCATATATCGGAGAATGGGGGATCGAGAATGTCTGCGTATATTACCCTTCCTGCCTCGGTGGATTGCTGCAAGGAACACTTCCCGAAGGAATTTCACTACAAACTTGGGATTTACCCTATTATCGTGTCCGTGCCAGAAATACCGAGGCGGAGTTTCTAACTCCCGCGTAAAGCCCGCGGAGCAAATACACACACATTTCCCGCCCGGTTAGGGCGGAGGAGAAAAAAAATGCCTCAACCTACATCCAAACAACCCCGTGCTTTCAACAACATCACCGTCATTATCAAGGAGATGGAGGACATTGTCCAGCGTGACCCTCAGGTCATCGTAGAGGGACCAATGGCCGCTACCTTCCTTGCAATGCTCCAATCTCAAATGTCCGGTGTGAACGACTCCGGAGGGCTCAAGCAGTATGTAGAACACCAAGAAAACAAGGTCGAACGTAAAGAGCCGGTCTCCTCCTCCAGGCTTATGGAGATCGGCAACGAGTGCGTAAATTACGGAAAACGTATCTGCGCCGTTGCTGCTAAGGCAGCAAAACAGACGGCCTGAGAGCCTAGAAGCCCAAAAGCTTTTCCTCGACAAGAAAGGGAGAACAGGGTTGGAAACAGCCCTGTTTTCTTTTGGAAAAATACAAAGGATCAGCCGACTCGCCTGAATCCAATATTCCTGTTTCAGAAAAAGACAAAAACCCCCGGTGTAAATATTGTAGGATTACGGTAAAGTTGGAAAACGTGACCTACGGCAAAGACGGAAATGCCTACTGCGACAATCTTTGCAGGCGAAAAGATGCTGCATTAGAGAATTCTCACTTGAACCGCCGGGAGTTCTGATCTACAGTAAATACAACAAAACCCTTTTTTGAGGAAATGCTCCAGTGTACAAAACACATCCTAAATTCGAAACAGTTGCAAAACTAATAACCTCGTTCTGTCTTACTGCTTTTCTTTCAAAACTCCCGGCGAACTCTTCTAAGATACAACTGCTCTCCGCCGGACAGCAAGCTCATTTTGAGCATATCGTCGGATCAAGACTTGTAGAACTGATCCTAGAGCGCGCGGAGGAGCAAGAAGACGAAGAATACAGCTCCGCGCCGGTGTTGGAAGACTCCGATATAGATGCCTTGGAAGTTTACAAAGATCAGGCGGAGAACCTAGAAGATGAGTAACGGGATTATAAAATCTAAGATCCATATAGGAAACTTTGCAGACGGAAGGAAAACATACAGCGTCCAAGGAAGAGCGTAAACAAAACAAACTCCAATATCCAGACTTTCAAAAAACGAGGTAAAACCAATGCGCACACTCAGATCCCAACTCGCTCCCGTTTTCTCTGCTTCTACGTCCGCCGGGGGCAAACACTCCCGCAATCCGCAACACTCCTCTTTTGTAAGAACAGAAAACCCTAACCCGCCGGTGAGTGTAGAAGCGTTTGAACCTTCCAAAGATCTTGAGATCTTCGTAAAGACAGAAGGGACCCGGAGAAACAAGAAGCTCGTCTTCAAATCCTTTGTAGAAGCCCGCCGGGAGTTCTCCCAACAGCTGATCTCACACCCCGGAGCAACTGTAACGCTTACAGACACTGCAACGGGAAACCCTGTTTCTCAAGCAAAACATTGGACATCCGCTCAACTTAGAAAGCTTGCGGAGACCGCGGTAAGGCCTTCGGTCAACACCGCCGATTTTTCAGAACAGATCGAGAAGGCCAACCGCTTTTACAGTCCTGATTACGATCTAGAAGGAAACCCCATCCAGACCTACTCCGCCCGCTCCATGTATTGAATAGCCGACATGAAGTTTTCTTAGATAAGTTGAAAACCTCCGGCGGGTAGATTATTCTCTAGATGTTGAAACCCCGCCGGAGATGTAAATAAAAATGGGAACAGGAATAGAGTAGTTTGTTTCTGTTCCCTATACTTCTGTCTATCGAATCTTTCTTGCCGAGGTAAAAAAAAAACAATGACATCCCTTGAAGCCGTATTAAGAGCCGCCGGTGTTGATCCGGAAGAATTCTGTATCGGAGAAACAGTCTCCGGAGACAAAGTAATAATCGGGTATTGGTGGAAGCTGAATGAGCTTCAAACTGTTCTGCCAGGTGTTTACCGCAAGAGAAAAGACCTTTTCCGGCGGGTGGAAGACATCCTCCGGCGCCTCGATTACGATTGCAGATTCGAGGATGAGCTGCTCCGGTGCGATAACTGCTACAAGTATTGCGAACTCCAACCGGGATATTACGGGGATCTCGAAACACCTTCCGTAGACGAGAACGGGGTTCTTTGCCCCGATTGTACCCGCGAATTCCCGGCGGAGTATCTAGAATCCGTTCAAGACGATCCCGATCGCGCTAACCACCTGCTTTCTGACTCTGTTCTACAAGAACAGGGTTGGACAAAGATTGAAGGAGACTTCGAACACGGTCTCCATCCCGGTCAAACAGATTCTCCGCAAGATATTTACCGCAAGGTCAAAGATTCTCCGGCGGTGCAAGAAAAACGGGATTATCTGCCTTGGGAAAACCCAATATCGAAGAGTTGCTTGAAACTATCTCTTCCCACCTTCTTAATCTTCGTTGGAAAAGAGGATTAGACAGAAAAGATCTCACAGAAATAGGAGAGGTATTGCGCAAGGCCACGGATCTAGAGCAATACGTGATCTCATATGACGTGATGGAACAGTTTGGAAACTCTCTTCAAACTGCTGAAACAATAATTGAAGAATTACAGGATTTGATCAAACATATGCCTGATGAGTCCGAAGTCTGGGAAGGCGAGGCCAGGTCTATTATCTCCGGTGCTAGGTACAAAGAAGACAGGCTAGAAGGTATTCAAGAATCTACAAAATTGTTGGCCCGAATACAAAACCGGGAAAAAATTTCTTGACACCCGCCGGAGTTTCCTCTATTGTGTAAATGTTCAGTTCGGTAGGAAAAAGTAGATAGTTAAATGATTGTTCAAATAGCACCAAGTTATTAGCTTATACGCTAATATAATAAGGTAAGCAATTGGGAGGGACGCGAGATGAGTAGCGCAGTGGCAGAGTCAATTCACAAGTTCGAAGCGGCGGGTCTAGGCAAGGAGTCGAAGCTGACAAGATTTACGAAGGTGAGGTTGTTGGCTTCGGGGAGATACCGAAAATCCGAGGGATGAAAAAGGAACAAAGAGCGGAGTTTCGTGGTGTCATTATAAAAATAGGAGAAGGTGCACCTGGAACAGTGGGCAGGTGCATCAAGGTGGGACCGGCATTAGTAAAGGAAATTTTGTAGGGATGGGCAGCACCAGAGTCTGCGATCAATTTTAGGAGTAATTCGAGATGGCAAAACGTAGCAAGTTTGTTGTATTCTGGTTTGGATTCTTGGCAACATCCAAAACGGCTTGTTGTTCTGGGGAAGGTTTTCTTCTTGTTTGAGTCGTTGTTTGCGGTAAGCATTTGACTTTTGTGCTTGGAATTGCTATATTAGTCCAATCAAAAGCGAACCGAACCGCGAGGATCATAAATGTTTTACGCAGTAACAGTAAAAGAGAAAGTAGTAAGTATCGAATACGCTTCAGATTCTTGGAGCACCGCGTTGGTCGCTTGTGCGCCCAACGGCTTCGTTATTGAAGCTGATGACGACGCAGAAGCGTATTCAATCGCTTCTGACTATCACAACCACCTCTGCACTCAGTGCAACGCAGTTGTGGATCACGGCCATACAAGAGTGATCGGACACGGACACAGCAGACGTGTAGATTGCGAGTTTAACCACGACCACGCTACTGCGCTTTGTACTCTCTGTAAAAGCGAAGAACGGGCACTGAAACTCTAAAAGTCAAGGGCCCTGTTACGTTTCGTGTATTGCTCACGCAAATAAAGTTTCGTAACAAGAGAACAGTACAGACAAACAGGAGACACCGCGCGAATAGCTCTCTCAGAGAGCGTTTTGGACGCCGGGCAGCAATGCCCGGTGTTTTTCTTTGAGTACAGGGTACCCCAAAATAAACTCCGCTTCGAACAAACCTGCAAATAAAGTTTGACGTGTTTATTGGGTTTGATATCTGTTTTTCCGGGGATTATATAAATGCCCTGCTTATATTAGTGTCCGATCTCAGACCGAGATCAAAGATTTTGTATTCCAGAATACAGAATCGGGGTTTACAGAAACAAACCCTTCGAGTAAACTCAGGAAGTAAGCAGCAGTCGACCCGGAGAAAAAAAATGCGAAAACTTACTCAGTCCGATATATTCACTTGCACTCAGTGCAACGATTTTGAGCTTTGCGCTGACTGTGAATCCTCGTCTTCACAGTCTGATATTGATATTGCAACTGTCGAGTACTACTCGAACTTAAGCGCGGAAGAACGAGTAGGCTGGTTAGATGCCAGCAGCGCTGCCAGCATCAACGATGCCACGCTCGAAGAGATCAAGCGCATCGATCGTGGATTGAAAGCTCACTGCTTAAGCTAAAAAACGACGTGGTGCACTGCCCAGTGTTATTGAAATTTTAGAAACTTTCTTGAACCTACCTGATCTTCCGGGTAGGTTCAGTGTTAGTATAAAGAAGTTGAGAGGAAGTAAGCAAAAGGAACAACAAAATGAACCCAGCAGAAAACCAACTCCACCTGAACTTATCCGCCGTTATTGCGGATACAGTTCCCGCAGGGAAAAGAGAAGATAGCTATCGCAGCCTCTGTGCGATGTTTTCTCTTGACCCGCATCCGGGCAGGGTTATAGAACTGGCCGGGCAGGACTGGAACCGCCCGGAGTAAATTCCACAAAAATTCCACAAATACATAGTATTCTGTATTTGTTGGAACAACAACACCGGAGTAAAATGGAAAAATTCATAATCATTCTGGGTAACACCCGCACCGCATTCAACCAAGACGGCAAGCCCGTCGAGGTCTTCCAACCCGCCCGTTCCGACTACCCTACAGCCGCAAGCCGTGAGGCGGCGGAAGAAATTCGCGACCGCTGGGTGGCCCGCGGAACTTACAACACAGTCTGGATCTGGGAGGTTAACTTAAGTTAACCTGTCCCGGTTTTTTTAAAGCCCACAGGGGGCGCCATTCGGGCGACTCCGGTCCCCTGAGATCCAAAGAATTTGGAACAGTAGGAAACTTTTTTAGTAGAAACAGAGATTATTGAATTTCTCCCGATATTCTGTCGGCATGAGGAAACTTTATTTGTACTTCCTTTCCTTCCGGCGTCATATAGAGATATTGCAATACGTGACCTGTTTTCTCAAGTAATTGTCCATATCCCCAACAGTGGTAATAGAAAGGGCCGGAGGTAACAGAGTATTCCCTTTTGTCCGCCAGATCCAAGGACACTCCTGTCTCTTCCCAACTCTCTTTCTCCACCCGATCTTGATTCTTCCATCTACTCCCTCAAACTTTATTTTCCACCACGGTCTGTTCCTGCACACGGAGCATGTAGCTCCCGGCCCGTCTCCGCAGTATTCGTTGGGAACCTTTTCTATCCTTTCCCACTTGTCTCCTAACAGTAAAAGAAAAGCTCTGAGTTTATCTTCTTCCATGTAAAATTCCTTCTGTGAAAAGAATACTCCCCGCGGTCTTGATCCTGATCTTTCTTCTGCTCCCAGCGGAGGGTTTCTCTTTGCGGAAATTCCTGTGTGAGCCGGTGTCCTACATACGGAATACTCTATCAGGAATCCGAGGAGAGGTCAATACCTGTATCTTTGCAGTTCAGCAAAGCAGGAAATAATACTCAACCATTTAAATTGTTTCTCTGACAGTAGGATCAGGAAGTTTGGGGCGTAGTCTATACTGGAAGTCCGTTACAGAGACAGAAGGAGAAGCTTCCACGAAGTCCAGAAAAGGACAATCCTGTTCGTAAACATCCACTTCTCCGGAAATAAGCTTTTGTTGTATCTGCTGTCCTAAGCTTACCAACGTAAGTTCTGTTATAGGTTCGGGTTGGGGAAATCCAGGAAGGGTGTAGCGGGCAATTTCTGTTCCTCCGCGGCGGCATATAAGCTCTCCAGAAAGGATCCTTCGGGTAAAAGGGTGAGCATCAGAAAAAGTATATACACTCTCTACCTCTGTCGGCTCCGAAAACTTTACACATTCATTGTTTCCAAGCCAATGTTCGTTCCAAAGCCTTGTTCCAGGACATCCTTCATCAGACATTCCCAGAAGAGCGTCCACGCTACAAACTTTACATACATCTCCCCAAGTATTGCGTCCTATGTTCGTATACTCCCACGTATGTTTACTCATACAGCTCCCGGAGTTCCTCCTCGGACATCTTCCACTTCCTGCATTCTTTCAAAAGCTCTTCCAAGTTCTTTCTTGCAGGAGTAGGATCTTCTCCTGGATAAGTGTTGGTACGGGCAATATACTGCATAAGCCACGCTGTAAGTTCTAGGACTTGGTCGTGGGTGATCTTGTACCAAAAATTTTCCCGAGGATCTCCGCCGGGAGTGCAGGGAGACAATTTGAATTCCAACTGCCCGTACTTGTACGGAAAAATCTCTAGTTTACCCGGCTTCCACGGAAGACAGGATATTTCAATAGATCCCCGGTTGAAGCCTCCCATTTATCTTCTTTATCTTTCACTGACTGTACCTCTCGATAAGAGAGTCTATTCTTTCCAGAGCCTCCGGGAGTTCACACACGCTTAGATCATCGTCCGATGTCAGGTCAGAAAACTGAGAGAACAGTCTATCATCTTCTCCAGGACACAAATCCAAAACTTCCCCTGCGTGTTTCCAAATATTCTTGTTGTGAAAGAGACCGTCCGGATAGAGGAAACACGCAAGCCCTGCAATACAGCAAGCAGTTCCGCAGGGAGGAAGAGCATATTCCTTTGCAATATTCCGTAGATCCTCTGCGTAATCTACATCAAGCCTCCAAGGATTACTCCACATAACTTCCATATCGAAAAACTCCGGGTCCTGTTCGAGGACAGAGCGAATCTTTTTAGTCTCTCTACGTTAGCCACTGTATTTCTCCTTCCATCCCCTCGATCTCCAGTTCTTCTATCTCCCAACTCCCTTTCCCCCAATGCCCTTTGGCATCCAACTCTTTGGACCTGCGAACGGCGGAGTCCTCGGAGGTGTGAAGGGAAACAAGTTCCTTTATGTTTCCTGTTTCGTAGGTGTTACCCCAAAACCCGAACAGTCCCCAAACTTTATTTACTTCCATAGATTCCACTCTCCTTTGAATACAGAAATCAAAAGCAGAATACCCTCCGGGAACGAGTACTACTGTCAAAGGATATCATTCGAACATGTCAGGTAAATACTTAGGAAGAATTACCCCACCGTCTAGATACAGGTTCAGCCCCACTTCCGTCATACCTACGCCAACAAATGCTCGGCAATTTCTGTACGCCTCCCGGAGGCGTCCTTTTGCTTCCTGTTTTTCAGACAGATCATTTTCTTTTCTTGGCATTGTTCTTGGCTCCACCGGGTGCTGTATTACCTGTATTCATGTTCTTTACCGTAAGGGAATACCCTTCAAAAAATCTAGGAAAATGTTCCTTCTTTACTCTACCTGGAAGAAGGTACAAAGTCAAGCCATACTCCTCCGGGACCGCTTCCGTATTTCGAACCTGCTCTATACACCCGTAAAGGTTACGGAGATGGTACAGAGCCTCCTGGCGGCGTTGCAGAAGGGTTTGCTTGCTGTCTCCGGACATTCTCCTCCTTTATCTTCTCCAGGGCGGCCGGAGTAAAGGTACATCCAAAAGGAACAAACATAAGGTTAGGTTTCCCTTCGGCATCCCGAGCGGCGGAGTTCGCCGCAGCGGCCTGCTGCAAAGTCAGGATCATATTGTGTACAGGTACAACTCCTTCTTTCGAGGCAGCATAGGTTTCGGGGAAGTTGCGGAGACTTTCCTGCCTTACAGCCTCAAACCCATACATGACGTTGGAGATTGCTTGAAGAAGTTTCTGTTCTGTTTCTGTCAGCACTCTTTTCTTTCCTCGAAAAATGCATACAAAGATCTCTCGTACATTCCTGAGTATTCTTCTGGAACCCAGGATGTAGGCTCTCTTCTCTGTTTCTCTTGATTCAGTCTCTTTTGGGCAAGTTTGCGTAGGCTACGCAGCCTCTCTGGCGCCATCTGCCGGGCTGCCCGGAGCAGATACTCTATTTCCTTCTCTGCATCAATCATTCTCTGGACACCCCTCGCCGCAACCGCAAGAAGTGCCGTAACACATAAATCCCTTATCTTCAAAATCTACCAACAAGGAGAGAAGGTCTGCATCCCGTTCTTCGGAGTTGAAATCATAATAAGAATTGAATACTTTAGCCTCAAAGGGTTTTCCTGTGTATTTGCAATCCCTGATATATATACCTGCTCCTTTTCCGGAAGCGTAGCCTTCATTAAATCCCATAAAGAAAGCGTGGCGCATCAGATTAATAATATTTTCTCTGTTTTCCATGTCACTTCAGCCTCTGATCCATTTCATCTTCGTAGGAAGTAATAAACTCAAATACCACGCGTATGGCTTCTATAATCTCAGCCTCGGAATGTTCCACTCCCGGCTCCAGAAACCATTTCTCTTCCAGCTTTGATACAAGAAACTCAGTAATTCCTCCTCCCATCACAATCTCCCCGTCTCCGCCTTGAGTTCGGGAAGTTTCTCCGCAGGAACCCGCCGGGAGTCTAGACTCCACCGGAGCGTTGCAGTACAAGAGGAATACTCGTAGGAAGGAAGGATTCCATATTTGGCTTGCAAATACATGAGCACAGCCTTTGTGTACAGGAGTGTGTATGTTTCCTGTCCTAGTCTCCTTACGGCAACAGGTACTTCCTCTCCGCGCCGGAGTCTTTGTTCCGCTTGCACAGCAGAAGTGTACACCGGGCGGGAGTATATGTAAGATACAGGTATTAGGTCCATTCCATCTCCTTTAACTTCCAATCCGAAGCTATTTCCACAATCTTCTTTGTTTCGAACCTCCATATCGTATAGGAATTTTGGTCCCAAGGGAACCCCTCGGAGGATAAATTCTGGATACAGCGGTAGTAATATGCTTGGTCGTGGACGGAGTTATCTTTCATCTCCGGCGCGAAATCACCTACTGTACTCAAATCTGTTACAAGTGCGTCCGGGTGTTCCAGACATTCCATAACTCTGTCTACATAGTCCTGGAGGGACTTTACTTCGTTTATGTTGAATACGTATCCCATGCTCTCTCCATCATCTCTTCTAACTCAGGAAAATACTCCATAAGGCTAACATTTTCGTGGTCTTCTTTGAATCCGTAGAAGTCGCAAACTTTTATAAAATTTACACCGGTAAAAAATCGTGCTTCCAACCACTCCTCCTTCTCTCGGAGCCAGTCGATGGATCTATTATCCACCATTACAAATCTGTTCTCTTTGAAGGTCGGCGGAGGAAGCCCCCCTCTGAGGCTCTCTTCTTTAGGACTTCGACGACCCCGTCTTTCCAAGTCTTAACCCGGTTAACAGGCATAAGTTCTTTAAGTTCCTCTTTCAAGTTCATTTGATATCCTTTAAGATATAAATATCCGATTTGATGTCTTTTAAGGTATAAGTTCCAAGAAACTTTCTCTTTCCTATTTACTTTCCATAGAATATAGGTTAGCATAACATGCAGGAAAGCACAAGAGCCGCCGGGAGACATTTACAATGTTCGGATCAAGTAAGTACTTCGATTACAATGACCTTTATGCCCGAAAACAAGGAGAACCAAAACAGGTGAGTATGAACAACCCGAGTAAGTTTGAACTTCAAACACACATTACAGGACTCCGGGAGGCGGAGTCCCCTCAGAAAGCTTACGAGTATTTTGCTTCTATGTGCAATATATACGACAACGGAGGAATGCTCCGGGCGCACTTCGAAGAACTTTGCTTTGTAAAGGAGAAGAAGTTTGCAGAGCTCCGCGACAATCCTCCTCAAACCCCGCCGGAGTGGAAACAAAACCCAATATATGCTTAGAACAAAAGGACCTTTAAAGGTCCTTTTCGTTTTCTTGATTCTGTTCTGGTTGGTAGCCGTTAGTTTCGGGTTCTGTTGTGTATCTATCTCGAATAAGGAGGATCTCCGGTCGGCGGCAGAATGTTCCTATTCCTTCCCATACTGCCTGCCATTTAGCATAACTGTTAGTTAGGAGAAACAAGACAAGTAGGATAAGGGGTATACAACCCTTCTCCATTCTTGATGCTGTCTACGGCCTGCTGGATCATCTCCGGCGTGAGGTCACCGGAGAGATATTCATCCTTATCCTTCATCTACTGCCTCGGTGACTTGGAAAGTAAACCTGTCGTCTCCTTCCTTATCTTCTTCCAGGAAAGGATCGACGCAAATTTTGATCTTCTCTTCTGTATCCCAAAAGTTCTTCTCCGCGGCGGAGTCTACTCCCGGATACAGAGCTGCAAAAAGGGTCGGAGAGCATATGACCATAGGTTCTTTGTATTTGGACAGTACCGTCCAACACTTCTTCCACCAATACGCAGTCTCTCTACTTACTTCCTGCATATGGGTTTAATCCTACTAGCCTTTCTCTGTCCCATAGTATCTCTATTCCTTCTTTCTCTATATCTACTTCGAACCACTTCTCCGCCTCGTTCTTGCTCATTCCTACCATGGAACATAGATCTTCCTTGGAAAGGTCGCCGGAGTCATAAATTGCCAGAACGCGGGTGTTCCAACCTCCTAAGTAGCACAAAGCTCTGTCCGGAGTACAGGACAGAATGCTCGTAGCTTCTGCTACCTTACTTGCACTTAGGAGACGATGGTCTCCTGTATAGTCTTCGACGAATAAAATAGGCATAAACGGATTCTAACATAGACTTCCCAAAATGTCAAAAAACCCTGAAAACAGGGTCAAAAAGAGGTTTTTTCCATGTATTCGCGGGAGAAAAGGCTTGAAAACAGCTTTTTTCCTATTTCTATGATTTTCTCTATGAGTATGTGTTCGACAACAAGAACAAGGACAGAACGGAGAAGTCGGAGCATATGAACCTCCGGCGGGAGTTCGAAATTATGGAAGTTGAGACCAGTTGCTGTACGCAATCATGTTCGCTTGAACCGCAGTGGCGTTGTTGATAATTGTCTGCACCTGCGTAAACGCGTTGTACGGGTTCGGAAATTGAGGATTCTGCGGAGAAGTCTTTATTTGAGTAACAATGTAGTCGCGGAGCAAACCGCAGGCAATGTCCATTGTCTCAATTTGGGAAAGTGTCTTCTCGTTGTGGATTGCCATCGCAGATGTCTCCCGGCGGGTGTGTCTCAACCGGAATTTTACCTGAGTTTACATATCCTAAATAAAGTCTTCCCAACTCCCGATATTCCCACCCTAGCCAACATAACTCTTTTAGGAAAAAGGGTTTTATTTTTTCTTCCTCTACCACTGGCTTATCCTCGCGGTATCCCTGATCTTAGGCATAGGAGTTACACTCTTGAAAAGAGGGACTCCGGCATGACTGCGAGGAAGAAACTTTTCCATACCTTGAGCGTGGAGGAAATGGACTTCTAGACCCTCATCGCGGGAGATTACGTTTGTGATCTTGGAATCATTGTCCCAGAACTCCTTTATGAAGCTTGCTCTGGCCGTTGCAAGGGTCTGTTTGTCGAAGGAATTACTTACCCTCTTTCCGTACACCGTCAAGGTCCAACCGTTTTCCTTGCCCTTGGCGTTCGAGATCAAATATCGGGTCTTCCCGGATACCTGTTTGATGTCCTTTATAAGATGCAGTTTGTAGTCTCCGGCGACCTTACAGAGAACAACGTCCCCTACAGAGAACTCCTCTGCCGGAGCAACTGTTACAATGTCGCCGGAGTTGATTGTAGGAGACATACTGTATCCTGTAGGACGGAATCTTACAGTCTGTCCTTTCTGTAACTGTTCTGCAACGTCCTTAAGTAACATCTTTCTCCTTTTTGGAGGGTTTGATCAACCCCGCCGGGTGTTTACCTTTTCCTATTCCGAAGTCTACAACGGGAGTATGGGTGTGGGGGTTTTGGTGAGGGACTTTATGTTCCTTGCGTTTAGGCTCTATTCCCAGTCTCTCTCGGATCATGGAATGGGACTGGCCTACCGGCCAATTTTCTTTGCCTTCAAAGCGCAGCTTTCTCCATTCCTCATATGTCCTTCCCGGAGGGTCTGTTATAGCTTTCTTTTTCAAGAACTTGTCGTATAAAGTAACCCCATCTTTGTAGAGACTGTTTTTGATCAGCTTATCTTCTTTGATAGGCTCCGGGGAGGAGAGAGACTTGATCCGATCCCCCAAAAATTCCTGTATGTTAAAACTCAATTTTTATAATCCTCCTCCTTCGCCGGAATCGTCGGCACTTTCAAGTTCGTCCAATTCTTCTTGATCTGCGGCCTGTCCTTGTTCAGATAATTGCAGTTCTGTTTCTAGGTAATTGCTCAGTCCAGAATCTACTCCTAAACTTCCTACCAGGCTACTGTTCGAAGAACTCTCATCTGTGCCTGTAAAGTAACTACTCCCTCCACTTGATCCTCCTCCAGAAGACGAATAGATCGGTGTTCCCAAATCTTGAGAGTTAACTTCTGCATCTGAGGTCAAAGGTCCTTTTGCAACTCCTGTGGGATATTGGAAATCGGGAAAAGAGGGTAGAGAGTAGGGCAATATATAGTCGTATAGGACTTCTCCTTGAGCTGCGGCCTGGATAGTTCCTGAAACAGAAGAATATTGGGATATTTCCCCTGCCGGTGTGTTTCCAGTTCCATCAGAAATTTGATACAGAGTAATAGTTTCCTTATCTGTGCTTCCTGAATTAGAGACATAATAACTCTCCACCCAAAAACTGTCAACTCCTTTCAAGTAATTTGCAGGAAAAGGCCAAGTCCCCGAAGGAGCAAGGATGGCATCTGTGAAGACATCCGGCGGATTTTGGTTGTTTTCCGGATCTACCGGAACTTCTACATTTGTAATATAAGGAGAGGAGTAGTTCCAAAACTCTATTCCCTCAAAACCCGGAGTCCAAAAGTTCGAAGTAGGGGTGACCGGAGCAGCATTTTGGTAAACAAGCGCAGTGTTTCCTGTAGAAGGAGAACGGAATCCTGTCCACATATAATTTTGGGCATTGGAATTGTAAAGCACATATAGGACGGTAGGAACAAGGGTCTGACCGTCGTCGTAAGTAATGGATTTGTCGGTGAACAACGGAGGTCCCTGTGCCGCGGAATCCATCTGTACCTGCATTGCCCCTACGAAGCTGGCATTTCCTCTTCCGTAGCGGTAGTCTTTTACAAGACCTGCTGTTTGGAGCTGTATGGGGAAAAAAGGACATCCCCCAATACCTGCAAAATCTGCATTAAAAGAAGGAAGACATCCCGGAGATTGTTGATAGCAGAAATTAGCTTCGTCGGGAGTGTTAGTAAATATTACAGAATTTCCGGGGAAACTCGGAATATCCGTACTCTCAAACTGCTCTCCGTCATAATCTGTATTGTCATAAGTGTTTGTTGTCCACATTCCGAAGAAGTCAAGACCCGACCCCACTAGGCCTCCGGCATGTCCAACCTGATTCAGAGAAGTATCTACATTATTGGGGAAAAAACACCACGTTTTATCCCCTTCGGAGTTAGTGTAGGGGCAAAGATAAAAAGTAATAGTCTGACTACCATTTCCCGCTTGATAGATACAACTTGGGCCGCATCCAGGAGGACCACACCCTCCGGCCGGCAGAGGACTGGATGTTCCACACCCCACACACTCGCCTTCGCAACAAGCACAACATTCGAACTCTCCTGATCCCGTAGGTCCTCCTTGAGTGTATATCTCTTTGGTAATTCCTTCGAATTGAAGAGGGTCAACATTACTTGCATCATTTATCGTTGTTATAGGATTTCCATTTACATCAAAAATAGCAACTGGAACTCCCGGATAGGTGTACTGCCCAGTCGGGGTAACAAGAAGAGCTGGATAAAACGGAAAAGTGGGTTCAAATGTTGTATTGTAATTATTGTAAAATACATTGCTCCAGTACCCGTATCCATACCCATGCCCGTCCCCGCATCCCGGAGGTAATTCGTCGGATGGCTGTTGATAATCGTAATTTCCTGTGTCGTTTGTGGTAATGTAGTCGTTGGCTATGGAAAAGGTAGTAGCAATAGAGTAGTTAGCATTGAAATCGACGACATATGCTGTAGAAGTAGTATTGCTACCTACTGGAGTTATGTCAATACTCTGGAGCACGAAGAAGAGGTCACAGTCCTTTGTTCCAATGGAAGAGAATTCAGGCCATGTAGTGTCTCCTGCATTAGGAATTTGATTCCAAAGAAAATTCCAAGCTCTCTCCATTTGAAATAGGGGCACCGAACTATCTAGACCACTCTGAGGAATTCCAGGAGTGGGGTTATTGGCGGTCCAGGAAGTGTCCATTGTTCCACTTCCTCCCATGTTGCTGAAATACATCGTCGGTAGAACCGGCCCCTCACTCGAAACAAAATCGTCTTGAGCATAAGTATAGTTCTGCTGTACAGCAGGAAAGAACCTACTTCCGGCCGAATCTCCTAGTCCAGTTGCCCCAGATCCGTCAGTCTGATAATCTGGGCCTGGTCCTGCGGGAGAGAGGTAATATATTCCCTGAGTTCCAGGCTGTTGAGAGCCCGGAGTATTATAATTGCCGGTTACAGCCTGTGTTATATCTACTTCTCCGGGTCCGGAGATGTCCAAAACCAAAGGAGTATTGTCGGACGAACAGTATTGCCAATTTAGCTTGGGGTTTCCGTCATCATCCGCTCCCAGAGTAAATCCTATATAAAGAACATATTCGACAAAGGTATGGAAAGGATAGAAAGTGGACTGATAGACGGCCCCAAATACAAACGCATTCCCGTCCGCAGAAAATTGAATCTGGATAATGTTGGGAATTTCTGTTCCTGAATTATTTGGTCCGGGCTTTACATATCCCGCTGTTATACAGGGAAGCATAGGAATAGGGTAGAGCTGACTTCCTCCGATTTTCCTTATGAAGAATGTCCCTAAATCTGTTTTATTGTCAGGAGTAGGAGTAAAATCCGGATTAGGAACCCATCCCGCGACGTACCCTGTTTGAGTGGAAGTCAGGATATATTGGATAGGTTCTTGAAGGATTACTTCTCCGTTACATACAAGAGCGACTCCGCCGGGAGCCGGAGACCCGATTGAAGACACCTGCATCGAAGATCCGTCAGGGAAATAGGCAACTGTGCCGTCCGAAGAGAGTGTTGCCATGGAACACCCGCCGGAGTTCGCAATACTTCCTGAACTCTGCGCAAGATTGTTCTGAAGAGCAGCTTTGTTTATGTACTGCTTTGCAAGATATTTTGCAAGATCTTCTGTGTAGTCGAATCCTTCTCCTGCCAAAGTTAGATATTCTCCGCAGAGATGTAAATACGGTCTCCGACCCAGATATCGTCGGGAGACGCGTCCCAAATATTCAGAGACATTATCCCGGTCCTAGGAGTAGGAATCTCTACTTCTACGAACGCCGTTCCTATAAAATCCCTTGCTTTTGCCCCACATTCGATCACTCTCTCTATCCAAACTTCCTGTCCGTTTAAGACAGACCTGGGAGCAAAAGGCTCTGCCGGAGTTCCACAAATCACCAACCCTCTTTTTGGAATAAAAAAGGTTTTTTCTACTTCAAATATAAATTTCTTAGGCATTAAGATTAGGATACTTTAATCCACATCCTTTGTCAAGCTCAGCTACGAGGAGACTATCATCCCGTTACTTACCAAAACTACACTTCCCACATATAGAGGCTTAGTTCCCGCCGGAGGACATTGTTGAGTACTCCCATCAGAGAATTGGATGATGTAGTCTTGGGTACCAGTGAAGTTCCCTGTTGTAGATACAACACTCCCCATTAGCACATTGGAAGTAGAAGTAGTTGCTCCGGCGGACTGTCCTTGGGTAAGTTGGCCGTAAGCAGTTGCGTAGTTTTTAACCGCGGAGCGGGCAATCTGTTCGATTCTTCCCTTGAGAGACATTTTCTTCCTTCTTTGAATCTGAAGCTAAAGCCTAAGCTTCCGGGGTGCCATATTGCGGTGGCGGCACCCCGATTGTATCGTTGTAGCCTGCAAGCTGAAGGAGGTTGACATAGTAGTAATTCTCTGCGTGAGGAACACGCATATATTGTGCAACCTGTATTGTAAGAATACCAGGGAAATTAAAAGACACAGACTCGATAATGCCCTCTACTGTAAATCCTGCACAGGCAGAGGTTGCCGTAGCCCACATGCCCGGAGTAGGAATAGATCCGAAGAAGTAGCAGGAGATAGTTCCTTCGTATACCTTGGTATAGGCAAAGGAGTTGTTGTAGAGAGCCATTTGATTCTCTATTTGCTGGTTACGGAGGTTTATTGCTTCCTGAAGAAGATTGCTCTGATTGTTGCGGGTGACTCCTATCTCTACAATAAAGTCTCCGATGGCAGATAAATTAGAAGTAATATCCGTCATAAGACTATATGGGATAGTAGCTTGAGGAACAATTGCACCTCCGGCACCTCCCTTTTGGGTGTAAGTACAGTATTGATTGGAGAGTCCCGGAGATCCCAAACTTACCCATTGTTCGGGGTTTCCTGTGATCGGATTTGTTCTTCCGCCGGTGCCTGAAGTGGAGGAAAAATTAGGGTTCGAAGGATTTACCAACACATGCCAAAACAACTCTGTTGTGTCCAGGGGTAGATCTGTTACCCAAGTCGGGTCCTCAGAACCGAGAATTACATTCTTGAGTCCGGAAACTCTTTGTACAACAGGGTTGGAATCATCCAAAGAGAAGCCGGGAGTAAATAATTGAGAAGGATCAAATTGAACAGTTATCTGACTTCCGTAGAAGCCTCCGGCATAAACACCTTGAGTTAGATCCAGGTGATAGACGTACTCCATCCCCGACGCAGAGAGAATAGCATCGGAAGGAAGTTCCCACTGCCCAGAAATAAAGTCAGGATAGCAGACAAGGTAGTTGTTTCCTCCGTTCCACCGTAAGGTCCCTCCGAACTGTCCTGCAATAGATTGAAGGGCGGAGATTGCTGTCTCTCCTTGCTGCACTGTAAAGTTCACAAGAGAAAAGTCCGTAATTACCCACTGCAAGTTTACGTTGGCCGCTGTGGCGATTGCTTGTGCAAACCCTGCATAGGTCTGGAGTTGAGTTTCTTGGTAGTAAACCAAGAGAGAATTCGTAAGCATTGCAAGAGCCGTACCTTGCAGAAGAGCGTTTAACTGTTTGTAGACTGTAGGAGAGCCGAATATGCCCTTTGTCGTATATCCAAATTGGGAGTTATTTGCGACCTGCCCCCAATCTGTTATTGTTGCGTTGTACCCAAAAGCCTCGATAGGCTGAGTGAGGTTCTGAGCGTAAGTAGTCGCTCCCACTATAAGCGGCGCGGAGGAAACAACAGTAAAAGTACCTCCGCCTTGGTTTAGCTCGCAGGAGAAGTTAAGGAATGTACAGGAATTTGCTCCGCCGACTCCTACGTTCAACCACCGTATGAAGTTGGAATCTACAGTTATTGTGTCCGGATTAGGAGCAGTAGAAGGATTTGTGGCGTAGGTTGTTCCTCCTAAGATCACCGTAGATTCGAAGGGGTTGCTTTCTACAGAAATAGGCGGAGGGTAATAGGGAACTCCTAATGTAGTAATGTTGATCACCGGCGTTACATCAGACTGTGGAGGCAGAGCCGATATAGAGACCACAGGAGACAGGTTAAACTGTGTGATCGATACGTTTAACGAAGTCAGCGTTGTGTCGTATACTTCGATTGTTCCCCGGAAGCTGTCGTTTTGAGATCCGTCAACAAAGATCTGGGAAGTAATACCTGTAAGGCCGGTTAGAGGATAGACGCCTTGAACCTTGTCTCCGACGGGCATATGCTCGGAAATAAAGGTTGTAATGTTGGAAACAACGGAATCTCCTAAATTCAATGTCTCCGGGTCGGTCTTGATCTTCTGCCAAGCCTCGCCGGGAGGCATAAATTCATGGATGTTGACCTGGATCTTTGTGAACCAGCTATCTCCTAGACTTAGATGTTCCGGGACATGGGAAGTTCCATCGAACAATCCATCATGAGAAGGCTGGAATTCCGAGATATAGGAAGAAAAATCCTTGAATAAAGGCCCTTCTCCTAAAGCTTGGTACTCGTTTATATGCGCTGTAACCTGCGAGGTTACAGTAAGAGCATACTGATATCCGGAAGTCTTAAGGCTGGACGCAGAAGCTGTGCTCCCAAAAGAAGTAAAGTTCTGGAAGGCGGCGGAGTCTTGGAGATAAAGGTTAACAGGAGAGCCGGACGCAGAAGTACCAAAACTTTCATAGTTTTGGTGGACAGGATCTATATTCCAGTGACTTCTCTGCTGCTTGCCTGCCACACTACGTATTGAACCTCGAAGCGTAGAATAGGGCGTTAGCTCCGTCTCCTAGCTTGTAAACAGGCATAAGAGTCTGTCCGGTGGGTACACGATATGTACCGGGAAAGCGCATGTATGTGTCCCACTCCACAAAGCAATCCCCAATGCCAGGGTCGTTTGCAAGGATAACTCTCCCCTGCGCTACACCGGAGATACTGTTTCCCGGAGGAATGTTAAATGTCTCTGTTGTTGTTCCTCTGGTTGAGACGTTAAACACCGCAAGAGTTTTTTGGCTGTTATCTATCCCGAATCCCATTGCATAATTTTGGGATAATCCTATAGTTATGGGGGGTTGATTGTTCGACCAATATATCTGACCCCGGCAGCTTCCTGGCTGAATTGTGAAGTCTAGTTCCGCGACTATACTGTTGTTTCCTACAGCAGATATGCCGCTTAGCACCGCAAGAGTCTCGCCGGAGGCGCCAGAGCACAAAGTAATTCCGTTCGTATTCCCTCCTGCAATTGTAGGAGAAATAGGGATTTGGGTCTTTGTTGACCAATCTAAATAAAACAACATTTGGTTGGTAGATACTAGCAACATATTGTTGTCGTAAGCAAGATTGGTGATAGCGGTCAATGCGTTCAAAGGAGCACGTACAGCAGGAAGTACGAGGGAGTAACAATCCTGAACAACTCCGTTCACATCTATTTCGTAGATATATCCATCCAGAGTCCCTATGAGCCATCTTCCTGGGGATTTGAGGATTATGCAGTTGCACTGATCGCCCGAATACATGGGAAGGGTGAAAGATTGAGCAGTAAATGTATTTGTGTTAAACTGCTCTATGGTCTTGTCGCCGTTAGGGATATAGAAGACAATCCCTGTAGAGGGATCAGCGGAAACAATCTGTCCCCGAGCAGTACTGGAGTTTAATCCTGCGGTTACACCGGTAAATACCTGTGAGGCAGTAAGAGTCAAAGTTACAAGTGCTATTGAAGTATTGGAACTGCTTACAACCACGGCCGAGGACGAGTTTACAATAGAGACTCCGGCGGGAGTGAATCCTAACGCAGAAGATGCCTGAAAGACACAGGTATTGGAATATGTGCGAATAGAGTTAAGATTGTTCTCTACAAGAACAATCTGTCCGTTGTATTCATTCCATACCCCATCTCGTGGGGTGTAGGAAGGAAGAGTTGTAGAAGCAGACATTGTGATCACGCAGTGAACTCCCTTATATCCCACTCCGTCCCGGCTTGGTTTATTCCTAACTCGATGTAGTTCCGGTCGTTTGTGCAAGGAAGGTTGATAGGTCCAGCCGACACCATATAAGCATCGTATTCTACGCAGGCCGTCCCTATTCCGTCGTCGCGAAAGCGAATAATTCTCTGATTTACATAACTTCCTGGAGGGTTTTGGGAAGCAGAAGGAACAGTAGTCTTCTGGGAAGAGGTAATATTGTAAATCCGAAGAGCAGGGTAAGTGTTGGTAGTGGAGTTGGAACTCCAAGCATAGTTAAAAGTGTTCTCTAGCCCTACTGTGTAACACCCGCCGGAGTTCTCTATTCCTATTTGAGAAGAGAATACAGGATACCCCTGTTCGAAGTAAATCTCGGAGATAAGACCAAAACCGTCTCCGGCGGCATTGCCTAAGATTGCAGTTCCTGAAGAAGATTGGCATAGAACTGGCTTCGATGCAATGGATATGTAAGAAGAGACCGGAACAGCAGTAGGCCAGGTGTAAACATACATTGGTCCGTTCTGGGTAATGGCGCATACAGCAGAAGTAGTCGGACAGTAAGAGAGAGTTTGGACTTGGACAGTAGGGATAAGGGAAGAAGGAGCAACAACAGCAGAAGAAGGGAGAACAATTGTGTTGAGGATAGCTCCGGCGGAGGATATTTCATATATCTTTCCTTTGTTCGTTCCTACAAGCCAAGTGTTGGAATCAGGCTTCACAATCACACAGTAAGCAGTATCCGTCCCCCAACTCCCGCCGGAGGGAGTGACGGGTAAGCAGGTGTTATTTGCAGAATTTATAAGTTGGATCTTTCCTGCTGTGTTATCCGTTGCAAGGGCAAATCCTGTTGCAGGATTACCTGCACATTGTTGGTGGGTTGTAGTACTTCCGTTAGTAGCGGCTGCGCCGGTGGTAATTCCCGCCGTTGCGTAGGTTGTGAGACAAATAAGATCGAATCTGTTGCTTCCAGAGTAAGAAATACATGCCGTTGTAGGAGCAATAAGGGTAATGTCCGAGGGAGTAGATCCAAGAAGATTTGCAGTGCTGGAAGCAGTTTGAGTAAGATAAGTAAACTCGTATTGCCGGAATTTAGGTTCCGATGTAACCGTATATATGTTATTTCCTGAGGCACAGACACCTAAGAATCCGTAGTTTCCCGCTACAGGAAAGATGTCTCCGCGGAGAGTAAGCATAAACTGCCCTCCCGGATTACAGGTAGATCGTAACTACCGCAGTTACTTGATTGGTAGAAGATTTGAAAGCCGGAGAAGGATCAATGTAGTGGTTGTACATTGTTCCCGAAGTTCCCACAGGACTTCCCGGCAGGGTGGTGGAGGTGAACAATCCGTACTCGTTGAAGGTAGTTCCGTTGTTTCCGTCGGAAGAGGTAAATATTGCCTGAAGAACAAGTTGCTGATAAAAAGAACACGTTCCTACAATCGTTGTCTGAGTTTGGATGTCCGAAGGAGAAGGAACATTTCCGCTAGAGTCCGTGACCGTTTTGCGGGAAGGATTGCCTATGAGTTCGTAAGTGAGACGGGTATCTGTAACAGCAGCAGCAACGGCGGAGGCACCTACTCCGAGGTAGTAGAAACCTGTAGTTCCAGAAGCAGAGGGAATAAACCCTGTTCCTAGAAGCTGACTCCGCCCGGTGTTTACAACAAGGTTTGTTCCGTGGGATTCGTGAACAACGTCTCCCACAATATCCAGCGTGTCCCACGCTCCGGAGATAGGATCAAAAGATTGGGTTGTTCCCAGCACTTCCCGTGTGTACACGTCCCACTTGACATAAGAGGGGGCTGCGCCGGTGGGAATTTTCGAGGAATCTACCGAAGGGTCGTCTATATACTGTACGTCTGCCAATTTATCTATCTCTCTTCCTTTTCCTACTGTTCGACCCTATTCTATCCTTGACACCGGCGAACTTTAGAGATAAAATATGGGTCCGGGTGTAGCTCAGAGGAAGAGCACTTGCTTTGGGAGCAAGGGGCCAAGATTTCGACATTCTTTACTCGGATAGTGTAATGAAATAGCGCTACGAACGAGCACTTACAGCGCAGAAACGTTGCAATCCTAGATTGTATAGGTTGACCGGAGTGTTGTTCGCAGCATTCACGGGAACTGTCATCTGTATTACAAAAGGATACCCACAAGCAAAGATCAATTCCCCGGCGGCATGTCCAAAAGAGAACCCGGTGTTTTGAATAGAGAGTTGGGAAGAGACGGTGTTTACCAGCGTCACCTGTCTTATCTCCTGTGTAATTCCACCGGGGTTGATCAGGATATACTGAGCGGGAAACCAATTCTGTGCAATATTTGCAACAGTTATCGTAGATGCGGCTGCACATACAGTAGTAGATAAAGTAGTCTGAGCATCGAGCGGAGGAAGATACAGAGGTGCGCCGGTTGCTCCAAACGTCAGAGCATTCCCGTTTGCATCCGCAGAAGCCATCTGTATCCAACTTGTAGAGATACCTCCGCCGGAGATGAGGTCTACAACAGAGATTTGAATGCCGTGGTAGTAAGGAAAGGGCTCGTACTTGTAATTGTTGATTGTGGAAGGATCGCAAAGCCAGCAATCTGTCTGACCTACAAGAGGCGTAGCCACCCCTGGAACCACGGGCTGATCAAAAGCAGATACTATAACCTGGGTAATTCCAGGAGCAACTACTTGAGTACCAGCCGCCGGAGTCGAAGCCAGAGTAAAGGTAGACGCGGCGGAGTTGGTTGTAAAGCCCCCGTTGAATTGATAATACTCCACATTCCCGGCTTGGATTGTTTGCCCTAACCGTGAGGTAGGTTTATTCGATAACTTATATGTAGCCGTAGGAGAGGAAACAAACGTATCCGTAGGATCAACTTGACTTGCCAAGTTAAAAGAATCTTGGACATAGAAGTTTAGTCCTACATTAGCTACTGACACCGGCGGTTTACCTTTCCTTGTTTCTATCTACTGCAAGTATACATATTCGCCCGGAGACAAACTGTTTCGCTCTTTTGCCCTGTTTTACCGTATGGTGAAACACCCGGAAACACCCGATTCCACCGAACTAATCTGTGCCTTGCGAGGATATTACCCTATTCTCTATTACCATCTCGAAGTCCTGTAAGACAGTTGAATTACTCCCTCCCGGAACTTGAGATTCGTAGATAACCCCGCCGGTGAAAGAAGATATCAGAAGATTGTTTTCTGTTTGAAAAAGAGCAGGGCCTGCCATAGACACTCCGGTGGTGGTGAGATATGAGAAATCTAAAGGTTGGAGGGTATCAACAAGAAAAGAGTAGGAGACAAACATGTTGAGTTCCTGAAGGTACAGATCAAAGGCATTAAGCAAGTCGCAGTGATAATTCCAGATCTGGAACAGATTTCCTATGTCTGTCTCTGTGTTGGCAGCTCCGCGGAGAGTATAACGGGTGATGTTAAAACACTGTTTTATGTTCCCGATGTTTGCATCGTCCGGACCAAGAGGTCGGGGGGAGTCGTTTGTACAGGTAGAAGCCAACTGTATAAGCTGACCTCCGAAAGCAGTAACGATAAGGGGAAGTGCTCCGGTGGAAGTAGGAGCTTCCTTAAGCTTTACATTCGAGAATTCCAACCTATCAAAATTCTGTCGAAGGAAAGTGTAGGAGAGTTCATCCACATATAAATTCGCAGACACAACGGGACTCAGAGTAGAAATTATTTTGATATTAGACGCGCGGGGGGAGATAGGCATAAAATTACGTACTCGCTCCGGCAAAGGATGTCTGTAAAGAGTTTTGAATTGCGTATTGAATCATAGAGGGGAGCTGACCCAAGATTTGATTGGTCTTGGAAGCTTCCTGAGCAGCGGCTGCGTCCGGCTTGGCCTGCTGAGCAGCAGGGTTAGAGAACTGGAAACTGCTGTTCATAAGGTTTGTGTTTGCTTTAGGCAAAGCGGGGGCGGCGGGGCGGAAAGTATCCGAAGAGTCTCCAAAAGCTCCAAAAAGGTTCTCTGCAAGCTCCTTCCTTCCGTAAGAAGGGTTGTATCCTGTAAGCCCTGCTCCAGGGAGCTGTAGAACTCCGGCGGCAACTGCGCTTCCAATATTGTTCCTGGGAACACGTTTTAAGGAACTTATCTTCTGTACCTTACTTCCCACCGGCTCTCCTCCGGGGACTCCCAGATCGGATAAATCTTGAGTTTGGGTGTCCAGATCTCCTACAACCCTGTCCGGATTAGAGAAATCCTCTATCTGTTTTTGAGCATCTTTTACAAGATTGTCCACAGAGCGAACAGGTTCAAAATTTCCAAGGGGGTTGGCAACTTGATTGCCTTCCTGTGTAAACCCAGGAATATTGCCTATCTGTGTTTGTCCACCGGAGAGAAGAGGATTTGCAACCTGTGCTCCGTCAAAAGAGAATCCGGAGATATTCCCTGCATCTGTAGCTCCCGTAGCCAAAGGATTTACAACAGATTCTCCGTTGAGAGAAAATCCAGGAATAAGATTGCCCCCAGCGGCAATTGCCGGAGTGCCCTTTCCTCGCAGATCTACAGGATTCTGTTCTGCAAGTCTTCGCAGACTTTTATCCGGATCAGCTTGAGTGAAACTCTCCAGCTCCTCGATAAAGAGTCTCAAAGCTTCGACGGAGTGATCCAGTTCTTCAGAAAAGCTGTCTACAGCACTCTGTGCATCTACAACCTTTTCTTGAGCATTTTCCTGATCCTTTTGCAGTCCGAGTTGGAAAGAGCCGGAAAGACCGGGGGAGACTTGACCGGAAACACCAAAGGGAGCAGCTCTATTTTCTCCCGGATGTCCGGTCTCCGCCCGGAGTTGATCGATTTGAGCAAGGATGGAATTACCCTTGATTGCGTTAATATCCTCATCCGTAACATCCAGATTCAGTCCTATACCGGTAGATTCCGCATAGCCTCCTTTCTTGTAGGATTCAATAGCATTTGTAAGCTGTTCCTCTTTGGAGGCATAAGCAGCGGCGGATTTAGAGGCAAGCTCGTCTAGCCCAGCTTTTGCTTGATCGAGGGAGGTATTCAAACTCTTGAACTTGTTGTCTGTAGAAGTAAGAGTGCTGTTTAGTTGCCGGATTGCATTCGAGAGTTGATGGGAGTTCTCCAACTCCTGTTTGTCCTCGGATATGTCACTCCTAAGGCTTTCTCTACTGTTCTTTCCGTATATTTTCTCTTTGTCAGATATGGAATTCTGAAGCTCAGAGCGTTGCAGTCTATCTCTAAAAGAAGAATTCTCGTCTACTGCGGGAAGAGAGGAGAAAGCTTGTTTGAGATCATCTAAAGTAGATTTCTGACCTGCAAGCCTATTATTTCGCAGAGTACGCAACTCCCGGAGACCTCCGTTATCTCCTTCCCCCAGAAATCCAGTATCTATATTCTTGGATTTCTCCGAAAATTCGGAATCTAGGTTTTTGAGAGTCTCGAAGGCATTCTTGAGTTGTGCCTCAGGCACCCCTTCTTCTTGAGAGATATTGCGAGATATTATCTCCCCTGTCAAAGGATTACGGGAAATTCCTCCGGCCGGAGCATTGAGGGCTTGGCGAATTGCATCGTTGTAAGCAAGTTTATATGTAGGAGAAGAAGAAGTTTCCTTGTCTAGATAGTCAGAAGGGGATTCGTCTCCGCCCGCTCCGGCTTGCTGGAATAAACTCTTGAGGGCGCCAGAGAATTTCTGTTGAGCTTCAAGAGCAGGTTTTACAACACCAGAGAATTTCTCTATTGCTCCGTCTAGGTATTCTCTGAGTTTCTGAAGTTGAGGGTCTGTTTTGTCTCCCAGCGAAGTTAATCCTTTCAGATCTTTTGCAAGAGATAAGGCGGTCTCAGGTCCAGGGTTTTTGCTAAACTCCGCAAGATGTCCAGGAAGAGAGACAGCGCCGGAGACACCGGAAGTAAAGTTTTTAACAGATTCCAGCACACCTGCAAGGGCACTCTCAATACTTGAAGCAAGCTTGCCCAAAGCATCGCCCAGAGCTTCTGCATCCTCGGTGAGTTTCTCATCCGTTAAAACATCTACAAGCTTCTTGAGCCCATCAACTTGGGAATCCAGGAGTTTGTCTCCGAAGGCTGTCAGCAGCTTATCGAACACTCCGGCAATAACTGTTAACTGTCTGCTTCCAGTAGACGTCTTGGAAAGAGCGTCTTGGAAGCCTTGCAGGGATTTTGTAAGCTCATCTATATCTTCGGAGGTTTGAGCATTGGCCAACTTCTCTATAAACCCCGGCGAAGCAGTGTTGAGAGCAATACCTAGCTCCGTCCTACGGGCCGCGGAGGTATTTCCGGAAGAAAGATCTTCTACATCTTTTAGATATCGAGTAGGGTTTTGAGCAAGATCCGGTCTAAGGACCTGAGAGGTCGCTCCTAAGGCTCCTGCAAGCTTTCCGAATTGCTGTGCGGATATACCAGGCACGCGAGGGACAAGTCCTGTTGCAAGACCCTGGGCTACCGCTACTTCGCTTTGTCCGGCGATACCGAAAGGAAGTAGATTTTTCCTGGCTTCCAATTGGAATTCTCTTGCTCTTTGAGTTTGGAGAGCAAATTGATCCCCTCCGGCAGGAGACGCAATTTCCGTTGTGTTGTTGAGCACAGCTCCTATAGAAGTAACAGACTGTTGGAAAGCTTTTCCAGCCTCTGTTGCACTTCGGAAACTCTCAGTTAGTTGATTGAAAGTCTCGGAAAGTTTCTCTCCGGCGAATTGTCCAGCCAAAGATCCTATAAGACCTCCACCCGGTCCTCCAATTGCGGTGCCTACTACACTTCCTGTAACACCTCCTAACTTACCTAGACCTCCCCCGCCTCCCACAAGGAGGGAAAAGAGAAGATCACGGGTAGAAGATTGATCGAATCTTTGTGCTAGGTTAAGAGGGTTTCTGTTTCCTAAATGTGCGAGATCTTTTGGAAGGAGATTGTTGTTGAAAGCCGCGTTTTTAAGAGCTTTTTCGCGGGGAGTGAAAAGAGAACTTCTGTAGAACTCTTCCTGTGCCCGCTCTATATTTCCTTGTCTTAGGAAATCCTTTCTTTCCTGAATTTCTATCCTTCGGGCGTCTTGAGGAGATTGAGGCGGAGGAATAAAAGGTCCATTTAAATATGCTGGATTTATAGGAGAAGGAATAGCATTTGCGGCTTTACCTAAATCCCTATCTATAATATTTTTCCTGGAAGCTATTTTCTCCAGTTGAGGGCGTAGGGAGCTAAAGTTGTTATCGTCGTTCGATCCGTTCCCTCTTCCTCCATATCTTTTTCGGATAGAGTCCAATACATCCTGCCTCTGGGCAGATTCGATATCTGCTTGAGATAAATCGGGAATTGCAGCGAGGGTGTCCTTTACATTCCGAGCAGAGAGCGGGCCGGAGATACTTCTTAGAAAGGAGAAATCCTGATTGTCGGTCTTGGCATATTTCTTACGTAATTCTCCGAGGACTTTATTTCTTCGCTGAGCTCCCACATCCGCAGGAGACTGCTCAGGTATGGCTCCCAAAACGGCTTTAGGAGACACAGAGCCCAAAACTCCGGAGAGTTGAGATTTAAGTCCGGACAAATCGGAGGAATCTGACTTCCCATACTGTTTACGGAGAGCCTCTGTAACAGCCTTCTGTCTCAATACATCTACATCGGGATTTATGGGAGAAGAATTTTCTCTTGCACGGAGAAAGCTATACAGATTTCGGGAGTTGGCCTGTCTCTCCGGGTCATCAATAGGCTTGCGCTCGTTGAATCTAGTTACAGATTGCTTTGTAGCTCTGTAAAGGTCGCGGGAGTTCTTTGCTCTTTCCTGAGAGTTAAGAGAAGGTTTATCTAAATATCCTAGCTCTCGAAGCTTCGCTTTATCATTGTTAGACAAACTTCCAACATCCGAAATCCGAGAACGGATGAATTTGTCGTATTCCTGTTGGTATCTTTCTATTTGTCTTCGGTCATACTCTGCAACAGACTCCCCTTTCTTGGTTTCTATAGGGTTTGGGGGAACAGGAATATTTCTAGGAGTACGACTCCGGGAGCTTCCGTCCGAAGTCTTTAGATTTATCGTAGCCCCATTCTGTATCAGATCCTGGAGTTTGGACCAGTCCGATCCTCCTATTTTCAAGTTTATGTTGACTGTTATGGGCTTAACAGATAGAGCCTTGAGTTCTTGATATCCTTCTCCGGCAAGAGATATTCCTGTAGGAACAGAGAAGCCTTTCTTGAGAGCTTCTATCTTTGCAAAGTCTCCGGTGAGGCTTACCGGGATATTTAAGGTGTTATCGTCGGCCACTTACTTTAGTACCTTCTTGTACTGATCCAGGAAGTACTTCTTTCCTAACTTCTCCCACCCCGCCGTCTTGCTCCGCGCCGGAGCAGAGGGAAAATCTACCCAGTTATCTGAACTCCTGGATCTTTTGAGTCGAGTGTCCTGAAGATATTTAAATTTGTCTTCTGCTCCCCCAAAAGCTAGTAAAGTAGAAGATATAGGTTTCCCTCTTCTACTTCCTTGATGCTGAAACTCCTCCAAATATACCTCCGCAGAGGTATCCGAAGTAAGTTTGTAATCTATTCCTGCTCGAAGCTCGCCGGTGTCTATAGGTACTGCCGATTGGAAAGCACGGGTGCAGTCCAAAGCAAGATTGTCTAAAGTCCTTCGAAGACGGGTTTTGATTGCCGTGCCGTTCTTCCGCAGGATTCCAAAGTCCTGTTGGGCGGCCGGAGTCAGTTTTATTGTGTAGAGCTTACGGGACAAGACAAAAATACCTCTTTTTCAGAGGTATTTTACACATTCCCTATTTGACTTCTAGAATCACACTGTTACAAGGAGGAGTAGTTCCTTCGGGTATAGAAATTCTTACTACCCGTAAGGACTCCGGCGGAGTCCACCTGATATGTCTGATTCTGTCTTTGAACCGAGCGCCGGAGCAATCCATTATGTCTGTATATACATCATCCCACACTTGAGAGCGCACATCCAAAGGAACTTCTCCCTCGTAAGAACGGGCGGAGTAACCTATATCGAAGCTGTCCACAATACTTCCGTCGAAGGAAGGATCGGCGGAGTTAAGACATTCCTGGAATCTACTTTCCTCCATTATCCGTCTGTCGGATAGGAAATAGACTTCTGTTCCATCTCTCCAATCACATCTTCGGCCCTCAATGTACCCTACGTACTTCAAAGGTTCCAAAAACTCAAAAGTGTAATCTCTCCGAGCTACTGCGGATATTTCGTATCTGGATACTACTTTGATCCTGTATTTATCTCCGTCCGAGTCTACGAAGGTGGGCATAATTCTTCCCTTTTCATCTCTAATCCTGATTATCGAAGTCTTTGGTAGACTTGAATTTCTCTTCTAGCATCAGTCGGATGTGATAGTCGCGGATATGAAAAGTAAGCTCTGTTACCTGACTGTACAGTTCTCCTATGATTTCATAAAGTTGCGACATACAGAATATTGCATCCGGATCTTCAAACTTGTGAATATTCTTTTGAAGGCTAGCGCCGAGTTTTCTAAGAGAACGTCCTTGGGAAATAGCTCTCAGCTCTATTTTCTCTAGTCCGCCCGGTGTCAGCATGAGAACGAGCCCACCATAGCCTTCTGGATTGCCTCTTGGATAAGAGTCGGGAGTTTTTCTATGAACTCCTGTCTTCCTCGAAGATCTACTGCCTGTTCATAAAGCTTACTTTCTTTACGGGAAACTCCTATCTCCATTACAGTAGCGCTGGAATTTTGAGGAATGAAACGAGAACATTCTACGGACACTACTTTAAAATTGATTCCGTTCCGGACAACGTTCAGAAGTTCACAGTTACTGCTCCAACTCAGATCCTCTACTTTCCCTAAAGAAAACCAAGTATCTACGTCCTCTGTTGTAAACTTACCTTCAGAGTAGGAGTCTTTCCCTAATACATGGAAAAAGACTTCTTCTGCATCCAAAGGGAGTTCGGCCCTTAAAAAACTATTTTCGGATCTTGATTTAGCAAGTCTTACAATATTTACTCCCATTCTAGTCTTCTCCCCCGAATAACTTTCCTAGTGCAATCAACAAATACAGAAGTTCCCAACTCAGAAACTCATTTCCTTCTTTTGAACCTCCGGCGGAGCTTAGTGTCTTGGGAAGGACAGATTCCAACCTCCTATCTATCTCGGAGTTGTACCACTTGATCACTTCGTAGGGAGTTTCTTTGAACTCCCGCCAACCCCATCCGTTGTGTCTTCCTACTTTATCGTACAGCGGAATCCATTTGTTGTCAACTCCCGCAGAGTTCCCCTTCTCTTCTTTTAGAGCATATTGCTTTGCAGCAATATCGAAAGCGTTGGAAGTTCCTATGTTCCCTATAAGGCGAACCGGAGGTCCGATCTGCTGTTCTGGGCTTACGTTTAGGTGGCGGGAGAAATTGGGGATCTTTCTTCCAGGTCCATTCCCCGGAGTTACAGGAGGCACGAGAGCTTTTGGGTTTCTTTTGTGAGGAGGTCAATAAAAAGGAAATCCTTAATATCATGCATAATAAACTTTGCTGGTTTGAACCTGGTTACCCCTTTTCTAACATAGCGTCGAATTAAGACATTCTCTATATCTGTCATCTCGTCTTGAATGTATTCAAAGCCCACTACTTCCCACGTAGTAGGAAAAGGAAACTCCAAATCTAGATCAGGAGCAATAAGAATCTTTTCGATAAGGACATCTCCTATTTGGAGCTTCCTTTGGCTTCCCTTCTTTCCTACAGAGGTATCTCGTGACTCCGCCGGACCTTTTGGAGTTTTCATCTCTATTCCTGATTCTCGAAGTCCTTAGTAGAGATATCCGCAACACTCAGGATTGCAGTAATGAACCCTTTGACCTCTGTGTAGGAGGTTTTACGGAAGATGTCTCGGGTTATCTCTGGCTGTCCAAATGTCTCCGCGAGAGCGTTAAGGGTATCGAATACAAAGTTCATCTTGTCTTTATTGTCCACGGCAAAGAGGCTGCGTTTGAGATATTCCTCCGCACCTTCTTCCTCTTTCCGTTTGTTGTCCTCTTGCAGCGTAGGCTGGATACGCTTACTCCAGTCATCTACAGTCTCATCTTTCCAAATCGGATACTTTCCGAAGACAGAGTGTTTTAGTTTAAGATCTGTAAGTTTCTCCGCCAGTATATCTATGGAGTCAGGAGTTAGCCTCTCTGTATTCAAAGAGAAAGAGTTCTCTCCGGGGACGCCGGGAGGAGAAAAGAGTTTAAGTTTTAACGTAGCCAATGCAAGTACCTTTAGAGACAAAATCACCTTGGATTCTACCGTGCAAACTTTAATAGGATCATACTCCCATAAATGGGGGATTGACTCCTTTTTGTAGGATAACCTACTAACTAAGGTGGATTACGACAATGTTATCGGAGAAATGGGTCCGAGCGGGGTGTTGTTGATAAGATTCTCGATTGTGTCTTGATAGAAGAGAGTGACATTCACGTTCCTCTGCTCCCAAGAGAAAGTTATGCGGGTGGTCGTAGCCTGATCTTTTCTGTACTGGAGGTTCCTTACCTTTATTGTCCTCAACTGGGGGAAAAAGAAAGAGTCCTGCAAAGTCCCGCCGGGAGCTAGAAGCAGGAGATTGTATGTAAAGTAGTTGTTGGGTGCGTTGATAGTTCCGCCGGTGGGATTGTAATAGAGGCCGCGGGAGAGAAGGCCGGTGGAAAGTCCATCTGCAATGAATTCCAGTTCTACGGTCATCTTATGATTCCCGGTCTGAATATCGTTGTTTAAAACAACCTCGAACTGAGTAGGAAACTCTTCTAAGATCGAAGCCCCGTTGGTACGCAGATCCGTGAGTGCAAACATTGTAGACTCGGAGCCGTAATTGCCTAGATAAGCTCCGGCAAAGGCAAAGAGGGGGATGTTGTTGATCGAGGACAAGGATTACTTCCGGTGCTTCCAATCGATAGAAGCGTGAGGGACTCTCTTTACCTGGAATTCAAGATACTCGACTCCCCGGCGCACAGTTATTTTAACTGTGGAACCTACGGGTCCTCGAACCTCTTCCTTTAGCCCAGCAACCCCCTCTACCCGAACAATTTTGTCTCCCGGACATATCCCTGCAACGTCCGCCGGAGAAGCAATACATACCTTCTGGATACCTTTATGCCAATCCTCTCTGATTCCTATATATCCTTTCTCGTTGGAAACAGTTCCACAGAGGATGGTATTTTGGAGGATGTAAAGAGTTATTATCCAAGTCATCAGCATTTTTAATTACCTTAAGCGGAGGTCGAGATTCGAACTCGATTCTACAGTGTGGAGCACTGCGGCACAGACGTATATACCACATCCGCATCCGGGCGATTATTTAGAGAGCTACTCCCAGGAAACGCGCCAGACTCCTGCTCGGGCTACCGAGATCCGGAGGTGCTACCTCCTTCTTCCTCTGCCTGTTTGAACTGCCTTAGCGGCAAGTTCCAGGATTGCTGAGAAAGTATGTTCCTGCTTCGAAGAAGTACCGCTGATTCGCCAGGCTGGCTCAACGGTAAGCCTTTGTGTTCCGCGACCGCTAGCCGAGAACTGATGTAGCCTCCCGGAAAAGAAGGATTTTAACCTCCGATCTTCTGTCACCTCCGACAGAGCTTTGAACACTAAGCTATTTCCCGGATGTAGTTCTCGAAAAAGGGGACTCGAACCCCTATCTCCCTGCTGAACGCAGGTGCTGTGTCCTACCAGCTCTTTTCAAGAACACGGCCCTTTGTATTCAAATCCCCTTGTTGCGCTGCAAGATCGATTCAGGGAACATAGGACTAACCTACCCTTAAAGTAGATCCTTTCTATTTTTCCGACTGGGCGAACAGGAATAAGGATCAATCAACCTGTTTGCAAAAGGCTCCGAGAGTTTAAAGTTTATCGGAGTCAACTATCGCGCCTTATAAGAGGAATTAAATCCTCAGGTGTATTGGTAGCTGTTGCACCATCGGGCGGTATTCCCTATTTTTATAGTCTTCGGGAGTCAGACTTAAAAAGCACTAACCTAGATTCCTGCTGGGGGTGTCAGTTAGTGAGTCCCACCTCGTTCGTTTCAGACTCTATATTTATACCACACCCCTCGACGGGTGTCAATACCTACGCAGAAACTTTTTTGAGAGCGCCTCCGGGCTCGTATCTCTCCTGTAAAACGGACATCAGAGTGTTCAAAATGTGGAGGTTAGGAACAATCTGTATGTTCGCATTTTTGAACTCTTCGAGGTTTAATCCCAAATACCAGCACGCAAAAGTTGCAATCGCGCCGGAGCGGCTCTTACCTACCATGCAATTTACATGTAAAGTCTGTTCTCCGGGGAGATTCCTATTCTCATCTATAAAGGCAATTATCTCTTCCGCTGTTTTCCTGTCAAACCTTGTGCAAGGCCCAAACCCATCCATCGCCCCACAGTCTACAAACTGTAAAGGAAGTATATTCTTCGTAGGGGTAAACCTTTATATTCTTGATCAATCTATTATTTCTCCTAACAAAAAACTCTCCGGTATTATACAGAGAGTTCTCTGCGGATTGGCTGAGCGAAAGATGTAGGTTACAGGATTACTTTGGATTGGATTTCGGTAGGCATAGAGACTGTGAGGGTGTCAATTGCAACGGCGCTGTAGGTATATCCGATAGGCGCAGTGTCGGTCTTTGTCCAGTTTTCTACGTTCTGGGTCTGGTTCTGAAGCAGTTGTCCTAGATACAGGCGGACTGCCTGAGTTCCGGAGTTATCCGGAGGCATGAGCAGAACCATCGGATTGTTTCCAGTGATCAGCGCAGATGCAGTGTTGATAGACATCTGAGCTTCTTCGTAGATAAATCCGTTGGAAGCTGTGTATTGAACATACGTACCTGCGTTACCTTCGACAACGTTTATGATGTCGTTCGGTAGGAGTTGGAAAGTAATTTCCGCTGTACGGGTTGTAGCAATCGGGAAGTCGGCAGATGTATCTGGACGTACAGTTACCTGAGTTACTTCACGTGTTACTCTTACACCGCCGGTTGTTGGAGATAGAGTAGACTTGCTCCAGCCCACAGCAGAACGCGATCCCAGGACAGGGTCCGAAGATGCAGATTGCAGAAGGGAGGCAGTAAAGTTGCCCGGAGCAGAGAACAGAGGAGAATATCCGAGGAAGTGGTTGAAATCGTAACCTGAATTAGCGTTGTAGTATGCGAACTCATTTAGATTATAGTTGCCGTTTCCTGCCTTTGTGAAAATTGCAATGGCCGGAGTGTTAGAACTCCCGGCGGGGAAGTTTCCTACAGGAATATTTACAAGCAATCCTTGTCCGGTAGACGGAGTAACCGCACCGGAGGCAGAACTGCCTGCCGTTACGGTGTAGCCGTTGTTGACAGAGTCGTGTCCTAAGAACGCCCAGATGACTTGATAGGCAGTTCCCGAGATCAACGGTCCCCGGATGTCATTTGGGATAGAGACAGTAGGAGCCATAGTAGTTACAGTAAACCCTACTCCCGACGCAGACGGCAGAGAAGTAGTAATGGGTTGATAGATGCTAACTCCGGCGACGCCGATGATAAAACTTTGTGAGGGCATTCCCGTACTTCCTTGAATAGAGCTTTCAAGGAAATTTTATCTATGAAACAGTTTTCTACCGGGAGAAGAGAGTCACGTAGTTTGTAATGTACAAAGAAGTGCCTTCTTGAGCATTTATCTCCTCCGCCGCGTCTATATAGAAACAGAAGAGCCAAAACCGGGGATCTATTGAAATATCCTGCTGGATTGCCATCCGAGGAAGGGACCCCCCGCCGGGAAGTGTCTGTAATCCACGGAGAGTGTTGTCCAAGAGATAGCGTATGCGATAGAGAGCATACTTGACAGTCTGTATAGAAGTCTGAGTACGGGGTTTATAAGCTGTGATCTCTATAGGAGTGACCGTGGCTCCCGGAACATCCATACGTAGGGATTCGTCCCGAGAAAGGACCTGCTCCCGTAGTCCTCGCTGTCCGATTACAATATTCCCTGCTGCTTGAGGCCCCTCCGCGCCGGTGCCTAGATCTGCGACAATCAGGGATTGATAGGCGTCCAACGTTAGCGTAGGAGCCCACAATGTCTTGAGAGACTGATAAAGATACGGGGGGACAGAGGAAACTCCCCCACAGAACGTGCCGGGGTTGAGAGCAACAACGGTACTTGCAGCACGATCTATTGTGTCGTTCTGAAGCATATACTGTATGGGAATAGAAGACATAAGATCAGACTCCGGCGGGGTTGTTGTCTATGTTAAATATTGTGAGATTTCCCTGTTGAGTAAGGCTTTTTACAACCCAGCGAGGTTGAAGGTTTATAGCATTTAGCCCATCTATTTCCTGAATTCTCCATCCCGATACAAGGGCATCGTTGTTCTGAGGCTGGAGATTAATCCGGGTCCACATCACTACCTTTTTATTTGACACTCCGAGGGCTTCCGAGAGCTGATCAATAAGACCGCCGGTGGGAGAAGTAGGAGCACACCAATCAAAATAGACATTTGTGTAGACAGAGTTCTGAGTGCCATCCGAACTGTATGACAAATTCACATTCGCGATTCGCGAACTCCGAAAACCTATGCAAGGCATATTGTAATCGTAGTTCAATACAGTAATTGGAGGAAATTCCGAATCCACGGGAACAAGAATGTCTCCGGGCTGGAAATTGAATCTGTTTCCCGTGATTGTGAAGTAGGTTGGGCCTGGAAGGTAAGGGACTGCGTATTTTGGACCTCCGCCGGGGGTGAATTTAAAATTCTGTGTTCCTACAAGCTCCGGAGTCTGATCCACCGCCGTAAAGTCCGGAATTCTGTATATCTGTGCGGAGATTCCGAAAGTATCTGCCAGTAATATGTAGGATTGGTTAAGAAGACAGGGGTTGTAGACCATTACTGACAATACCTGCGAATAGGAGCAAAGATATTTCTCTTCTCCGTGTTTTTGTCTAACTCGTATTCGATCTTGGAGTTTCCGTCGGAAATGGACTTTACGTTGGAAAAGCCGGATGTTTGAAGGATGTAACTCCACTTGAGGACTGCATCCCGTATCTCCCGAGGAATGTAATTGTTTCCTGCAAGGTAACCTAAGTAAAACTGGTTTTGGTAATCGAACGGTTCGTAGTTAAAGAGCTGATCCTGTGCGAAACGAAAGGTCATCCATCCGCTCTGGAAGTCAACTTCGAAGACAGAATTAGATACCCAACTAGCTACAGCAACTGCAAGCTGGATAATCGTAGGCCGGAGAGTATAAGGGTTAAACCAATACTGCACCGGACGATTATCCAACCTTATTGCGTTTGTCTGGAGGGTTGTGTAATATTTGACATAGTAGCAGGAGACAATATTATTCCTGAGGGTTGAGACCAGATCCGCCGAAGACATTGCAAGAAGATCGATGATCTGCACTATGCTCAAAGGTCCGCCGGAGCAGGATTGCAGGAGTTGGTTTGCAAGAGGTGCAAATGCCATCGCATCGGCAACAGTTGTAAGGACAGGGATGTTGTCTATGTAGTAGTTTGTTCCTGTAGTATCCGAGACAACCTCGAAGTCATATTGACATTGGGAGAAGAGGGACATTACATGATCTGTGCGGTTTACATTAAACGCCGCGGAGACGGGATCTGTAATAAGTCCTAGACACCCGGCGAAGAGGTTCCCGGAGGCATACAGAGAAGAGGATATTTGCTGGGTAATAGTTTGAGTAACCAGATACTCAGGCATCCCGGCGGAGATTCCCGTACAAGCAAAAGTAAGTGCAACGTTGAGGGAAGCATTCCAAGAAGTAAGTGAGAATACGGTAGTTCCTGTAGATACAGGACTTGTCATTGTAGACAGGAAATTTATATTTTGAATTGTTCTGTACCTCTGGAATCAGAGGTATTTTAGCGTCTTACTGAGCTTGATCTATCGCCCAAAAGTCCGAAGCAAGTTTAGAATCCAAAATATATTCGTAAGGAAGGGTGAAATATCCTGTTCCGTTTACGCCAATTCCGGTCCCCCAGCTATTTTTCCAGAGGATCTGTTCCACGGAGTCATCATACCCCACAAGGGAGATAGCGTGTCCCCCCAGTAATGTCTCTGAGGCAGCGGGCATTGGAACATTTCCAGACGCAAGGGTTGCAGCGGATTCAAGAGAGCTAAATACGTTAATTCCGCATTGGACAGTTCTTCCATTGACTCCGATGACATGCTTGATCGCGGCAAGAGTTTGAGGGACTTGTTCCGCTTTTGTGACTTTGTTTTTGACCGCATTGAAATCACACCAAAAAGGAGGAGTAATCGACATATTTAATTGCTGCCAATATGGCCATAAACTCTCTACACAAACTCCGCGGGAGGTAAGCACATAAGCCCCATCGGATAAAGCGGCGCCGGAGTCCTGAAACACATACTCCGGGCCCATATGGAGACGTTCGTAGTAATACAAATACTGACGAGAGATGAGTTTACCTGGCAAACCCTGTGCAACTAGAGCTTGCCAATATCCATTCTTCCAAGCCTCAGCCGTACAGTCCCCTTCTGACTGCTGATTGTCCATAATCGCACAAGATGATTGAACACTGGACTTCACCGGGGCTTCCGTATCTACTCCCTCCGCGGGGAGACTCAAAGTACAGGAAGTACGAATAGGTCTGTTCTCTATCCTACAGGTGTACTTGTGAAGAGGTTCTTTCTTCTTGAGGATATTGAAAAGGAACATATATCTACTCTCGGCGTGTCTACAGAGAGTATTCTAACTAAGCCAGAGGTGAGCTTCGAACTCACAATCTCTCCATTACAAGTGGAGTGCATATCCTATTCTGCTTCTCCGGCGTGTCCTAGATCTTTGATCCCGTAAGGGAAGTCCAGAAATCCTTGCAGGACTGAACTAAATTCCCTAACATTCCCTTAGGCTCTGGAATCGTTACGACTTCGCCGGAGGTGTAAGTAGCATTCCTTTCTTCTAAATATTCCATACGAATGTAGTCAGGCATAAAAGTTTCCTTTGCAGCCTCGAATCCTATGGAGGAGAAATAGGATCTAAGTGTAGCTACCAGCCAGTTATTCCTTTCTTCATAGTCCAAAGGCTTGAAATTGGCCTCTGTTTTGAGGCGGAGGTATATCTCTGATATTTTCTCCGGAATAAGGGAAACAAGCAGAGAATCCACAAAATGTTCTCTGATTTTCTTATCAGAGAACAGATCCTCAAAAAATTCTTTCTCTATCTTATTCACAACGGTATGTGTCGCTCCATTTATAATTTTGTAGGATAAACTCCGCGCAGCTTCCATGAGAGACCGCCGGAGGTATGTACCACTTCGTCCTAAACCGGTTAAGATGATTTACCAACGAAGCCATATTGTATGCACCCGTAGTAGATATCTTATCCTCCGTCCGGCCTCCTTCGTGATGTACGGGAATTTCGGATTGTTCGCAGGGCAGTCCTGCAAGACAAGCCCGGACACAGTAATCGTCGTCCTCGAAACTCGCCTCGAATGTCTTCTCGTCGAAGAACCCTATCTTAGAGAATGCGTACTTTGATATCCATATGCAGAAGGCAGCAAATTTGTTTGTAGGCTCCATTCCTTCCCACTTCTCTCCGCGACAGGGGCACGGGAGTTGTACCATCTGGTTAAGCTTCGTGAACTTGGCCTGCACAGTTCCTTCAACATCTATAGGCTTCGGGGAGGCAATTCCAGAATTTATTACCTTCTCCAGAAGACTCCTATGCGGAAGAGCACAGTCTTGATTTATACAGAAAGCTGCAAGATGAAGGTCATTGTATGCCTTCCGTAATCCTCGGTTTGCATTTGCAGCAAAGTTCAGATTCTTATCCCCACGGTGTATGAGGGAAATAAGGCGTAGATCGGAGAACTCCGTTTCGAAGAAGGTCACGAAGTCCGCAGAGCAATTGTCGTAACAAACAATCACCGGGCAACTGTATTTGCCCCATCGAATAGACGTCAAGAGTGTGTTAAGAAGGTTCCTGCACTCCGGCACAGTCTCGCAAGCAGGAATTACAATTGCGTAAGTATCTTCTTTGTCTGTCATCGTAACATCCTAGCATGAGAAAGAGTTTATGTCAATATCAGAAGAACCTCTTTCAAGGTTCCTCCGGGCGCTACTTTGTTTTCTTGGACTCCGGCGGAGTTTCCGCAGAAGAGAGAGACTCCAGGTCGTCCTTGGACATTTGGTAGTATTCTCTCCGATTACGGATGTCCTCCATGGTCTTTTCCCACTCTGATCCGAGTTCTTTAAGCTCGGCGGGAGTAAGGCGAAGACCCATTTCGTGGAAAGAGACTTCAGGATCAATCTTCCGAAGATTCAAGAAAATTCTCTTTGCGGTTTCCTTTTCTTCCTTGGGAATCCAAATCCATCCCTTTTCATCTGTTCGGTATTGATAGACTCCGGGAGTCAGGTGGTTGGTCGTGTGAAGGAACTTTGCAACTCCGCAAAGGTGGTTTGCCATCCCTTCCCTCTTCATTTCTTCGCGAAGCGCTGGCCCCTGTTTTCGGGTAAGTTCTGCGAACTCCGGGTCGGCGGTGAGATTCATATCTACCCAGTTCCTACCTGTATTAGGCATACCTAGCCCCGCTTCCGTTGCACGGGTCACGGTGTTGATAATGTAGTGGTCGGAAGGGATTTTTCCTTTTTTATTTGACATTACTGCTGTACTCAAAATCGAGTCCTATAGAGGGGATAAGCCGGGGGTGTTGACAGAACATCTGCTGTGACTTATTCTACCGTAAGGTCATCTACAAAGAAAGTTTGGAGAAAAAAGAACAATATGCTGGATAGCAAACATCCTGATTTTTGGGTACGGTTGAAGAAAGAGTTCAATTGGAATGAGGCTATGGGATGTTTTTCCTACATTATAGGCCCTAATACCAAAGCTTTTTGTGAGCAAAATAGCATTTATCTTGGAAACTGTATGTTTTGTATTGAGAAAAATCACAAAGCTAGAAAACCCCATCTCAATGCCATAGATGTAGCATTTCCTTCTTGATGTTTCTTAAAGTGCCGAGAAGAGTCAATGTCTTTTAAAAATATTCCTAACAAAAAACTCCCCGTAGGGAGTATCTTGCGTGGGTGACCGTAGACAGGAAATCCTTACGGATTAGTTATTGAGGTTAGTTACAACCGACCGAGTTTCCCGGAGGTTATCCAGGAGGGTGAATCCGTCGAAAACATACAGGAGGGTAGTCAGAGCCGGAGTTGGACGTTCGATTGCCCAAGGACCATACTGACCGTTGATCTGGAACTTACCTAGTTGAGGTTGGGTAGGATCGAAGAAGATCGCGGTGTTGCCAGGGAGCAACGGATCAAATATAAACAGAACGCTCATACCGGGATCGGGCTGATAAGCCTTCATCTGATTTGGCGCAATTCCTACTTGAGCGAAGCGGGCACGAAGCTCACTCTGCTCGTTCAAGAACGTCTCCGCGTTGGTTCCAGGATATCTTGCAATCATCAAATCACGGATCTTGGAGATCTGACTTGAAGGGCACAAGCAAACCAACGGAACGTTGTAGGACACACCTTCTGGGTTTGCAGCATTTGCAATCGCATCCACAGATTGCTGGATAATTGCGTTTGTGAAATCCGAAGGAACAGATAGATTAAAGTTGTACAGGTTGGATCTATTTATGAATCCGCCTGGCTGCGGGGGAGTAATGGAAGCTTCGTTAACAACTTCGTAGTTGAAGAGCAGGTATTTCGACATCGCTCTGCGAATACGGGTTACTTCGAACTCGATCTCCTGCTGAACAATGTCTACCGGTTGAACAGGAGACTGAGCTGCAAGTTCTTGACCGATCAAACGGATGTTGAGCTGGTTACCCAAGAATCCTAAAGTATTGCTTCTTTGCGGATAGTTGGACTGAGCTTCTGGAGCAAACTGATCTTGGTTGAGAGACAGCCATTGAGCAGTCTGTTGACCGAGTCTACGTTCCCGTAAACGGACTTGGAAGTCGGTGACGCGTTGGACGGAGTTAGCTTCTACTACGTTAAGGAATACTGTCTGACCGTTACGCAGCTCTCCCATCTTGTCAGCGAGAGATACAAGACGCAAGCTGTTTAGATCCGTGGATTTCAGATCCTTGGTAATGACTCCCATTACATATTCTTTGGACTGAGCGGTGTTAACCGAACGGTCGCGGGGATCTGGAACATCCATGAGCAAAGCCTTTTCCAGGTTCAGCTTATTCTGCTCCATTCTCTTGTTGGCAATGGCTGTGATTTCTGGGGCCGGAGCAGTACCGGTAAGCTGATGCTTCTTGGCAATCAACCCGTCTAGGGCATCCCAAACGCCTTTAATATCGGCTGTTGCTGTCATTCTTACTGTTGACCTCCAGAGTCATTGTTGTCTGAGCCAAATACTTCTTGGACCCAGTATTTTGTGGATTTTTGGAGAGCATTCTCCCGCGCAAGGTTGTCCTGAGACAACTGCTTACGAATAGTTTCCGTAGATACGGACATACCTACTTCCAACATCTTATGAATTTCTACCAGCGCCTGTGCAAATTTCACAAGTATTGCGTCGTTTTCTTCCTTGTTGGTAGTTAGTTCCTTCTGAATAGACTCAGAAGCGCCGGAGAAAGACTTCATCAACCCATGCATGGCATCGCACTTGCTGTGAACATCTTCTAATTTACGCCCGATGTCCCCGCAGGTGTCGTGAACTTGCTGCAAAGTACCGAACATCTTGGCAACATCGTTTTTCAAATTCTCGTGAGCTTGATGGACTTCCCCAATCATCTTGGAATGGGCATCCATCTTGTCGTGCATCGCACCAAAACCCTTATTCATTCCTGGTTCTTCACCGGGATTCTCTTTAGGCATGTCTTCGGCAGATTTTGCAGTTCCAGGAACTACCGGGTCATCCAAGGTTCCAGCAGACTGTGGATCGACTGCCGTTTGAGGCATCAAATTTTCTTTCTCCGCCGGAGTAACTTCTTTAGTAGACAATTCAACAGTTCCTTTAGTATTGGTCTCGGAAGAAATTCTATCTAACAGTCTCTTTTCGGTTGTCGGGAGAATGGAATCTAAGAGACTATGAACTCCTTTTATCCTCGCGTTGCGTTGCATAGGGACTCCTACAATGGACACTTCGTAAACATCTGACACCCCGGAGTATTGGAGAACTACCGGAGTTCCTAAAGGAGTTGTCTCTCCTGGTTGGTGAGGGCACGTCTCCGAAGACATGGAAATCTTGCAAACGGAGCAGAGCATACAATCCGGAGAAGATGCAAATCCCACGGATACCTTACAGAAGATTCCGGATTTGATTGCATCAACAACCCATTTGTTAGCGTCTGTGTTGGGAACAAATGCCCGGAGTACAAGCTCGCCGGAGTCATTTCTTCCGGAGAGAATCTTTCCTACAATATTCCTAGCCGACCAATCATGATCTAAAAGTAAAGGCATCCCTTTGTAAAGAAGAGCGAGCTGATCTAAGGAAGGAGAAAGGAACTGTTCATTCCCTCTGTCAACGTCCGAGTCGGCTGCAACAACGTCGCAGCATATACTTCCGTCGGGTATCCAATCTGATCCTAGAAGTGCTCTATCCTCTCCGGTTATGTCAAAGGAAGATTTTCTACTCCCGCCGCTTCCTAAGCTCACGGAGTTTATGTCTTTCTGAACTTCTGCTTTTCCTATCTGGAAGTTCTTGACAACAGAAACTGTTCCGTTGTCGAGGGCCTTGAAATGTCCCAATCCTTTTCTATTTAGGATCTTTTGGCACTCCGGCGCGGAGTATGAGTTTGACCGAGAGTTAGGTAACACCGGCGGAAGAGCACGGGGACCTTCCAAAGGATCGATTCTGTAGAGAGCAGACATCTTGAGGGAAGTAACAGTATCGGTTTTACTCCATCCCTCCCCGGAGTCGTTTCTGTAAATACGAGTTTGACAGACAGGATCTTCTTCTGTTGCAATCATTGCAAGACTGTTGCCGGAGTCAGGAATGTTCACCTGTCCTGCAAAAACAATACTTTCCACCTGCCCGAAGGATCTTCCTAGGGGAGAAGCCCAGGATACGAAGTCTCCTACTTTCACAGGATAGAACTGATCCAGAGTATGCGGTGGAGTGTTCCCCAGATCCTTACTCCCCGCAACTTCGTCGGAAGAAGATATCTGCGACTCATCGCCGGAGTAAACTGTAGGATACTTCTCTGTATCCATATCGGAATATGTAGGAAAATTAGGATGATCCAACTGTTCCATAAGATCGGCATCCATAGTTTTGGGTGCAGACTTACGGGCATTGTCTGGAATCCCAGTTGCGTTAGGATCAATCGTTCCTACAAGCGTATTCGGCTCTCCCGGAGAAGGGGGAACAAGCGGGGAGTTGTCAATGGGAAGAACTACGTTGTCGTTTCCATCCAACTCTACTTCTTTGGATTTGGATTCGGAAGATTTTTCTCCGGCGTCGATTGCGCGGAGAAGAGATACAAGTTTCTCGATTATGTCCTGAACAATGCCTTCCAGAACTTCCGGATCTGCACCTTTAACCGCATCGTGAGTTACCGGAGTAGAGACCAGAGAAAGAGCAGAGAGAGCTTTGCTCCTCTTTTCTTCAACCGACAAGGCGCCGGAGACCTCGTATATAAGATCTTCTACTTCTTTTCTGGATATCAAAACAAAAATACTCCCGCGGATTCAGGAGTATTTTAACTTTCTTAATTTATTTACAGGAAGACTACGATTTGGGATTTTAAATCCCGCCGTTAAGACACTTCGGCACTAATCCCTATTCGAACAAATCTATGGAATTTTCCAGTATCCTCCGGAGCTGAGGAGACATACCGAACCTATCTGCGTTCTTCTCTATACTCTTCCGGAGATTACCGTCATACTGTCTCTTGCTAGAAGCATACCAATCCGACAGCATTTCTGCAATATCTACGATATTCATATCATCTATCCCAGACTTATGTGCCTCCGGGTGGTGACGGTTATTGCAGTAATGGTGGGTGATTGCCGTTTGGAACTCCGCGGAGTTCAACTGAGCATAATACTCCGGAGAGCCAAATGTAAGCCTTGCCAACTTAGGAGTAAATTCTGTGAAGGCTTCTACCTCCGGCGATGTCAGCTTACTTGCATCGTGTTTGTCTGCCCTATCCAAAAGTTCTTTGATCATGCTGTGAAGACCTCGGGCAACAAGATGGATGTGTTCCATCGTTTTGAAGTTACAAGCTTGTTCTTCCAGTGTTAGTTTCTCAGACATACTTTGCCTACTTTATAGACTTCAAGAGAGTTACAAAGTCAACCAAACTCCGTACTCCTTCTTCGATATCCGCTTCACAAGGCTTGGAGATCAGCATGAGGCTGTGTTTCAAATTCCCTTTTACAAGATCCAGCATTCCTGAGTCCAGATCAAGAATTCTTGCTATGAGTCTGGACGGGTCAAACACCGGCTCGGCTGGCATTTTCTTGTCCGGAGTTTGCTCTAGAGTAAGTTTATATAAAACATCCAAATCTGTTCCTAGGTTCTCCAAAACACGAGCAGAAACTCCCTCTGTCTCTCGGAGTAAGCCTAAAAGAATAGTAGGCGGGGATATGTAATTGTGTCCTATTTTCCTTGCTTCTTCCCAAGCATTACTAAGAACACGCTTGGCTCTGGGCGTAAAAGGAATCTCTCTTGCAACAAACCCACTGCCTCGACCTACGATCTTTTCTATTTCTGTGCGTGCATCCAAAAGACGGACGCCTAAGCTCCGCAAAAGCTTTGCCGGTGCTCCTCCTTCTCCTATAATTCCTAGAAGGATCTGCTCTGTACCTACAAAATTATGTCCAAGTCTCCTCGCCTCTTCTTGAGAAAGCATTACAACTTTTATAGCCTGAGCATCAAACCTCTCAAACATATGTCATTTCCTTGTGTTCGATAATAGGTTTTTGTATATACCCACTAATGCAATCCCTGTGCTGCGCGGATAGTATCCCGGATAACAGGAACTTGGAGGTAAGTATCGATGTCGTGAAAGAAAAATCCTCCGTCCGCCGGAGTCCATGGATTTACGACCTGGATATCCTGTATAGGGTAAACAAAGGAAGGATTTGTCTCCGGACCGAGCTTGTCCTGTTTTACAGGGTACAGAGAAGATATCTTATGTACTGCTGCAACAAGATCTCGGATGTCGTTGAAGTTCTCCCACTTCCAAACATTCTTGGGAATGTGCAGCTTGGGAATACTGTTTGCAGTTCTTAACTCCGCCCGCATCTGCTCTAAACCTAGGGGGCTTCCGATAGTAATAAGGTTTGTGAAGTTAACTACGGGAAGCGCCGGAGCTGTTCCCAATTCCATTTTGAGGAGACATTCGTAAGCAATTACCGTACCTTGGGAGTGGGAAATAATGCATACGTCGTCTCCGGGGGACATTGCCGCAATACAGGAAAAGAATCTCTGCTGTATTTCCGCCCGGAGTTCCTCGTTGTAAAAGTAGTTGTAGCAGTCCTTGAGGAGAGAATTGTTTGTGGCAGCTTTGTAGACCCCATCTTCTATCTTGTCTCCCCAAGAAGTTCGGAGTGTTTTCTTTTCTTGAGCAGAAGATAAATCTCCCCAGAACGCCGCGGAGACACGGGTTGTAGGTTTTATATATCCTTGGGGGTTAAAACACCAATCCTTTATAAGGACCTCGGCAGAGGAATCTGTTTCGAGGATACCGTGGACCAAAACTATCTGCATTGTCATCTTTCTATAGGCTCCCACGCCTTAAATCCAAGGACTTTTAAAGCGCTCAATAAACTATATGCACCCTCTGCAGCCCCGCCGGTGTCTCCTATTTCTAGGAGGTACATCCAGTTTTCTACGATATCCCTTGCTTCTGCGTATACTTCCAACATTTAATCTTCGTCCCCCAATTCAGGGTAAAACCCCAAAACAGCTAAAGCTTCCAGCAATTCCTCAACGTCATCCATCATTACTTGAGGGTCACTTGCTCCCAACCCTTCTCCGGAATAGGAATTAACGAACTCCTGTACCCTGTCCTTAGCATCTCTTTTATTTTTCCTGAGACGAGACTGTGTTCTGGAGTTTGTCATTTTCCATCCTCTTTTTCGTCATCCGGAATCTCCCTGTCTAACGAAGGTAATCTAGAATAGGGTGGGAAAGGATATGTAAGGCCAACTCTTCCGAGATGGGCTCGCCGGGAGTGAGGACAAGGCCGGGTTTCTTAGGAATTGCACAGTAAAAGCCGTCTCCGGGCTTATCCAATTCTCTATTCTTGATCTTAAGCCTTACCTGAAGGTAATTGTCGCTAAGGTGATTACTCGGATGATCTGAAACGAACACGATCTCTACATCTTCTCTCGGAACAGGGAGTTTTATATTCTCTACTTCTAGCTTATGCGCAGAAAGAGCGTCGTCTCCTCGACGAAGGAGATCTTTCCCTTTTTCCATCAAAAGATCTACATTATCTTCCTGTCCAGAAAGATACTCCTGAATGGCACTGTTCTTAGTCTGTAACTCCTCCCGGAGTCTTACAAGATCTCTTTCCTGTTTGACCGCGAACCCTACTGCAATTACAAGGGCAACGGTTACTATTACAAGTACTATCTCCAATTTATCTCCTCTTCCTGCCTACAGAATTTTACAAGTTCTTCTGTAAGGTGTTCGGAAAACATCTGTTGGACTCCCGCCGGTGCAATACTCTAAAGATAACATATGTGTTCGAGTGCAGAGATATACCGGAGAATCTGTTCCTATGTTTCTCGCTTCCAAAAACAGAGTAACACAGACACCCGCCCGGTGTCAAGTATTTCTACGAAGCAGCCACAATGGGGATGTTAAACTGTACAAAGTATGCAAGGAGAGTGGCCTGAACCGCCGGAGTAAGCCAAGTACTACCGTATGTCTCTACGGCATCGTTGTATTCCTGCTGAGCATAGGTAATTCCTGTTGCGAGAAGAGTCGCACATAGACCCCCGAGTCCAGTTCTTATTTGTGCATTGAAGGTAGGTTCTGTCTTTACAGCGGCTATAAGTCCTGCAATGTTAGGCACTGGAGGAGGAGTTTGATTCCAATCGAAACTCTCGGCGGCAGTAAGTATCTGTGCCTGTACAGAAAGATCTGTTCCTTCTACATATATGAGACCGTAAGGACCTGGATCTACACAGTTAGGATCTCCATTGCATCCTACACATCCGGAAGCCGTATAAGTATTCAAAAATAAAATTTGTGAGTATGCGGACATTAGCAAAACACATTCCCTAACATATAGCAGTTATATCCGTCCGAGGGACCAGCACTATTTACTTGTCCCGTACCTCCATAAAAAGTAGCAGTTCCGGAGTCAGTGGCTGCTTGTAGATTTTGAAAATAGTGAAAACCCACTAAGTTAGTGCTGACAGAAGCGTTTAGAGGTCCTCCGGGATAACTATAGCCAAATACTACACTCTTTGCAGTAGAAACAGATACGCTATCTAAAGCTAATCCTAAAAGTCCGGAGAAAATATTTCCTTGATTACTCATAAACATATTTACTTTAGTTTCTATATTTACCGGTGTGGGTATAGTACAAAAGACTATTACTCTCTGAGTGCCGATAGTTGTAGAGCCATTCATAGTACTCCATGAAGCACTGCTTGTAGACCAATTTGAAGATGTTTCTACAGCACTTAAGATTTTATGAATAGGATTATAGATATTACTTATACATCTAGCTCCTGGCCAGTCTTGGGTAGATGAAGCGGAGGGGCAATATATACCTCCTACAATAAGTTCTGTGTGCCCGGAGTCAGCATATATCTGTCCGTTAAGAGAGTAGGTAGTAGAGGGAGTTGTATTATTTGTCCAAGCCGCTGTTCCTAGACTTATAGAACTTGTTCCGGCGGATTTTACATATACCCAATATGCCGAGGCAGAAGTGGAGAGAGCTAGAGAAGCTTCAGAAAAGGTTTGAGTAGTTCCTCCGATTGTTACCACATTGGATGTATAAGGCCCGTAGTATATTGTTGAATTGCCTCCGGAGGCTCCGTCTACAAGCGGAGATCCAGATACAAGATATATTCTTCCTCCAACCTCGCCAGAAGGAATTATGCTGCCAGAACCAGGAGTCCAATTTTCAGTTGCTGAACTGTAGATTAGCGTTTGTCCATTTGTAGGGGTGCCGCCAGCCGATGCTAATTCATTAAGTGCATTCTGTGCTGAAGTCCATACTGGAAGAGTTCCATTACTAATTAAGAAAGAGTTAGTAGCACCAATAGCTAATCCAGCAATTTGATTATTTGCAGAAGCATAAATTAAATCACCTTTAGTATCTGTAGAAGGCCATGTATTAGTTGTAAAAGATGGAGCACTTGTTCCATTAGATTGTAATAGTTGTCCGGAAGATCCAGCAGATGAATAAACAGGAATACTTGAAGCACAGCTTAAAACTCCACCATTAGTTGGGGCTAATCCACTTAAAGCTGTTGTACTAGAAGCATATACTAACGCTCCGGAAGTATAAGTAGAGCTTCCACCAAGACTTACAGAAACTGTAGGTGAGGTTGTTATATTACCTCCTCCAGTTAATCCATTTCCAGCAGTTAATGTTAAAGCATTAAACCCAGGAGCAGCAGAACTTCCAGAAGTATTACAATAAACTGTATGCGCAGAGGCGTTAGTTAGACTAAATGAAATAGTATTTCCAGAAGTAGAAGTAGTGAATAAAGGAGTTAAGTTACCTGCTCCAGTTACAATACTTGATGGATTTAAGGTGAACTGCGTGTAAGTAAGAACACTTGTTCCTACAGTAGCTACGGTAGAAGTTAGCAACCAACTCGTATCAGCATTTACCGTTCCCGAAACAACAGGTATTGCGCCGGTGTTGTTTATATCTGAGGGCTGATCGTAATCCACAGCCCGTGTGAGTATAGGAGGTAATCCAACAGTTTGGAGTTGGGTTAAAGTGTAGATTCCATTGTATGCTCCAGGATTCCCACTTTGAGTGTCGTTCTTTACAAGAACACGTTGGTTTAACGACGTTAAGGTTACCCCATCGAAGGTCAGAGCAGTATTTGTCGATCCAGTGAAAGTGGCTCCGACCCCGGAGACTCCGTTGTTGTAAGTAAGTCCTGAGGTGTCAGAAGAGGAAACGGTTGCAACTTGTACGGCAACAGCGGGATTTACTCCTGCAATTGCATTTGCAACAGCAGTTGTAACGTAAGAGGTTGTTGCAATCTTTGTTGAATTATCTGTGCTACTTTGGGTAGTAGTGGTAGGCGACCCAGGCAGGGCAGCGGAGTTCGCAATAGACGCTACAACAGCTCCTGTAGAAGGAGAAATTGTAAGGGTTCCATCTGAGTTGCTTACACTTGTTACAGGATAAGAAGGAGAAGGAACATTGATCTGGAGCGTAGCTCCATTGTTGACCACGGTCGTGTTTGTTCCCGAAACCAAGGGAATGTCATTTCCTGTGAGTCCTCTATATCCAGGACTTCCCGCAGCTCCGGCCGAGGGTCCTGCCCACAGTGTTGTAGAAGAAGCATTTACAAGACTGACTGCTAGAGTCCCCGCTCCTGTAATGGGCGATCCTGTGAGCGAAAGAAGAGCAGGAGGAACAGACATTGCAACAGAAGTAACGGTTCCCGAACTCCCGCCGGAGGGGGCAGAAGCTGTTATTGTAAGAGTAGACCCGTTGTTTGTAAGTTGGATATCTGAACCGGCAACAAGTACCCCAACAAGATCGTTTCCTGTAAGAGCACGAAATCCTGGAATTCCTGAACCGGCAGAAGGAGCAGCCATAAAAAGGTTGGCAGACTCACTATTCCATCCTAACTGAACAGTACCTGATCCTGTTATAGGATTTCCTGCTGAAGACATCTCCGGAGTGCCGTGAACGGTTACAGAGGTCACTGTGCCCCCAAGGGCATTAGGAACGTTGACCTGGATTGTAGAACCGTTGTTGACCACAGAAGAGTTTGTTCCTGAGATCAGGACTCCGGAGAGGTCATTGCCGGTAACTCCTCCGAAAGTGGGGGCAGCATTTGCTCCGGCGGAAGGACCTCGAAGAAATGTTCCGCAAGCTTGCGGAGTTAGAGTAAAAGATATCGCCGGAGTGGAAGAAGCATTTGCAACCGTTGTAGAGAACAGCGGAGAAAGAGAAGTACAGGAGACCGAAGCTACTGTCCCGGAGGAAGAAGAAGTAGCTGTAGAAGAAACAAGGATGGCAGAGCCCTGGTTGACAAGAGTGATTCCAGATCCCGCAATCAAGGCATTTACAATATCGTTTCCTACAATCCCTCTGAATGTAGGTCCTGCGGAGGAGCCGGAAGCGGGGCCGACAAAGAATAGATTTGCATTTTCGTTTGCAAGAGTTACATTAAAACTCCCCGAGCCTGTGATTGGGTTTGTTCCTCCTACTGTGAAGATAGAAGGCATAGAAAGCCCTACTGAAAACACCGTGCCGGAGTTAACCGTTGCAATCAACAGCGCTGAGCCGTTAGAAGTAAGAGTTATATTGTTTCCGGCTTCGAGAGCGGATGTCAGATCTGGACCCAAGAGAGCCCTAAAGGAAGGATTGCCCGCTCCTCCGGAGGGAGAGGCGTATATAAGATTCCCGTTTTGGGATATTTGAGAGAAAGTAAGAGCAGGAGTGGAATTGGGATTTGCAACAGAAGTGGTAAATAATTGCTGAAGATTACCCGCGGAAAACGAAGTAACACTGCCGGTTCCTGAACCAGAAACCGTATTCAAAACTGTGCAAAGTCCGCCGCTTACATTTATTGCAATACCGACGCCCGGAGTTAGTACAGAAGAGTTGGGAAGACCAGCATCCGATTGTGTGAGGACATAGTAGCCATCAACATCTGCTCCCCCGCCTCCAGAAGAACCCGAAGTGCCGCCAAAAAGGGGGTATCCGTTGTAAAATCCGTACATTTATACCTCCGGCGGTTAATATAAGTCCGCGTTAAGGTAGATCTTGACAGGGTGAGCGGAATCTAGGTTCACTATCTGCATCCTCATCCAGCTTGTCCAAATCATATTCACAGCATTCAGATAGAAGGCGGTTGTAGTAGAAGTTCCTGCGGAAGAGTTCGCCGGAGGGTTAGCAATTGCACTCCCTCCGGATTGGTTAAGAACCGGAGCATAGTTGGTAGAAAATTGCGGAACTGTAGAGACGTTTGCAGACGCAGGGTTAGAAAGGACATAAGGAATAGGAAGTTTGATCTCCGCGGGATCTGCCGCTCCCCAACCCGGATAGAGGTTAACTGCAATACCTGTTGTAGATCCACATCCTGACGGCCAGGTTTGGTTCAAGAAGAACTTTATATCGTCTAGACTGTTTAGGCGAATATCTATGTTAGCCGTAGCAGAAGAAGTAAGTGTCACGGGGGCTGCGGGAGAAATGACGTATGTGTTTATCAACTTACTTCTTCTCCGGCGCGAGGTTTACAGTAGGGGAAACAAGGCCGGGAGCTATCACTCCGGCTTCCTCTAGATCTCTCATCATCGTTTCTATGGAAGAGAGCACAGAGGATTTTTCCTCCGCAACCTTCTTGAGAATCTGCGGTTCCTGTTTGCTTCCTTTATGGACCTTACGGTTAAAACTTTTCACTCTGTCTTTCTGCTCCCGGCGAGATTCAGGTTTATTTTAACCTTGCAGGAAGTACCTGCAAAATTGTGCGCTTTAAAGCACGTAAAGTAGGATAAGATGCTCGTAATCGACAGTTAGCTTCGCCCTACCAAAATCGTATGTCGCGAGGATGGTAGACAACAAGGTCTTTCCTTCCCTCGTAGTCGTTAACATATAGACGTTGCTTGGGGCCTACAGCCTTTTGGAGATATTCCTCTACTTTTGCAAGATCCTTGTTGGAAGCAGCATTGCCTGCGTTCTTGAGCAGAGCAGCTTTGTTAGCCACATTTCCTATGAACTCGGCTCCGTCTGGACCTCCTAACGCTTCCCAATGCAGGATACGTGTACGAAATTCATCTACGGTAATAGAGTTGCAGGACATTTGAGCAATGTTTGCTCCGAACTCCGCCGCGGATAGGCAAATTGAGGAATATTCGCCGGAGTACTTCATTTGAACTCCGTCTATTTCCAGATAATTTCTCATCACAATGGAATTAATATAATTGAACATAATGTTTGTAATGTAGTAACGCCAATTATCATCTGCAAGCTGCTCTGAATCCTCTACAGCCTGTTTGTTTTCGTATTGGGTAGTTGTGTGAATCCCAACTCTCCTTGGGCTCACTCCGAGGAGTTGAGAGACCTTGATCGCAGTACGATCGGAGGTTTCCTTGTAAGGACCTTCTAGATCCTTCGGATTTGTAATGGGGTACACGCCCTTTACATTGGGGAGAAAGGTAAGTTGGTTTGCTCCGCGGACGCCTGAGTATTGGCGAGCAAACATTTCGTAAACCTGCTGGGAGAAGTGCAGTTGCACTTCAGGATTCAAAGCATGAACATCGCCGGAGTCCGTTTGAGAAGCAGTGTCGCCCAGGGACACAATTGCCCTTACCAGTCCACCCTTTTGGAACATCATGTTAGCGTATATAGAAGCATATAGATCCGCTTCCACATCTACAACAACAGATGTTAGTTGGGGATTTCCAAGCTGAAGACTACGCAGATTGTAAGTCTTGAGGTGGTCTATTTCTCCGAGGTTGAAGTAGAAACGCTTGTTTCCGATAATATACTCCCACCCTAAGACGTAATCTCCATAGGTATCTAGAATAGGGAGGATCTTCTCCGGAAGCAAGATTTGAATTCCACGGAGACCTCCTAAAAGGTTTCTATCTCTGTCCAGCCAAACATTCCCGTACACATTCAACATGTCTGAGCCGTTGAGGAGGAGATCATCTACATAGAGATCGTTAAGTGCAACATAGGCTTTTTTTATAAGCTTCTTGGATACTCCCTCCGGAGCTACCAGTACCCACCCATCTCTTGCAACGTCGCAACGAAACCGGGAGCGGGCCAGGAGTGTTGCCCAGTGATTGTTACCTATGAAACTGTAGACCGCAAAAGGATTAGGATAGAGCTTCCTCAAGACACTCCCGGCGGGTTCGTAGCCCAGGATAGAGGTAGAGGAATTGATAAGGGGAAAACCTTTGGATATACCCCCCGCCGGCGTTCCTTTCTTTGCAAGAGCGGAGGATACAGCCCTGTCTATCGTAGATTCTAAACGGGCTTGATTGCGAAAAGCATCCATAACATCCGTATAGACGCCGGTGTCGTACTTCTTTTCGATCTCGGAAATTATGAAATTCCGCTGAGACACAGGAAGAAGATTTAGGATCGCCTCTTCACGAGTTACAAATCCCAGATCCACCGCGGCTTCGTTGAGTGCAACAGGATCTTCCTTGAAAACCTTTTTCTGTTCCTTACTTAACCCCGCCGGAGTTTTGGATTTACCTTTCTTCTTTTTCTTGGGCACAGAGAAGTCCTACAGAGTTTTCTCCCTTATTCTACATAGAGAAAACAAAAACCCTTTGGAGAAAGGGTTTTTGAGGGAAGGAGAAACAGAGGAGAAAAGGAACTGTTACGCTACGCAGTTATCGAGAACATACCTGAACCTACAAGGTTTGTAGGAGGGTTGAGTGTATCGAAGGAGTTGGTAACTCCGGAGGCGTAGGCGTTCTTTCCGCTTCGGACGTTTACAGCGTCGTCGGCATTAGGAACAAGGAATCCTACGTCCAAGACTGCAAGTTGATTGATCTGACATCCTGAGGTTGCAAAGCTTACGTTGAAGTAAGGAGTTGTAGGTTGTCCAGGTGAGGGGTTGGTCGTAGCAGTCAACGCAGCAGAAGGAATTTCTACCAACGTCCAAACAGGGTTTGTAGGAGTAACATACACAATCGAGGTGGTTGTAATACCCGTCAAGTTTGAACCAGTATTAATCGCAGCCGAAGCAGTTCCGGATACCAAGGAACAAAGTAAGAATAGATTTTCCGAATACGGAACTTGGAAAGTGTTGGAGGTACATGACGCAGTAAGCACAACGGCTCCCGGTACATAGGTTGCAGGAAGACCAGTTCCGGATGCGACCAGCAAGGGATTCACGTTTGCACTGGCTGAGGCATTAAGCAGGTCCTGGGCTGTCACCCAATTTCCCACAATATCGCATTGGCCGAGAGGATTTGACATTTAAAGATTTTCTCCCTTAGAAAAGGTCGCGGTGTTCGAGGGAAATTGTATCTGAGGGTTTGTTTCCTGACAGAACACATATTCCCGCGTGAGAATACAGGGCAAAACAGGAATATCTTTACACCGGACCGAAGTAATCCGCAAAAGGAAGGTTAAAGCCCTCGTCGCCGGGGGAGATTCCCCCCAGATGTGTCAATATATTCTGTATAGACCACGGTTGAGAAAGAAGAGGGTGTTTGTAATCGGCAGCGAACTCCTCTTCGATCTTCTTTGTGTCTCGAAGAACGAGGCGATTTAGATCAATATCACAATACTTCTCTCCTCCGGCGAACTCTTTCCCGCAACAAGGGC